GGATAGAACCCCTCGTAAGGCTCAGGCCCGGCTATACGGAAATTGCAATTGATCTCAGACTCCACAAGAAACTGAGGTATGCCATAGAAGTATAGGAAGAAACGACCGCTAAGATACATATCTCCGGTCTTGCAAACCATCTCATAAGCGCTCTTCCGGCTAGGGAAAGAGTATAGCGATCCGGTATCCGTATCGGTCTTATTAAGATAATCCTCCCCGGTATCGTAATTGACGAAATAACGGGGATACCCGATGTTTCGATAATCGTAATAAGGGAATGGTATCATGTCTCCCTGACCAAACTGAGTCAAGTAAAACATAGGCATCTTCCTCTTAAGCGAGAACCTTGATATAAATACATCACCTCCAAAAACAGGTTTACGCTTATCCTCATCCATCAACCCGCAACCGCCTAACGATACCCACCTGATATCCTCTATCTGCCCGTATTGAGCCGGAGAATATTTCTTTATCCTCATATAGGGGCAGGATACGAAAGATTCACGTGTCATAAAATGAGGCGTCATACCAGCCACCTCATCGTTACGAATATTACACTCATCCTGAATACGGCTGGTATCGTAACTTGAAACCAACTCCGGATATTCAAGCATATACTTATCCATACCAAATGACATGAACAATGAATGCTCACGATCGAGGTTGTTTATGATAATAGGCTTACCGTCTACGGTCTCCCCTTGCGAAGAGATATCTGTTACCGGATATAACCCGCTCTTGATATATTTAGCCGTTGACAATCCACGTAACTCTGACTCCCCTATTTTTTGGTAAAATAAATTATAATGAGCGACAGAAGTATAGTAATAAGCATAGTTCCGTCTAGGTCCCCTATCTATCAATGCCGTTAACCACTGATACCTATACTTGCCTATATCCACCACGGACTGGGCTGTGGCCTTGGCGATACCTGTAGCCAGACGGATAGCCGTCAGCGCTATGCCGACAGGGTTGGCTAAAAAGAACACGCCTCCACCGACATATTGCTGTGAAGCCGACTGATATGTATACTCAGCTATAGCGGATATTAAATTAGCCATAGCCTCCACCGTAGCCAATGATGTTGCCATACTGTAAGCCTTACTCCCTAATATCGTCCATTTAGGGTGATCCTCCACCTCCCTGAATATACCTGAGGATTTACCTAATTGATAACCATCAACAAGGCACTCGGTGGGAGCGTCAGGCTTGTTAAAGGCAATATCAGGACTTAAGAATGAATACCAGATATTACCCTTCCTGTTAAACGGATGCGTTATAAATTTCTCACGATTAATATCCTTATAGATATACATATCATCAGACAAATCGTTGTAAGGGTAATTAGGATAAAGGTTAGCCGATCCGTCGGGATCATCGTACTTAAACATATCATAAGCCAGACCGGTCCCGATAACGCTCTTATCCAACGTCCTATCGCCCCTATACAACTCATATCCTATTATAGAATCTCTTCTAGCCTTATCTATAAGACCGTTCTCTACCGCTATATCCAGAAACTCATTAACGATATCGTCATCAAGCATCACCCCCATAGGATAAATATAGGAGTCAACTCCATATTGACCGGTCAGTTGAGACGGATTACCCATGAAAGGAGCGACAGAGTTATCCGGAAACTTGTAATGACGTATAGGTCTCTGACAAAACGTGGTTGACGTATTGGGGTACTCAGCGTTATCCCCATTACCGGTGAAATAAGACTTACCCCCAACGGATTTAGGAGACCCATAGTATTTCGTCAAAGAATCTATTATATCCTTCCTCTTTGATCCTCCCGATGATATCCCGATCTTGCTTGAATCATACAACTCAAAATTAGCCGGGTACTTATTGGTAGACTCCCAATATCCGAAATCACCATACTGATATGGTCTGGGAGCGCAGTCAGCGGGTTTATCCCCACATGAGATACATTTCGCCTCATAGGTAACGAATCTCCTTAATTTCAATTCTTTTGTGAAGAAGAATACGTATTTCACCTCCAGTGGGCGAATGCCAAAACAGAACGGGGCGGGGAAGATGGCGGTGCCGGCCGTATAGAATCCGGCAAGCTCCTTCATGTCCTGCCTCATGGCGAAACCGGTGAAGAACACGCATACCGCAGGCTCGATGCAAACATATATCTTATGGAAAGTAGTCTTGTCATCATTCCAGAACAAGTACTTTGGCATCATAAATATCTTATGATCCACGTAATTCACTATAACACCTTTCTTGGCATCATTAGCCAAAGGATTAGGAGCCACGGTACCTTCCTTGTCCGAGAAAAACGTTATACGAACCTTATTGTATGATGACGAGTCGCCGATCGGATAATTATAGTTACCCATCATCTCTATATACATAATACCGTTATCAGGATCGGATAAACCACTTATGTATTTCTCGTAATCCAACTCCACCCATCTGGCGTATGAGGATACATGTGGATAGAACTTGAAATAAGTCAAGTTGCTTCTACCGAACCAATTGGTCTTGGCGTCAATATCATTCTGCATAGACACACGACCTTCCCAGTCAGTAGTTATACCGGTATTAAACTTAGAATTATCACCATCGCCAAAAAGACACATGGCGTTCTCGATACCAAACTGACTCTCATATTGGGGGAAATAAGCCTCCATCGTATCCATTAACTGATCAAGCATCGTCTCCGTATGCTTCTTTCCTTCCCATCCGGGATATTGATACAAATATGTGCACTTACCCAATGACCTACCCCCTTGGAATGTAGGAAGTTGAACATCGTTAATAGTAGGATTCACGTGAGGATCACCTACCGAACACCCATTAGTACATATACCCTCATCATATAACTGCCGGACATTAGACATATCCTGACACAAGACCAAGGCGGAGGAGTCTATATCAGACGGGAATTTATCCTCATCCTGACCATCCAGCCATTCCTGAACCAGATCTATGATATTCTTACCTCCACTGGAATAATTATCGAAATCACACAATACAGAGAACTTCCTTTGTGACTCGGCATTACTTTGTATTAAGGTGGTAGGCTCGGTCTCCGTATAATCACTAGCCAGCTTATACGTAAAATCAATCCTAGAATCCACCAAAGAGTTTTTATCCAATATAGTCCTGGTCTCTATCCTCTCGATATCATCACATCCACTAGGGAAATCGGGAGCCTTTATACCGTCTTGATCCTCCGGCAACGATATAGCAGCGCATAACTCGTCGGTAATACCTACATTAGATTCTATGATATCACACAGATTCTCTATATTATCAGCGATATAATCAATAGCATCATCTACCGTAACATCTTCCCCCATCGTGTTGATAACGAATTGGGTCTCTCCTACCGTGGCATATTCCTGCTCTACATATCTGAGTTGCTTGACATCTAGCTGATTCTTGCATTCTCCTCCAAAATCATCAAATCCCCAAGACGGGTCGTTTATGATCTTTGCCGTATTCTTAAACTGCCAAAGATAACGGCGGCTGTTCCCGGCGCACTGCGGGTTGTTCTCCAATACCGAAGCCGCTGATAGGTCTTCAGAGTTGCCGTCCTCATCAACGATAACCTCCATCTCCTCCCTTGTGGCCGGACGAGGGATAAGCGGGAATCTAGCCGTCCTGTATCCTGTATTGGTAAAGAATCTTATACCCAACGGATATACCTCGTCACGCATGAAAGAGGCGTATTTAGAGCAAGCCACACCGTCTTTATACAAATTCTCCGTGGCTATAGATGTCTGCCATTTAACGAAATGACCCAAGAAGTTAACGACCGGTTGAAGATTCCATTCGTTCTCCACGGTCAAGCCGTATTGAAGAAGACGATTCCCGACAGACGTCATGCCTCTGGCTGTCTTATATACCGGTATTTCCTTGGATAACTTCTCCATGGTCGTACGCTCGCTATATTGATCCGTAAGATAATAGATAGTCCTTTCCGTTATCGGATGTATACCTTCTATGAAATACTCAAGAACCGGGCTTTGCTCACCATTAAACCCAACCGTGTTCTGTATAACACCTATCTTATAATGAGATACCTGCTTATCTATATTGGACACGGTAAGGCGGACACCCATGTTGGTTGACTTACCCCATAAACCATCGCGGATAACCATATCTTGACGATCGAATAACATGATTGGGTTGGTCAATGAGCAATATCCAGTCTTCTCAATCCCGAACTCATCGCACAACGCCACGCAGAACTGGTAGGTCCCGGCACGCAGGCTCCCCCCGAACTCCACGACCTCAGGCTCCACGCACGGGGCCGTCAGCAACGGGAACACCAGCAGCTTCTCGCAGGCCAGCCTACACCTCTCTATTGGCTTGTCATCCCCACATGTCTTATACCCATGGTAATGATACCAAAAGTCACCATCATCATCCGGGTTAAGGGCCTTATCGACCATAACATATCGCTGGGGATTATATCCATCGGTCCAGTATATCACCTTCCCGCATTTCTCGTCCTTGATCTCTATATCGAAGATCGGATGATGAATGGAGAAATTAAGACAAGGGTCATCAACCCAGTCCTCTATCAGGACCTCCATCAAATCACATATCTCATCAAAACGACCATCCGACTCCTCAAGCCTCTCGCCAAGGATACGATGGATGTCCTTTCCCGATCCAGCCAATTGATCCTCCACGGTCTTGATATAATCCAATGACCGCATGAACGTGATCTTAGACGTATTATCATCCGGATTAGATAGAAAGAAATAAGTGTTATCACCAGCTATGTCATTCTTATACCCAATAACCTTATAGCCATCAAATCGCTTACATAAAAGGGTACTAGGCTCGTTCTGGATCTTAAGCTGGCTTCCATCGTCACCCTCTATGGTAGCGTTCAAGGCGAAACTATATTCAGACGGGGATAGATCCTGTGGATGCTTATCCCTGTTCATCCCGGAGTCGGGAACCGCTATGTTAGAGTTATTTTGCACGACATTATCTTTTTCGCAAATATAGTGAACTACCGCCAAACTAAAGATTTAGCGGCTTCGGAGATCTTACTATCTCCTCTCTTTTCCTGCTTCTTTCTGCCATTGCTTTTTAGGACACGAGGTCGGTCATCCACAAGAGGACAGTCCACAGGCTTGACTTTCCCACGCTCCGTGGGTAGGGCTTTCAAGCCAAATTCCTTGATATTGCAAGCAGCATTGAAGTCCCGGTCGTGGTGTGTTCCACATTCCGGGCAAATCCAACTGCGCTCGCTCAATTTCAATCCTTTATAGATATATCCACATTTGCCGCAGGTCTTCGAACTTGGGGCAAATCGGTCTATCTTTATGAGGTTCACACCATACCAACTGCACTTGTATTCAAGCAGGGTGAGGAATGTTCCGAAAGAGGCGTCCCCTACAGCTTGTGCCAGATGATGGTTGCGCTGCATCCCCTTCACGTTCAGATCCTCCATGCAGATGGTACGCACTTGGCTGTCGTGCGTGAGTGCATGGGTGATTTTGTGAAGATTATCCTTGCGGCGGTTGGCAATGTGTTCCTGCAACCGGGCTACACGGCTGCGTGCCTTGTTGCGGTTGGCAGAGCCTTTCTGTTTACGGCTCAACCGCTTTTGCAAAAATTTCAAGCGATCAAGATTTCTCTTCAAGTTTTTGGGATTGTCAAACGTGCGTCCGTCAGAACATACGGCAAGCGATTTGATGCCCAGATCTATACCCAAAGTCGTACCACCTTGTATGGTCATTGCAGGAAGCTCTTGGATGGATGTGTCAACCAACACAGATGCAAAATATTTGCCCGAAGATGTCATACTAATTGTGACGGTCTTTATCGTACCTTTGAACTTGCGGTGCAATACGGCAGGAATATCTTTCGCCTTGGGTATAGAAATGGTACCCTTTCCGAAGTCCACGCTGCAATGTTGCGGGCACTGGAAACTCTGCTTGCTTTTCCGGTTCTTGAATTTCGGGGAACCTACCGTATGAGTGTCACGGAAAAAGTTCTTGTAGGCGGTGTCAAGGTTGCGCAACGCACTCTGCAAGGACTGGGAGTTGACTTCCGAAAGCCACTCATACTCAGCCTTCAGTTCGCTCCTCATGCGATTGATCATCTCAACATTGCCAATAGATTTCTTTTCCTGCTTGTAGGCTTCAATCTTCAGGTTGAGTGCCCAATTATAGACAAAGCGGCAGCAGCCGAAAGTCTTGGCAAACAAAACCTTCTGTTCTTCTGTCGGATAGATTCTATATTTATAGGCTCTCAACATGGCGATTTTATTTGATTTTCAATACTCAAAGATACGAAAAAAATATTGGAATGCACAACTATTTAATTGATTATAAGCTATCTAAAATTGTTCATACATCTTATATATACCTCTTTTACTATCGTTGTATTTAGAGATGTGCATTGAAAGTTAAGGGTAACTGTACTACCCCGCATTTTTCATCCCCCCCCAAACTGAAGATTTAGGGTTTTCAAATGCGAGTCCCTATAAAAAAAATCCTCCTAACTTTCACAAGTCAGGAGGGAGACTAGATGCTCGTGGTAAAGCACAAAAAAACAAAACAATTACAAATTTTTCCCCATGTAGTTCGATTGCTTATCGGCATCCTCTACAGATATGTAAAAGAAACCGTTAGTCACGTATCTCTCATTGACATCCACAAAATCAGTAGATCCTTTATCCACTCCTTTCTTCGATCCCTCATCACACACAGCTACCAGACTATTAAAGTCATTGGAATAACCTACGATCACACCGTGTATATCCCGATTTCGAGGATCGAATACGTACCTCATCTTACACCTATCGTAAGCTAACTCTAAAGAGCTTTTGCTTAACCTCTCATCTAATCCAGCACCCGCTACCAAGGCCAAAACGCTCTTTGATATGTCACTCATGGTGGTATCCTTGGTCGGAGCCTTAGGCATAGAAACGCCTTCCATGACAAAATCCAACGCCTTATCTACAAGGCCATCGAAATCATCATCTCTTATATAATCCTTAAGCACCTCCAGTATATATAACCGGACATGGAGTTCGTTATTTACATCATTTAAAGTTATCATGATCCTAGTTTTCGGCAAAGCTAGATTATTCCCACGCAATAAAAGATCAAATATGTCATAAGTGAAGGATTAAAAAAATAAAAAAACTCTCCTATCCTCACGAACAAGAGAGCCGATGTGTTTATATTATGAAGAAAAATCTATTCACCTATTCTTACAATACAGTCACGAGATTCCTTGTTATAGATCATCGTGCCTACCTTAGAATACAAGGTCTTTATATTTTGCCAATTATCCTCACCATGGGCGGATACGTTAGTGGGAGCGTCACCGGTATAAACCTCCTCGCCTCCGATATTGACAAAATCATATCCACGTTTCTCCATAGAACCGCCCTTATATGCCGTGAACCTGATAGTGACATTACCTTTCTCACGACCACCATACCAGTTACCGTATATACTACACCTGATCTCAAGAGGTAATTTATCATAATTATCGCCATCCAACAACGGCCCCATCTGGATCAAGGCGGCCTCATTACCTGATTCCATGTTATCACCACCGTGGATAAGATAATCACCTACCCGCTCCTGCGTGGTCTGGTACTGTTTACTCCAACCAACAAGCTTGCCGTCAACGTCCGGGAGGCCGGTGTTATCGAAACCGGTAGCCGTGTCAAAGTCAATGCCGTCCTCGTCAGCCCAGATATACCTAAGAACAAGGTAATCGAACTCCGGGATGATCACCACCGGGACGGACTCCTGCCTGCACACGAACGTCTTCTCTTCCTTGGTTCCCTCTTTTATAACCTTGTATGTTACCTGACGTATCTCGCCGGTCTCATTAATATCAGCTGTAACCTTAACCTCAGCAGGGCCAGTACCACTTGTCTTATCTAAATGTATCCAATCATTTTTCTTTGCCATATTATCTTTTTTTCTTTTTAAAAAAACGTATATTCGCGTCATAATCGCGGGGTGGAGAAGAGGTATCTCATTAGGCTCATAACCTAAAGATCGAGGGTTCGATTCCCTCCCCCGCAACTAAACCAATTTGATATACTTATCAAAAGCATTGGGCCACATCCGCTCATAAGACAACATCCTTCTCCTATTATCCTCAGCCAGTTCCCGATAATCATTTAACGTGATCATCGACATCTTAAGCTCCTTCATAGCCCTAGCGAACTTACCCGGTTCCTGTTGGGCGTATAGCTTATAAGCGTCACCAGCGCCCTGTACCAAACCGTTCACGGCAGCGTTCTCAAAGATCTTCATCTTGATATACGTCTCAACATAATCCTCAAGGTATCCTAACGCCGTTTCAGGTATATATGGGAGACCGTCATCATCCTTGGGTGTAGCACGATATATGATATAAATAAATCCATCAAACCCGGTATACATAATATTGCCGGATATAGTTATATCATAATTATCCCAATCATACTTATCCCGATACTTGTCGGCGGCACAATCACGCCTCAACCCACGACCTATCGATAACCTTACGGGATGATGGTAATGAAAACGAACCTCGTGAGACCCGATATATATCCTCTCCGTGATCGTCTTCTCAAACTCCTCCTTACAGCACTCGGTGCAGGAGTTCCAACGGAAACCGCGCTCGGTGCGCTCGACCCAGCCGATCTCATGTTGGAGGTCAGCCTTAGCCTTGTCGCCGCCCGGGATCTCACAGACAAGAGGCTCACACCTATAGGCGTCAAGCATGTCGAAAAAATCGGAAGGCAATACCGCTTGTTTGTTGTTGGTCTTGACAACCGCCTCGGACATGACCGCTATAACACCCCCGAACCTTTTCAAGGCGATCTCAGCCCACCTATAAACAGACGAGGTATCTATAGCCCCGCTATCATCGTATTTATGTAAATCGGCCTTGATCTCGGCCAATAGCCCTTTTATAGTCATATTTAAGTCTTTTGCACAAAGATATGTATTTGAATCCGTGATACAAAAAAAATCCAGTCTACCCTCACGGGCTAACTGGATCACAAAAAAACTTCTACAGCTTGTAAACCCATTTAACTCCAAATACCTTACTCTCCGACTCAACCTCCCGATACAAGAACTTATATCTCCTACCTGATTCCATAGCCAACCTACATTCTTTATTCAAGGCCGGAGAGATATATAGATGAAAATACTTATTCCTAGGCATAAAATCCATACACGTATGGACGTAAGAATATCCACCCGTCCCACGCCTATTAATAGTACCGGTAAGTTTATTCAGATATATCTTGCGGTTAGGATTAATCTTATGACATAGATAACCGATGTTGTTTATATAAACCCCTCCCTCATCCTCCAGATACCTATCACGTATGACTTTCCAGATCAACGACTGGCACTCAAGGATATCATTCTTATCCACGATCGTATGCTTCCTCCTTTTCCCGTTCTTAGACATAATAGATCTATAGAATCGAAGAAAGTATTGATCAAGTATTTTAAATGACTTTGTTTTCATGTCGCAAATATAATAATTTCATCCTTATTCAAGAAATATTTGATAAGTTTTGGTGTAAGTGTAACGGTGATAAGGCCGCACTTACCGCCGCAGCACAGGCTGACGCACAGAGACTAGCGCAGGAAAAAGCCAACGCTATGGAGTGCGATTGTCCCAAAACATGGAGCGCTAGTGTAACGACGTCTAGCGGAAGCGGGAAGACGATAAATTACACCATACAATATAATAATCCATGTGGATCGGAAAAGACGTCTAGGATGACTATAGGATACAAAAAACGAATGGTCAATGGGAGTATGAGACAAGAATAGTTCCTATTCCTTCCGGATCAGGAACTTTCTCTGATTCTACAACAACCAACTACGGGATATCATCTAGAGCTTATGCTTATTATGAGGATGGTCAAGGAAGTGGATCTTGTTGACAATAAAAAAAGGAGAGGCTTATATAGTCTCTCCTTTTTGTTACGATTAGATGAATCTAAGATCTTTCCTCCTAGTATGATTCAATATCCTACTAATATGTCTGGTACTTAATCCTGTTCTTTCCTTTATCTTATCATAGATATAACCTTTGGATACGTAAGCTGACATATCTCCTAGATCTTTTATGATCTTGTCATACATATCATGCACCTCATTATATCTTATGATTGAGCTATCCCTCATCCCTCTTTCACCTATACCATCAACTATGGCATCATTGAAACCGAAGAAATTAATTATTGATCTTATTATATCCATTATCACTGAATCTTTTGAGTTTTCTTGTTAATATCCATATCCGGATTCTCGTCCGTAGGAATCTGCAATTTGGTTATCGTCTCTCTTAACGTCTCTGAGACAACATATTCTAGTAGCTTGTCAGGACATATGAAATCATAATCCCATTGAGATGTACATGGCTTATCTTTTTCAGCTCCACACCCGGATAACTCTAAAGCCGCTTTTCTATCCAAGGTAATAAGATCCACGTTTATAGCCTCTATGTTAATATCTGGTATATAGATATAACCATCATTGACATAGTAATAATATTGATCTATATTCCCATATTTACGTTCCTTATTGTTCGCATATTTTCTCAATGATATGGAGGTAAATATAATATCATCCATAATATTTGACACCTTAATGATAGCAGGTCCTATACGGGTATATATCATATCGGGCAATCTTTTCTTGGATCTCATGAGTACCCTGCATAGTTTAAACTCATCAAAACAACAATCAATTTTCCGAACCCTCTCCATCTCCATGCAATTGATATGAGTATACAGTGATTCCTCGCCGAACAAGGTTCCATCAGCATACTTCTGGGCTATATATGATCTTGCCTTTTGTCTTCCTATGGATAATATCCATCTCCTACTGACATGAGCGTCCTTATTGATGGAGTTCATATCATTTATGATTCTAGATACAAATTCTGAATTTTTCATATTTATGGTGCAAGGAAACCCACAAATCTTTAGTTTGTGGGAGGAATTGCGCCCTGCTCGCTTTAAAATTAATACTAAAATACTGTTGTCTTTTTCAAATAAATGATTTACATTTGAGGCATGAAATTGACATTGAAAATAAAACTCCTTCCAAGCGAAACTCAAAGCAGGCTGCTTCTTGATACCATCAAGGAGGCGAATGCTGCGTGTAACCGCATATCCGATATGGTGTGGAAGGATAAGGTTTTTACTCAATTCAATATACATCATCATTGCTACAATGAAATCAGAAAGGATTTTAATCTGTCTGCACAGATGGTGGTCCGCTGTATCAGCAAGGTGGCAGATGCTTACAAGCTTGACAAGAAATCCAAACGGAACTTCAGGGAACTTGGCTGCATCAGTTACGACAGCCGGATATTGTCTTATTCCGAAAATGCGGTTTCTATCTGGACCATAGGGAAAAGACAACGTATTCCGTTTGTATGCCACAACACAAACTATCTTCCATACATCAAGGGGGAAGCTGACCTTGTTTTCAAAAAAGGCAAATTCTTCCTTTTCCAAACGGTTGAAGTTCCGGAAGAAGATGTGGAAGACATTGAGGAGTTCATCGGACTTGATTTCGGAATAACCGATATTGTAAGCACGTCCGAAGGTAAGACCTATTCTTCTGACACACTCAACAGATACAGGGAAAGACAAAGAATGATACGTGGTTCCATTCAATCCAAAGGCACAAGAGGCAGAACAAGGCAGTGCAAGCGTGGATGTGCCAGACTCTTGAAACGGCTTAAAGGGAGAGAAAGAACTACCGCAACGATAATCAACCACACTATTTCCAAGCGTATTGTTGCCGAAGCCAAGCAAAGAGGCGTTGGCATAGCCATTGAGGACTTGAAGCATATCCGCCGGACATCCAAACGGAGAAACAAGACCTTCAGGACAAAACTCAACTCTTGGAATTTCAGCCAGCTTAGGGAATTCCTTGCTTACAAGTGCAGACTTTCCGGTGTGAAGTTGATTGTAGTTCAACCGGAATATACTTCTCAGACTTGTCACAAATGCCACCATATCGGTATAAGAAGCAACAAGTCTTTCAAGTGCAATCATTGCGGTTGCGATATGGATGCGGACATCAATGCCGCAAAGAATATCGCTCTGCTTGGGGCTGTAGTAAACCAGCCTGAAAAATCGGGTATGTTGTCTTGCGCTCTGCATACTTCTGCTTAGGTTTAAAGCTCATAGGTCTTTAGCCTATGGGTAGTTTACATGCTAAATACTGAGGAGGGGATATACCCCTCCGGTTATTACTTCTTTTTCTTAACCTTGCCTCCACATTTCAGTTGAGGTTTCTTTTTCTCGGAGACCTTGCCTCCATTAGCCATTTTCTTTTTCTTATTGCAAGCCATAACTTAATGTATTAATATTAACGATACAATATTAATGATTTTAATTAATAGATAAACAATGCGCATTGAATAAGCTAAACTCAGATCGATTCAGACGGCACCTCTTACGCTAATGGCTTGGCGCAGGCCGATAGATGCGATTGCGTGGAGCCAACAAAGACGTGGAGCGCTAACGCTATGCTGAGCGGTGATCCTTGTAATGGTCTGTCTGGTTCTACATTTGCATTAAGGTGCTCCTATGAAGTGTCTTACAATAATCAATGTGGATCATCTAAATCAATAACTGTAACTGTTACTGGTAGGAATGATCATGGACAAACCGTTACGGCTGGAAGTACTTCCGTAAGTATACCTACTGGGTCTGGTAAAAAAACCGGTGTCATAGGTTTTGATTCAGGAGTACAATGTTGGTCTATAAGTGTTTCTGGAGGAGGATCTGGGAACTGTTAAGATTCTGATGTATAACAAAAAAAGGAGAGGCTAATAAGTCTCTCCTTTTTATTAAAAACCATAACATCAGTGATTGTCAACAATTACCTGAATCATGACCAGAGATTGTTACATCTCCACATACCACTTCTCGGCTAAAATATACACTTCCACTCTTGGTTCCGGATCCTGCGGGAATTGTAAAGCTAGCGCTATTGACCTGCTCTTCTCCGTTTTGTGTATATCCTATACCACTCACAGAACCAGATATAGATCTACCACATTGATTATTATACGTAATCGTAAATCCTCTTGATGTGACAAGTTGTTCATGGCTCATGCAATCATTATTCATAGATACCGACCATGACCACGTCTTTGTTGGCTCCACGCAATCGCATCTATCGGCCTGCGCCAAGCCATTAGCGTAAGAGGTGCCGTCTGACTGTAGGTTGCTGTCGGCTATCCTGTTTGCCTCATCCTTGGTACAAGCCTCATATTTACCAGCGATTTGCTTATAACTGATAGTCTTAGGAGTACAGTTGCTAGGACAGTTCGTAGCCTTGACATTCCCCCATCGATCATCATTACCAACCTTCGCAGAACAACCTGCATCCGCTAATGCCTGAGCTTGAGATCTCAACCTATCTATCTTATCGCTAGCTTGAGCGTTGGCAGAAGACGTGCTAGAAGCGCATATAGATCCAGAAGGCACATCCGGATAGGTGATCGTTACTCCACAAGGTCTATCAGATGGACAATTTCTACTAGTAACAGAACCTCCTTGGAAACCAAGCGTATTACAGCAAGCAGATCCATAGCTTCTATATTCCTCATCTCCACAATCATTTCTATATAAAGCTACACTTTCGCCAGATCTACACTCAGCGTCTCCTACTCTACTCCAAGAATTAGGATCACAACAGCTATCGCAAGAACCACCAGAACATCCACATGAGCAATACTCATATACCCGATCCTCGGTCTGGTCAGCATGACATCCATTCCTATCGCTCCTTCTGTATGTAGCCCAAACATCGCCACTAGAGCAATATTTTCCACCATCATAACTCCAACTAGTCCAATCTGGAGGAGTATCCTCACAATCGCCGTTCTTGTTGGCGTAAGCCTGAGCGGCGATTCTGGTAGCCGAGTCATTTCTGAAAGCGTCTTGAACCTCGCTGTTGGCGTCAGCCTGAGAAACCGTTGATGTTATAGGGTCTAATCCTAATGAGCTATAAGGAACTGATATAGCCACACCTTGTCTACAAGAACCGCAATTATCCTTGTAGAAAGTATAACTTCCGGTACCGGTCCATACACAAGTTCCATGTTGGTTAGCGTAATCCTGTCCCTTCTGGTCTAAGATCTGCTCGGCCTTGCTTCTGGCATCCGCCAAAGAAACCTTGCTGGTGATAGCCGTACCGCCGTTAACCTGCGTGGAGGTCACGGTAATCCTCTGGCCTACGCCGCCTTCGGCGCAGTTGTTCTTATAGAAGTCACGGCTTGCCACGTAAGTCCATGTACATCCTCCATTCTTATTGGCGTAAGCCTGACCATCAGATCCACGAACCGCGTTCTCAGCCTTCTTGTTGGCGTCAGCCAAGGAAACGGTGGAGGTGTACGGGTGTCCCGGAAGCTTGCTGCTGCTTACGGATACCATGTCGCCCACGCCGCCGTCTACACAGTTGTTCTTCTGGACCTGTCCGGTATAACTTCCTGTCCACGTACAAGCACCCTTCGAGTTAGCCACGCTCTGTCCCTGAGTCGTAACAGCCGCCAATGCCTTGGCGTTAGCGTCAGCCTGAGATACGCATGACTTGAACTTACCGCCTGTCGTAGGATTAGGATCTGTGACATCATCCTGAGTTACGGTAACAGAGCTACCCACGCCTCCATCGGCGCATTGACGGGTGAAAGCCTTAGACGCCTTACCCCACCAGAAACAGGTATTATTACCTCCAGCTATATACCGTTCTTGATTATCAGGATCAGTATAACAGGTGTTGGTGTTACGTTGATGTAACTGAGAGATACAGTCCTTACATACAGTCTCTATAGTCTCCCATACCGGTTGCTCGGTCTTCGTATGACACGTATCATCGTAGTTCTTGTTGACGAACGCCTGACCCATTCTATCAATGTAAGCCTTAGCCAAAGCGTCAGCCTCCTCTTGTGAACGGGTAGAGGTGAAGAACTGTCCCATAAGATCCGGGGTTACGGTAATAGGATCAGCATACTGGCAAGTAGGACACTTAGGAGTGAACTCCTTGCTATAATTACCTACATATATCTTCAACTCATCACAAGTACCACGATCGTTGGCTATAGCCTGACCTTGCGCCTTAACAGCAGCCTTGGCAAGCTCATCGGCGGCGAACTGGCTCTCGTATGAGTAGAACGGACCTCCGGTCACGTCAGCCTCGGTCACGGTAACCGAAGACGGGATAAGACCAGACGGACAATTATTCTTCTCGAACGCCTCGCTATAATGACCGGTGTACTTAGGAGCCTCATGGCAAGTACCACGCTCATCGGCGATCTTCTGACCTTGATTCATGACAGCGGCCATAGCGACTAAGTTAGCCTCATCCTGTGATACACAAGACTGGAACGGATGACCTTCCACCATATCTTGTGTCACGGTGAACGGATTTCCTACCTGATTAGCGCCACAATTGCTCTTCGTGAACTCGAAGCTAGCCTTGCCGGTATACATAGTGGCGTTAGAGCAAGTACCCTTGGTGTTAGCCAAAGCCTGTCCTTGAGCCTGTACGGCGGTCATAGCCATAGCGTCAGCGGCGGTCTGGGAGTCGTTAGACTGGAATGGGTGTCCTTCTACCATATCTTGGGTGATTGTCACCTTAGATCCGATCTTACACTCACCACAGTTGTTTCTCGTGAATTCCAAGGAAGCACGGCCGGTGTACGTACAAAGGGCGTGGATATTGGCAAGGGCCTGTCCTTGGGCGTCAACGGCGGCCTTGGCCTTGTTGTTGGCATCCTCCTGAGATACGGTAGATGTGAACGGATAACCGTCAACCATCCTATCATTTACCGTATAAGTACCACCAGTGCCAGCACCACAATTGTTACGGGTAAACGTACGTGTATAAGTACCGGTATATACAGGCACCTTCTCGCACTTACCTTTCACGTTAGCCACATCCTGACCTTGAGCCTCGACGGCGGCCTTAGCCTTATTGTTGGCGTCTTCCTGAGATACGGTAGACCTGAAATCTCCTGTTACCATAGTCTCATCCACGACAACCTTAGTACCGTATTGAGTCTCATCACAGTTGTTACGAGTGAACTCCTTATTATACCTACCGTAGTAGATCGTCTTCTCCTTACACTCACCTTCTAGGTTGGCTTGTTGCTGGGCGTTAGCCTCAAGATCGGCCTTAGCCTTATCATCAGCGTCCTTCTGGGAAATAATAGAGAAGTACTTACCAGCGGCTACAACATAAGTATAAGGTTGACCGATATGGAACTCATCGCAATTGTTTCTAGTGACTGTCTTCTCCATCCTTACGTTATAGTAGACGTTAGTCTGACAGTCGCCACGCTCGTTGGTGATAGCCTGACCTTGCGCCTCGACAGCGTCCTGCGCCAGCTTGTTGGCGGCATCCTGCGATACCGTAGAAGTGAACGGATATCCAGAACACATCTTCTCGTCCACAGTGAAGTCAACAGGAGTAGAACCCTCAGGGCAGTTGGTTCTCTGGAATACCTTGGAGTACGATCCGGTAAATACCGGTATCTTCTCACAGTTACCCTTGATATTCGCTATATCCTGACCTTGAGCCTCGACAGCAGCCCTTGCTAGGCTATTAGCGTCTTCCTGAGACACGATGGATCTGAAGTCCCCTGTAACCATCGTCTCATCGACAACCACATCAGTACCGTATTGGGTGGAATCACAATTGTTACGGGTAAAGGTCTTGCTAAACTTACCATAATAGATATTCTCCTTAGGCTTACACTCACCCTCCAAATTGGCTTGTTGTTGACCGTTCTTCTCAATATCCTCAAGAGCCTTCCTATCGGCGTCCTCCTGAGAGATGGAAGATACGTACTTGCCCTCAGGAATGATATAAACATATTCCTGACCGTCACTGAACTTATCGCAATTATTACGTATAAACGTCTTCCTCTGCTCCTCGTTATACCAGATATCGGTTATACACTCACCATGCTCGTTGGCGTATTTCTGACCGTTCAGGGCTATATCCTCCATAGCCTTGGCGTCTGCGTCCTCCTGCGAGATAAACGACTTGTAAGTCCTTTCCTCGACCGTATACAACACCACCGATCCATGTTGGTTGGCCAGACAGTCGTCCTTGGTGAACGGCTGAACCATCTTGATATTATAATAAACGGGTTTGGCGTCTTGGGCTATCATATACTCCTTGACAATATTACCGTCCTTTGACGTTATACGGAACTTAGCCGTACAGATCTGACCGGTATAATTAGCCTTGTATACGATATTAAGCTTATTATCGCCTACCCCATGGCTCTTGTCGTTAATGGCAAAGCAATTACCCTCGACACAATTCTTATCTATTTCCCTTGCCATATTATCCTTCAGTTATTCTCCATGAAACATCATCTCCGGCCTCTACCCTCACGATTTGGGTATCACCATCCTTATTAAGCGTCAACCTTTGCGGATCCACGTTGAAGGGTGGTTCCGGTTCCGGCTCACTACCATCACCGCAAGTGCAACATACCAGCTCGATATCATACTCGGTATTGGACTTGATATCGATGACAACCTGACCGTTCTCGCTAGTCACGTTATCGAAGTCATGATCAAGTATGATATAAGGTATATCATTAGGCTGTTGATTGATATTAACAACCTTACCATTCAAGACAAACATCTCATGATGCTGTTCGTTATCCATATTCTTAGGCATAGCTATGACAAAGCTAGCCTCATACAAATCAGTGGCTCCTGGATCCTCAGGATCGGCATACACTATATATCTGCTATCCTCTTCCGGGACCTTCATGGATAAGCCGTTCACGTTCATGGAGACTATATAAGACTTGCTCACCGAGCCACCAAGGGTAAGGCAGGAAGCCTTGACCGAGGCGGAGTTGAGCTTGGCGTTGATGGTCGCCGTCCCGCCCTCCATGTCGAACATGATACTGGTAGGATCCACGCTTACCCGCTCTATACCCTTCTGGGTTATAGTAGCGAGTTTCGTAACCTTGCCTTTCTCGACCGCCACGTAAGTCTCCCTAGGCAACCTACCCATCCATCCCGGCTCTACCTTGATAGCCACCTTGTCGGGACCGGTACCGGAAATCTTGTCGTAGGACACCCATGAGGAGCCTTGCTCGATCTTGGCAAGAATATCTTTTAAATTACTAGCCATATCACTCCGCTTGCGTTATAGTCCATTTATCACTCTTACCTACGATAATCTCCAAAATCTGCTCACCACCCTCAGGAGGATACTCGAAGTTAGTAGGCTTAATCTCAAACACGCTGGCGCCACCACAACCAAGATCACAGATCATGTCCGGCAACCATCCCTCCTCGAAAAACCGTTCTATAAGCTCCCTGACAGCCTCTGAAAAAGAGTCAAGCTCTAACCTGTCTACGGGAAGAGATCCCTTCTTGAGGGTCTCACCACATACCCAGCCGTCACACTCGGAAGCCAAGACCGTATCGTACACTCTTTTAGCCATAACATGAGGTATTTAAAATATTACTATTCAATGTAGTATATACGATATTAACATCAGAGAACTCATCACCCATGCAATATTTCTTCTTAAACTTAACGGACCTGCCAGAAACGACATATCCGTCATTAGGGACGATAGTACCACAATAGGTAACACTGAGCACATTCAACGGCTCGTATCTTAATCTGACAGCTTGAACGCCCTTGAACGAGTCACGTTGGATGGACGCCGTAGCACCAGATACGGCAACTAGCTTTCTTACCAGAGACTCGATTACGCTATTCATGCTATCACCGTTCCTGATATCTGCCTCAGGGAACGACTGACCGTCATATATGATCTGGGAACTATAGATACTGCACTCGTCCCCCGGTCTGTATTCCGGCTTACATGGATTACAATTATTTCTCATATCAAATCAATTTATTGATCATTCTTCTTAATTCAAGTATCTCGGCATCCCTATCCCGTATAGCCTTTATCATAGCGTTAAGGACATCAGACATATCACAATTAGGGGACAATCCCAGCGACTCCACACGAACCTTATCACCGGGATAAATACAATCGGTACTCATGTACGTAGAGCACGGTACTTTCGTGTCGTCTACAGTAGGTCTGTATTGTTTTTTATTGCAACCATTCATTACCAAACCTCCTCTTCAGTCCCGCTATCCCCGCCGCTACCACCGGCGTTGACAAGCTCGTTTATAATCCTCTTCAAATCCAGAACCTCACGATGGTATAAATCTATCTGCTTATCCCTAGACGCTATAATACGCCTCAACGAGTCTATAACTACAGAGATATCAGTACCTTTCTCTATACCATCCACCACCAACTCATCGCCTGAGTACAAGACGCATTTATCATACAAGGTTATAGGACATCCATAACCAACACAAGGTTCGTCCTGACAATCCCGATCGCAAGGATCACAAGGATCGTTAGGGCATTTGTTAAAAAACCTATCTATCTTAACGCCATGACAACACTCTTCGGGACGTTCCCGTGAATGATCATGACAACAACCACCTGAATTACGCATATGAATAATATTAATGTTTTTAGCAAAGATACAGATTTGGTTTGATTATAAGACAACAAGACGTATGAAACAATAAGAGGTAGAGACCATAAGCCTCTACCTCCAAAACACTAATCTAACATTATGGAAAACACAAACGCATTCTTACCAATAACACTGATCATCCTGATCGATATTCTCAATCCATTTCTCGCACTCAAGATTAAGATCAGCGTACTCCTGCCCCTCTACCATCAAAACCTCACGGGCTTTGGCATTGGCGTCCTCAACCGATATCCATGACCTAAACCTGTTTGCTTTGATAGAGTAATATACTTTACCGGACTTATATCCGAACGGACATATCTTCTCGAACCAATCACCGATCATAGTATTATAGAATACAGGTGAGCAACTACCCTCGGCATTAGCCTTCTCCTGACCTTCTTTCATGAACTTCCTATAGGCTAACGTATCGGCGTCTATCTGGGAGATATCGGATATGACAGCTCCGGCTGGTAATTCATATACAATACCTTCCTTGCCTGATGTGCCAGCCTCGCAGTCGTTCTTGTAAAACAAGCCACGAAGAGGCTGTGAGGCCCAGTCCTCGCAGCAAGCCCCGACGGAGTTGGCCTCCCCCTGCCCGATCCGTCCAAGCTCCACCCTAGCCTTATCATTGGCATCTTTCTTGGATACGTAAGAGACAAACCTACCTTCCTCTATACATACCTGCTCCTTGGATCCCTTACCGCTTACGCAATTGTTCTTGATAAACTCATCGCATACCTGATCATTATACCATACGGACGGTATTATGTCGGCATATGTGTTGGCGTAGTCCTGACCGTTGGCTTTGATATCATCCTCAGCCTTACTGTCAGCTTCCTCCTGCGTATCGCCAAAATAGACGTTGGGCGGGATCCGGTAGTCAACAGAGCCGCCCACGTACCCGGCAGGCGGGTTGTTTCTGGTGAACGTCCGAACTATTTCTTTATTACCGTATATCATTGTGATTCACTTTGTCGCAAATATAGATATTTTACCGATATGAGACACATAACCGTAAATGCAAATATGCAGTTACCTGATTATCAGTTTTTGGGCAAAAATGGAATTAATTATCCCAATGACTAAATGACTCCGATCCGGCAAAAACGCCATAATCCCTGAACATGCCTCCACATAATATGAAATCGCTTTTCTTACTACCGTTTATAGATGACAATATATACCGGTAACCCTTTCCTGTTATATAGATAGTCCTTGCATATACAACCTTTCCGGATTCCGCACATATATTCTTATCCCGATAATGAGCAAATCCTTTCTTTACGGCGTTAGCCGTAATCTCCCAATCTCCATTAACCTTGATCCTTTTAACTATTATCTTTATCTTAACAAGAAAATCACGAAGACATTTATCACTTATAATTATATCATTCTGTTCAAGTTTCTTAGCTAAATCCCTTATCAATAAATCCGACTCACCGGACATGATAAACGACTCTGAAAATTCTATATCCTCTTTCTTCGACTCAAGGACCTTAGCCACCTCCTCGGCTTTAGCCTTCTCCTCTAACGCCAGCTTCTCTGCGGCTACCCTGCCACGATACTCCTTAGCCCAAGCCTCGGCAGCCTCTGCGGGATCAGTAAAATTAGGCAGTTTGATCAAAGAAGAATACGACCCCGTCTCTCTTATAGAAGGAAGAACTTCTTTTGTAACCCATCTCTTAAACGATCTAGCGGATTTGATCTTAGATTGCAAAATCAACGAATACACACCGGATTCATTGATTAAGCGTATTTCTCTAACTGCCTGATTTAGAAGACTCCTCCCAAATTGGATACTTGATTTACAGCTACTTGACAAAATGATAACATCCTCCTCATCAACCGCATTTCTAACCGCATCGGTAGGCTTTAAATAACCTAGGCATTTAGCCACATCCGTACCGACAAACCATGGAGCACCTTTTTCATCCAACACTATTCTTACATTCCCAAATTCATTACTCTCAAAAATCTTTATATCTTCCATAGCAAAAAAATGCCCGAACAGCAGAACATAGCATCTCACCTCTACGAACCGCCGAACGGGTCAATATCTTTCAAACTTAAACGACCTTTAGTGAGATGCCGTCGTTTATGTTTCAATGCAAATATATTACGAAATATATAAACAACAAAATATTTAACAATATTTCATAAATATATATCTATGCCACTGATTATCACCAATACCGATTTTTCTCCATTGGCTCGTTACCTATTACAAATCTTATCCTCCAAAGCATAAAGAATTTTCGCTACGGTCTTATCACCACTTACCTTCACACAAGACTCACCAAGATCCCGGACGTCTATAGCCTCCCTAATACGGGTAAGCTCATCGTATATCTCCTCTATCACGTCAGAGATCATAACGCACTCATCAGAGTCCTTATGCTTTGACCACTCTGGAAGATCACCCTCGTAAGGTACGCAAGTGGACGGAGTTATATGTGAACAACTGTATTTTCTCATGCCAGTAACTTATTAACACGTTCCTTTAACGATCTCACCTCATCCGGGCATAACCCGCAATCATTATCACATAATGACCTTTGCAGACGAATTATCTTACCCCAATAGGATATATCGGGCTTGTCCCCGATCCTATACCTATGGTATCTCATGTATCTACCCCATTGACAAGACAGCCATTCGTCTACGACCTTACATAGATCTATTCTATCAAGGTTTGATATGCTCTGCGCGCCCATCGAGAATCTCCTTTCTCATTTCCTGTACCTCCTCGTCAGGCGGGCATCCATATGGCAGGTTCTTGATCCACTCACGGATCTTTTTCTGCATATTAAGATAAGATACGCCAACGCCATCACCCTTGGTACGAACTTGCTTATATATACTAACCACGTCACGCTCCATGGTCTGCAACGGATCTTGCATAACCATACAACCAGCGGTGCTTCTAGAAGCGTACTCCATATCGCTAACAGCGGTAGAAGAAGAATGATTCATCATACTTCTCTCAATCCTTTCTCTCTCGGCCCTTAACGCCTTTTCCTTACAAGTATTACAACCCACGACTAAATATTTTTATGTTTAACAATCCACGCAATTGGTAGCCATCTCAAGAAGCTCTCTGACACGATCAATAATCTCATGGGCGGCCCTTATGTTATCCAACCTGACATTCGCCTCGGCTACGGCCATAAGTGTCTCCATCTCCTGTATCTTGCCTATAAGGTCCTTATCCATATCCTCACACAAGATATCAGTCTTGATCCATAGCCGGTCAAGACGCCTGCGTATAAGATCCGTCTTAAGATACTTGCGACTGAAATTGTAAGTAGAAGGGCTACCTATGATCTTAATATCATATATACCGTCTGGAAGATCAAGATACTTGACATTACAATCATCGTAATTAAAACAATTGAGACCTAGTGTTAGGCTGGTAAAGGTATTGACCTGATTCTTGCCAAGAAACAACGTAACGGGGTCGGACATCCCAGGGGTAGTGATCTCGATGATCGCCTTCCTGTCCTCCAGCAGCCCCCACTCGGACTCATCCAGTACCTGCAATACCTTTGGATCACGTGTCTCTAGCACCTGAAATGACAACCGAATATCATTCATATTAACCTTCTTATCGTACCTACACAAACTATCGTCATAACGAGCCTGCATATCAAGATCCGGAATATCGGTATAATATGTCTTGACCTCATGACCGTTGATAAATACCGATGTTATCTGGCAAACATGAGACCTAGCGACATCAAAAAACACCATCCTTACATTACCCTCATAATCAACGCCCGATGTCGGGTATGTCAATATCTGGGTATTATACTCACCATCGTTACGTCTAGCCACGACAGTAATAACGATAGGTTTCTCTATATCGTAATCATCCATGATAATCCTAGCGGCGAACTTATCATGAATTATCTTCGGTATGATATTGATCTGATTCATTCGTATTTCTTTTTCACAAAGATAACTATAAAGACGAATCTTAAAAAATAGATTCAAAAAATAGTACCACATGAATATATTAGGTGATTATATGCCATTTTACACTAAAATCGTAAAATGGTATATATCTATACGGAAATCCGTACTGGGTTCCACCAAAACCCTCTACCTTCTGGTAAGGTACTTACATCGAAGGCTTCTTTTGCCAATTTTCTGATGATGTTAAATGCAGCGTTGATATCGGCGTTAATAATACTACCGGAAGATGTTTTGAATAATCCTCGTTTGATACGTCTTCCGGCATATTCCTCATGCTTGCAAATCTTCTCGTTATCCAAGAAACTACATTTCGAGGTATAGGATTCCTCAACGATCTTAACATTAATACCCTCAAGTGTAGCTTTATATGATATCATTGAGATAAACATATTAAAAGGAATAGATACAAAGTTCTGGTTATTTCGTTTTCCGATATTGATCTCTTGTTTCCAGCATCTGTTATGACCGATCATGATCGTATTAATGCCATTGGAGACTACGTGATTAATCAATACCCTACTAGCTTTATGAAGATAATCCTTGATCTTGTTATTCCTTTTGTTGGTTAACGACCTTATTCGCTTTGATATTTGTTTATTGCCTTTTAATATTGATTTTAAATATGCTAATCTTTTATTATAATACTGGTTGATGGACTTCAAAGGTCTACCATTGATGATAAAGCAAGAACCGGTATTTGATACGCAAGACGCAAGATTATTAAGTCCAAGATCAATACCAAGGTAATTCCCATTATCATATATAAGGTTTTTCTCTTTCTTATTATATACGATCTCAAGAGCAATATATCCATTCTTAGGAACAAACCTAAGCTGTTGGATATTTTGCTTGTTGGTTCTTGTAGTAAAAGAGAATTGCTTTGGTAACTTAATAATACCTTGCTTTATCCATTTCTGAGAAAAGGCTGTTGTCGAGAAAACAGCCATAAACATCCCGTCTTTGTCAAGATACTTAGGTATTCTTACTTTCTCAGAATATTCACATCTGTTTTTCTTGTTAAGAAGATTGAAGAAGGACTTGAAATTCCGATCAACCATCATAAGTACCTGTTGGGCTACTGGTGTTGGTAAAGCACGATAGTCAACGTCATCTTCTGTTCTTAATTTCTTTTCAAGGGAGTAATAGTTGAGGTATTTATACTTAACAGTATTATCATTCTTATATTGAAAGTAATGCTGCCTAACAACATACAATCCTTTATTGTATAAGCTCTTGCACTTATGCAACAAATCTTGAAGCTCATTGTAATATATTGAGCTTTGCTTGATTATATGTTGTTCGACCAATCTCATGACACAAATATATAGATTATTATTTATATATAAAAATAATTCCTTACATTTGTGATGTAAAGTTATATATAATCACCATATATTATCAAGAAAAAAATGGATATATTCGCGCCATGGTCGGTTGGATGAGTGGTTTAGTCGGTGGTCTGCAAAACCATATACCTCGGTTCGAATCCGGGACTGACCTCATATTTGCAATTCTTTTCTGGGGTGATAACCAATAGGTGTATGGGGTTTCTTGTACACCTATTATTTTATCAATCCGAATCTTTTCAACAACACGAATAATACAACCAATATACCTAAGATCGACATAAAGATAATAGCCATCGGCCACCTTGATTCCTCCTTATCGTCTATATCCTTATGCTTGATGTCTGTCTTCTTATCAATATCCTCAATACCGGTGATCGTCTTATCAACGCCAAGGGAATCGGTCGTCACCGTGCTATCCCGCCGGCCGATGACGATATGAGCGTCCGTCTGGGAGGACACGGGTCGCTCCCCAGTGGATGGATCCACCTCCTTCGTAGTATCGAATTTCCTCTCAGTTATGACAATATCAGCATTAAGATCAGATGTCCTGATCTCTACGATCTTCCGGTCCATGACCTCATCTATCATCGTCTCTATCCTGCTTATCAAACGATTATCTATAGACGTGTCGCTAACCTGCCTCCTGCTTCCACAAGAGGACAGGAATAGCGACAGACCTAAACAAAAAACAGCCTTAAGACTTATCCTTAACCTTATCATCAGCAATCTTCTTTATATCGTCAAACATCTCGTCAGGTATGTTTTTAGAGAAGCCAAACATCTTGAATACGTTTATTCTCTTGAATACAGCCTTGAATACCTTCACCAAATAAGCGTCAGCAAAAGCATCCCCTATCGTATTCAGGAAAAGCATAACATATCCAACAAGAGCTATATACACCCCATATTTGGTAACGGTAAGTATCATGCTAGCCTCCTCCTCGATCGGGTATAACGTCTTATATATAACACATAATGTCATTACTATAAAACAGGACAAAGCGAACTCCTTAAGGATATCAGTAAACCTGACCTCCCTAAACCATCTCTTGAAACTAAACCTCCTCCTACGGCTTCTACGGAGCTTCCAGCCCCTTATGCTTTGCGCTAACCTAGCCAAAAAATTAGCTATTAATACTATAAGTAATACAATCAATAAATGATGCACTGGCTGGAAGTAAGCCCAACAAGAGGCACCATACGCAAGCGCAATATTCCACAAAGCCCCTACTCGCTCTATCATGTCTTTGTCTTTCATTTTGTACCCTACTCGCAAAGTTAACCACTATACCATTAAGTACCTAAAACACCACGGCGTGTATACCGTTCCTAGTATCAAGGCTATCAAAATGCAACCAATTCACCTTCCCTTCAAGCCGGAAAGGATATGGCAACATATCTTGATGATCCAAAATCAAGCCTCTAGCCTGTTCCGCCGTCATTGACTTGACATCGAAATCCCCAGCCTTACCCAACACATGAGCGGATAGATAAACATCTTTCTTATCCTTAACTATCTGGCAGATGTTGCATCTAAGACCACGTTGGGAAAACTGCCCCTGCTTGTCCCAATTATTACAATACATAGGCTGTTTAATTATATCCCTCCGTAATATAAGAAGATTATGGAGAAACGCTGTATCAAGAAACTGCCACGATCTGTCCTTCCACTTATTGTACGTATGAGGACATACCAATTCTACTATATCAAAATACAATCCAAGTTCTTTTATGATATCATTTCTATCCATATTAAGCCGGTTTTATCGTCCATCTCTGGGCGTAGTTATTTTTTAGCACATATATCTTCTCCATAGGTGTAGCGGGAGACCCGTTGGACGAGCCTTTCACGAATCCCTCTGGGGCCTGCTCCGTGCCGGAAGGACGCTGGTTTTCGGTTGGATAAATAGCATTATACATGCTTACCGAAAGACTATAGAACTGGTTCCTCTTCCCATCCTTAGCCACGGATGTCATAGTAATCTGATCCCATCCTACAACAAGGTCGTAGAAAGAGTTCACGAAATCATCTGATCTTTTTTGGTTATGAGTGGATGCATTCACGTTAAACCATGTAATAGCCCTCATCTCATAAATATAATCCGGAAGCTTATCCATTCTAAGACTATTACAACTAAAGACACTAAAACCAGTAAGATATTCCAGTCCCCTTCCAAACATATTATCATCATTCCATCCTGTCCTTCTCTCAGAAGCCATCCAGTCTTCAAGAAAACCAAAAGTGGTGATTATAGGATTTATTTTATCAACCTCAAATGATGGAATAGTATTAAGGTCAAAATAATTCCACATATCACTGGGGCCAGGAGTTATATTTAACGTCTTAAGTTTAGGAAGGTCATTAAACTCCTTTATATATCTATCCAAATAACATGAACTTAAATTAAGATCCTCAATTTTTTTCATGTTCTTTATATTTCTTATCCCACTAGCCTCTATATCCCTAAGATCAAGCATATTAAACATATTTAAATAATATACCTCTGTCTTGCTGGTTATAGCCTCAGGAATTACGGTCATTCTTTGCCCAATATTTTGAAGATCGATATAAATTAACTTTTTGGATCTTGACAGCTTGTCTACAGGTATACCGTCATTAACATACTTCGTATGGGATACGACCAAAAACTCAAGTCCTGGTATATCCACAATCGGGAAAGCCGTCATCTTACAAATTTGGATATTGGCATAATAAATATCACAAGTAAAATCTATCGACACAGCCCGTTGTACGTCCCTCCTCCCATCAGCGTAAGCATGATTATCCACAGGTACGTATTGCGATCCATTCTCCTTCCTGAACCACCACGTAGTATTGGGATTTTTCCTGTGTTGTATTGCCAAAGAACGGAATATGATACGATAATTATCCTGCCCTTGAACCTTGGTCATAGGAAACTGTTCCTTTATTCCATCCCCCCAATCCACATTAGCCATACCGGGCTTTCTGGATCTAAACTCAACAAACGTATTAAAAGGATTATCAACGACAGGATCGGGTACATAATTATAATCATCGGTATAATAATTTCTAAGTGCCCTGTCCCATGTAGTGAACCATACGAACTTATTTGATGAAGCCTCATATTTATATAATGTCTTAGCCATTACCTATCTTGTTAAAATATTCTACAATAACATTCCTGTCCAATCCCATAGAATCACATAAATACTCCCCTTCTGGTTGACCCCCAAACGATAATACCTTATCCGTATCATGAGCTAAAACATCTCCATTGCCTACAAAGGTACGCCCATCGTCAAATACGATAAGCTTATATGGCTTATACGACCTCGTGTCAATATCAGAAGATCGTATTGACCTTAACACCGAAGCCTCTGGCGCCATACTAAACCTCCATCCATAATTATTCATAAGCACATAAACCATCTCCATAGGATTCGACGGAGAGCCATTAGACTGACCCTTTATAAAACCAGAGGGAGCCTGTAATACGCCACTAGGTCTTTTATCATCAGGCTTGGAAGCTGAATACATACTTAGATACAATCCATAAAACTGATTTCTTTTGCCATCGGAAGCAGAGGAAGACATAGTGAGATAATCAAATCCCATCACCCTCTCATATAATGTCGATATAAACGTATCACATCGACCTTGGGTTGACAAGCTGCGATACATATAAAAGCTATTCATGGACCTCATCTCATATATATAATCCGGGAGATTACTTACATCTATATTACTATAACTGAATGAAGCGTCGATACGCTCAATGTTTCCCAATCCCTTACCGCTCATATACGGATGCCAACTCACGACAGGTCCATACCATCTATTTATATGATCGAAAATCTTTAAACTAGAATTTATCTTATCCACCTCATCCATAGCCGGGCATGTGTTAGGATCAAACGATGATGTGGCATAACCAGGACTTAAATACAATTCTTTTAAATTATTGAATGATAACCATTCCTTAGGATATAGCCTTACCCTTCCACCAGCTAAATGCAATATCTCCAAATTAGGCCACATGGAAGGGAATTTCCTTATATTGGAAGCTTCGGTATCACTAAAGTCAATAGACTTGGACAAATTCAGAACTTTCAATTTAGTTAGTCTATTCCAATCCTCCGGGATGGACGTCAACGTACCCACACCAAACTCACTTAATGCTATACGCTCTATATTTACCGATCTCATTATCCTATCCTTTGGTATATCTGTTATGGTACGATCCCCAGGAATACTTATAATCAGATGGACAAGGCCAGGCATATCAAGTATAGGGAATCCTGTCATCATTATCCTTGCTGTTTGTACAAATGTAATATCATTCGTAAAAGTCATGGCCACGACCCGCTCTTTATCCAGCCCATCAGCATAAGCATGATTAGGCACGGGGATATACTCACTCCCGTCATCCTTATAAAACCACCATGGATGACTGTCTGGATTCTTACGATAACTTATATCCCTTCTCCTGAACATCAACCTATATTGACCATATATAGATCCACTCCTAGCCTTTACAAAAGGGAATTGCTCTTTACTCCCATCTCCCCAATCAACCTCGCACATGCCGGGAGCATTAGAATAAAATTCTATATACTCATTATAATTATTACCATCCAATATAGGATCAGGAACATCATCAGTAGTATCATTCCTGTTAACGCCCCTAAAAGCGTATTTACCCTTAGTAAAAAAGGTTATAGACCCTTTATTCGTATCCTTACATATCAGCCTCATACCTCTCCCTCCTCTATTCTCCTGAAATACTCGACAACCGGTGAGCTGTCCAATCCCAGATCGTTACAGATATCCATAGCCTCGTATTTGTCAGCGAAATTATACTTACTCATATTATCATCCAATACATCTCCGCCGAACACGGATACATGGCCGTCCTTTACGCCAAGGACGAAAGGGGTGATCCTAGCCTTCCCAGCCCGCCTTGCCCTCGTAAGGGCGGCCTTAGAAGCCGGGGCAGGGGCCAAGACCCATGTCTGCCCGTAGTTATTGGTAAGCACATACACCTTCTCCATAGGCGTCGTAGGATTACCGTTGCTAACACCCTTATCAAACCCCTCAGGGGCTTGATAAACGCCAGATGGTCTCTTGTTGGTAGGAGCTGCGGAAGTATATAAATCTAAGGTGAGTTTATAAAACTGATTCCTATTACCGTCAGAAGCCGTCTGTGACATCGTTATATAACTCCACGACATTATCTTATCATAAAATGTATTTACGAATGTATCAGCCCTCTCCTGCGTATTTATAAATGTACCACCATCACGCAAAGTCCATATCCTAAATTCCCTTACCTCATACAACCAATCTGGGAGATCGTCTACCGGTACCGTGCCTGAATTACAATACGTGCCCTGAATCTTATTCAACTTACCTTCTACTAGATCTTGTTTCCATGAGCTACCACTACCCATAAAAGTAACGCCTGTCTTATCATCTCCAACCTTATCCACCTCATCAAATACAGGTATATTATTCCGATTGCTTATAATGCTTATACCTTTTGCTGGAATAGAATTAAAAGCCGGATCATAAGAAGGGATGTTACACCAGTTGAAGTTAAATTCAGTAAGATTCTTCCATTCAGAGAATCTTCTCCAATTAGAATCAGGATTATCAGCGAAATTAAAAACGGAATTACACCCAAAATACTTCAATCTTTTCATTTTTAAAAACTCCTCCGGCCAATTATCCCAAACACCAGGGTGAGAAAAAGACCCCATCTGTATATTACGAAGATTAACGCTCTTGCTTATCCTGTCATATGGGATATCTCCATTTTTTAAAACGGACCTAACCATAGCCAAATAAGTTATATTAGGTAGATTAACTACAGGAAACTCATGGAGGACAATACCCTCCATATTGAACTCCCCATCGATTACGTTAGAGAACCTCATCGTAACCTCCCTACGCCTGATATCGCTATACTTATGTGGAGGAACCGGTATATACTGAGATCCATCCTCCTTCCTATACCACCATGTAGTATCGTCAGGATTCTTTTTGTACTCAATATCTAAAGACCTGAATACTATCCTATAACTACCGTCAGATATCTTGACCAAAGGGTATTGATCCTTTGTCCCGTCACCCCAATCGACGTCCACGAATCCTGGATTGTTTGCCGAGAACCTGAGATTACGATTAAAAGCATCATAATCTACTATCGGATCAGGCACATAATCAGCATCCTTCCCATTATAACAAGGGAACCTATCCTCGTTAACATAAAACGTCACCGAGGACAGGGCCGTATCATATCCTACTAAAAATCCCATATCAACTAATTGAGGTTATATCATAAGACACCCATTCCTTGTATCCGTTAACCATCTCATATACCTTGTTGATGGTCTTGCATACGACAGCGAATCCGATATCCACGTTAGGGAACTTCTCGTTAAGCTCATCTATAGTAAGCTCCTTAGTTATACTCTCATCCCACTTACGCATCTCCTTTACCTCCATAAGGATCGGTTTACCGGTTACTCCTACGCTCATCACCCATTCTCCCTCACGGTTGGCATCCGCCAGATCCGGGAAGATAGTAACGCCAAACAACTCCGTGAGCACGAACTCATCGCCGTTCCGGGTAAACGACACCGCCGCTCCGGGGGTCAAGACTACCTCGTTCACCGCCAGCATACTCACCAGCTTCTTGGCTCCCCCTGATACAGTACCATTCAACACGACAGTCACGTTACCCGTAGCGCTATTAACAAACTTGATATCATTCTTCTCGCTATTTATAGCCTGTAACCTAGACCCAGATACGATATTTACGATCTCATAATTCTTGTCGTAAGTACTCTGTAGCGTCACATTACCGTATTTAGTATCGATAAGGGTAATCCACTTAGCCTTACCACCTACTATCTCTACAAGCTTATAAAACACATTATTCCCGTCAGCGTCAATCCACCTAGCTATAGCTCCCGGAGCGAAATTAGTTACCTCCCGATCTTGGGTATAACTTATAGTGCTTTCCGTAGGCTTATTAGCTAAAGTAATATAAAGACATTGCTCTACGTCAGCCTCCATCTTGACTATCCCAGCACCATCGTAATAATAATCAGGTACGTTTTTATCTCGTATCAACAAGATGGTACCTTCCTTAAGCTTATCGGCGTTAGTAGGATCGTCTACGAAAGATTTCATTTGGATATAGGTATCGAAGATAATCGACGTACTCTTATCCTCTATCTTCTGATTAATATCATCAACAATATCGTTAATCTCGTCTTTCGTATAATAAGGAGATAAGTCAACCTTAGGGCCTTCCTGCTCTAGAGCTTGATTCCCATCCCACCAATAATCGGGGACATCCGACTCGCGAATCCAAAAACTATCGCCAACACGGAGCTTAGCCGTGTTCTCCGGTATGGCCAACCAGTCGTTCATAGCCTTGACAGTATCGAATATATAAGCCGTATTCTTACCCTCAGCTATACGTCTTACGACATCCAGCTCATCCTCGATGTCATCAAGTCTTTTCTTTATATTATCAACCTCCCTCTCTAGTTTATCATAATCATCTTCCTGGTCTATAGCCTCTCCAATAGACATATACACCTCATTAATTAGCTTATTGTAAGTAATACGAGCTACTTTCTCGTAAGATGTCTTATACGATCCGGCTCCTTTATGGGTATTACATACAAAATCATATGTATTCTGATATACTACAGATCCACCGGTATTTATAAAATTATATCCATCTTGGCTCATCGTACCTCCCTTGTATCCGACAAGCTCAAAAGAGCATTTACCCGTGCCTTTAGATCCAAACCATGTAGCGTAGGCCATAAAATACGTCTCTTCAGGTAGGACATCATAATACTTAGCCCTTAAATCCTTCACCGACATCCAAACACATTCCTTACCGGATCCTGTATTATCACCACCCCATTTAAGGACTTCCCTAACAGAGCTATCTCCATTTCCGGGGCCAGACCAACCTACAGCAAGATTATCTATGGTGGGAACATTAGAATTAAGGGCTTCCGTCATAGTATCCAAATCCCTTCCAGAGCTTGATTCCCATAAATACCTAAAAGTCACAAAATCGACATCTCCAATCTTAACACCTCCAGTATTACTAGGATATGTCTTTGTGACTAACTCATAATACCATTTACCGTCACGGAAAGTAACCCTTATCCTCTCTACTTGCTTGGGGGATATAGAGACATATGATCCACCAACGGAGACGTTATCGCCATCAACCGCACGGGAAGTCACATCCTTTGGATCCTCAGGATCTACGGGGGTGTAGATCGTAGCCTGCTTATCTCCGGTGTTGATAATAACTATATAATAGCTATCCCCGTCAAGACCCTCGTCATGAGCCATGGTGACAAAACCTTGCTCGCTATCCGGTCTCCATTCAACGACAACCATATGCTTGTCCATAGGTATACCGGAAACGCTGTTAACGTAGTTGGTTGAAGACATGAAAATAGCATGGTCATCATAAGCCTCATCCACACGCTGATGCTTAGTAGCCAGTCCATCAAGACGAGATATTTCTGTGGGGTCGGAAACCTCGACCCCATTATAATCATACCACTTATATCCTATCATCGTATTCTCACGACGATATTTCCTTTTTCTTATGACCTGACCTCCAGCTAAGGCGTCAATCATAAAATAATCATTACATACTTTAACCATAGCCATTCAGATTAACAGGTTTGACATAAACAAGCCACGATAGTAGCGCCATCGGGGATGGAGGTCAGTGTCGTACCTACCGGGTAGGTAGGAGAGGATGACTCCATCACCGTTAACGACGTCCGCTCAACGACCATATCGTTATCCACCAACCGACTTCCCTCCACATAGAACCGGCCATCGGCTACCTCATAGCACTCTCGCACCGGAACCATATGTCTTTGGCTTTTATCAGCGTAATCGCATATCGTGACCTTAGCCCCATCAGGAATAGAAGACAACTCATCTCCAACACCGTAATCCGGATGATCTGAATATACCACATAAAGCTTGGACTTGATATCTTGCAATGCAGGATTGACCGTCCTAAAGCCCTTTAGATGGATCTTATGCCCCCCGATCTCATAACAATCATCTACATCCATGATATTGAGATCACAGCTAATAACGGTCCATCCGTCTATAACAGATTGCGTAGGTGTAGTATTTAATCTATATGCTGGATCAGTAGACTCTACGATCTTATAATCAAATGTCTTGATATCAAGATTACCGTTAAGAGACTCTTGCCTCCGGATCTTTACCGTACCATTGCCGGTATCATAACAGGTCTCGGTAGTATCTATAAGCCGATCCATGTAATCCGGCTCCTCGCATTCGATACGAGTAAAATTAGATGGCAAAGAGATATATTGAGTACCAATCTTGATATCATTATCCGTAGAACTCAATACATGATGATTATACGACCTAACATGATTTAAAGGGTTGATAACGTAAGTGGATTTAATTCTTACCGATCCTCCTGGAGTCGAGTAACATTCTATCGCACTTCTGGTAATACGATCATCCAACCTTTCTATGGCACACCTTTCACGGATAAAAACCGATGGGATGCTATTCATCCTATCCCCTAGACCATATCCGTTATCAGACGAGTCCACAATCTCCCAGAACTGGTTTCTTTTCCCAAGATCACCATCATAAGACACCACATGTCTCATACGTATGCTCCCGTTTGATGTCCTATAACATTCCTCGATATCAATAGGCATTCTGTCTTCCATATCCGTGAAATCACAAGACACCAAAGACCATCCGGTAGGCAGGGTGGATATCCGCTGTCCCGGGGCGAAACCGCCGTTATCCGAATCCAGTACCTCGTAGCGGACGTGGCGCTCGTTTGCCTTGGCATCATAAGACACGACTCTCCTTACCTTGACATTACCCTCACCGCTATCATAACATTCCACGAAAGACTCGATATCACGATCCTCCATATCCTCCATCTCGCACACCATGCGATCCCATCCTCCAGGTATGGCATTATATATCCTATCCACGAGAATATCGGGATTCTCAGATCGTGTAACGACATAAACAGCGCCCCTTATATCTATATCTCCATCATAAGACGTTATTCTTAATACCTGTACACGACCTTTATCTGTATTATAGCATTCTTTCCTTGACTGAAGCATTCTATCCTCAAAGTCAACGAAATCACAAGGAACCAAAGAGAATCCGTCGGGGAGGGTAGCTAGGGCGGCTCCTGGGACAAAGTCTGCGTTATCGGAGTCCACTACCTCGAAACGTGTGTATCTGGCCTTTATCTTGGAGTCATACGACACCATCCTTCGAAGTTTAACGTTTCCGCTACCGCTGTCATAACACTCTATATAGGATTTGATATCTCTCTCCTCCATATCGTCAAAATCACAGACTACCCTTATCCAAGTGTCTGGCAAGGAACTGAAGCTGGCGCCCTCAGGTTGTGACGGATCGGTAGTCTCCAGGACTTTATAACTCTTATCCCTAACTCCTATATTCCCGTCCCATGACGTAAGAACCTCCAGCTTCACCTTACCGGCCGGTGTCTTATAACATTCTATAGTTACCTCAATATCCCGGTCCTCCATATCCGTGAAGTCACAAACAACCTCAACCCAGTTATCGCTTATACTGGTGATGAATCCTCCTACAGGATTCTCAGGATCGGTACTTTGCTTGACGCGATACCATTCCTTTCTGGTACCCATCTCGTAATCAAATATCTTATACCCCTCTATCTGTACCCTTCCGGTCCCGGTATCAAAGCATTTAAGCACCGGTATTATCTCCCTTTGGGTCATGTCCGGGAAATCACATACTATACGACTCCATGTGTCGGGTATCTTATCATACTCCGTACCGATAGGATTGCTATCGTCAGTCGTATTCACCACCTCATAATGGGATACCTCCGGGTTCAGGCGGGGGTCTACTGACTCAACTCCCTCGATCTGGACCTTGCCCCCTTCCGTGGCGTAACATTTACTTACGAATATCAACTCCCGATCGGTCATCTCCGCTATGCTACAATCTATAGCTACCCACTCGGCAGGAACTTTGTCCAATTCCGTACCAATAGGCGTATCAACATCTGAAGAGTTGATGATAAATATCTTCTCGGCCAATATCTCACCCTTATTATTCATATAGGTATGGATACGAGCCTCTACCTGACCTCCCGGAGTACGATAACATTGGTTGACGATCGACACACGGGCGTCCTTGATGTTAATGAACTGATAGTCCTTTTTAGGGACCTCGCTTACAAGTCTCTTTACTCCTTTATCATCGAAGTACACGTAACACCCGTCATTCCTCATCATGACCGGATACGTCTTTCCGTCTATGACAACACCTGAGAAGTCATCTGGCGGAACGGAGAAACCCATGCTACCGAAGATGGAAGCCAGTCTCTTTAAATACTCATTAATAGCCGACATAATATCATATTTTAATTCTACTGCCTCAAAGATAACAAAAAAGGGAAGAGAATTGAATCTCTCCCCTTTAGGAAATATATGAACGCAAAAAAGGTTCTTTATTTCGGCTCGGTTACGATGGCCGGGCCAAGACCAGCGGCAGCACCGATCATGTTAATCATCTCCTGAACACCCTCATGAGCACCATAGCGTACACGTAATATCAAATTAACCGGATCATCGGCGATATACTTACCGAATCCTTGAGAGTATCTATGAGGATTAATCGTGATCTGGAAGTCCACATATTGGGCTGTTTGTTCAACACGGCTGTATTCGTTCATGAATGTCCGTCCCATGAAGTCCTGATGTTTCGGGAAGCCGTTGAAATGAGCGTAACCCTTCAACTCATCATCCATCATATTGCCGCCAACATGAGTACGCGGGGCTTTGCTGGACAATCTCTCGAAGTGAAGCTGATCCCACCAAATGGGGGATCCCTCATCAAGAGAATCAGGATAACCACCGCTAGCGCCAACGATCTCAACGCTATCCTCTACATAGGTCATTTTATCCATCAAGCACTCTGACGGAGATAATAACATTTCCTTGCCACGGAAACGGATACCGCACTTGCAATTAGTGCCAAGTTCCTGAGCCGATTCCAGTTTCTTCCACATACGGTTGCGGTAGGACGCCGGAGCCTTGCTGGTGAAGAATCCCTCGAACACCTTGTCGCACTCATCACACAACATGTTAGTATATACCGTTGTCTGGAAGCTATGCTGGCAAGCCGCAGGAGTACCGTAGTCAGTGATCTCCAGTTCCGGGAAAGCCTGTTTGATTTCCTCCAAAGCACTGTTTCCGCACTCATCATCCGGGATCGTGATATAATACTTCTCCTTGGATACCTTGCAAGAACCACAGGCTGACCATGAAGCGGTACGAACCGTAGGATTCTCGCACATATCGGATGTTTTAGCCACATAGTAGATGATAGCTGTAGGATTAGCCTCCACGAAAGTAGAAATCTCCTCATCCGTCAATTTCTTGGAAGTAGCGGCGATATACAAACCAGATCCCTTGATCTGGCTCATCTTATTAACCGTATCAGCTACCACATTAGGTAAAGACTCTACCGTAGTAGACATATCAACACCGTCATCCTCCAAAGAAATAGAATAAAGATAACCACCCTTAACTTCTGTATAATTAGGAGGACAATCTGTACATCCTTTCATGATAGAGATAAGACGTTGAGTATAGTCAGCAGGTTTAGCCCCTTTCTTCATAACCTTATAACGTGACATGCTGCCGTTGATGCTCTCACGAACGATCTTCAACCCCGGATATTGGGCGCGAACCTCAGCCAACGCCAGATCATCACCAGTATCGCATACCTCCATGCAATAGAAATTGACATCCTCCGTATCAGGCTCAGTAGCCTCGTTAGTACATCTTGTGACCGGAGTGATATCAATATAATCGGACACCTTACCACCACCGGCGATAGGCTGGTTTTTCATCCGCTCGATACACTTCAATACGGCGGGTAACAAATCAACCTCCTCGCAAGGATCACATTCCTCGCATTGATTAGGGGTATTGTCGCAATCATCCAAGAGGATAGCGTCAAAGATCTCAACACGACCTCCCTCGTAGCCAAGAAGCTCGAAAGCCCTGCCGGCGAGAATCAAGCGGATAACGATACGGTCGCCCTTGGAAACGGAGAAAGCCGTGTCGTCAGAGACACCATTGTATCCTAAGATAACGTCATCGACATAAGCGTGATCCTTCTTCGGCCAAGAAGCGTAAATCTCGGTGATCTCATTCAACGAGAACAAAGGCGTGGAAAAATCCTTATCATATATAGAGCGGGAAGCCGCTTGTTCATTACGACCGATACGGATCTCATAACGCTTGTCATTACGAGGCTTACCGGTAAAATCAATCACGGCCTTACAACCGTTCTCGGAAGTATCTCTGGTATCATAAATACCGATCTGTCCTTCCTTCAATAAGATGGAATCAACATCCACCATCTTAGCGTGCGGGGGTACGAAAAGTACCCGGTCTTGCGGTCTGTGCAACATATTATCAATTTTTTAGTTCAAAAATCATTACCTAACGCAAACATAATCATAAACAACATCACCTCAATAAAACATAGTCGGGAATATATGACAATACAGCCATATTACATTTTTTGTAAACATGTTATACTGAAAATGCTATTAGAATGCATATATCCATAAAAACAGGACAAGAATCTTTATAGTAAGTATCTTATAATCAACTACTTTCTGGAGTCGGATATTTCTCCGAATCCAGAAAAATAATATCCGATTATATAATAATGCAATAAAAATCCCATTCACATAATTCTATGTATCAATATATTATAATATATTTTGGCAACAAATCCCATTTAATTATATTTGTATCGTGAATCTATCTATCACAGACCGATTCACGATGTAGTATAAATTAAAAATATAAAGTTATGAAATCAAATTTGATTTTAAAATCAGAAAGCAGGATGCTTTTAGGGAATCAGATATCCATAATGAGCAAGGATGGGTATGTATGTATAACTGAGGCTATGAGTTCAATAAAGAGCAAAAGGGAATCCATGGGATTATCATCAAGGGAAATTAATGACGTATTGTCTCAGCAAGGGTTCAAGGAGAAGATAAAAGCCCTAATGAGCCAGCTTGGATACGGCAATGATAATATCAAAAGCAAGCTGGATTATGAGAACCTTACGCTAAAAGAATTTAGAAAAGCGGGATTAGCCTATAGGAAGGGAGGTAGAGGAGCCCAAAAATGGTTTATAGATCCATACGTATTTATCACCATAGCCATGGAGTTGGATCCTGAAATATACGCCACGGTAGTTATATGGCTAACGGACGGCCTCGTAAAGAATAGGAATATAGCGGGAGATACGTATATAAAAATGAGCGGAGATATAAGATCCTTATTAGGCGATAATATAACGAATGATGATTTCAAGGGATATATATCAAGGATAGCCAAAGGCATAAATTACGTGGTGTTCGGCAAGCATGAAGAGGGCATAAGGAATTATGCCTCGATTACGCAAATGCAGGAGATAATAATGACACAAGGATATATATCCGATATGATAGAAAGTGGAATCGTTTCTAATTTTGACGGAATAATAAATTATCTCGGCATGAAGTGGAAGAAAAGATGGGGATCGAAAAATCCTGTCATAGATAATTAAAGCAAGTTAACAAAAAGCCTACCCGTTTCCGAGTAGGCTTAATGATCAAACTAACGGTGTTTATTTAAAGGAAGCCACATTATCCTTATCCATCCTATATCTACTTAGTTCATTCTCGTTAAGGTTGAATTGCTTGGCGACCATATCCAGAATCTCCTCCACCAAAGGATCGGGCAGCTCAGGGTCGATGTCCGTGGACCGCTCGCCGGCGGCGTTGATGTACCCGGCCAGATCCACCCGTACCGGATTCCGGTAGTAGGTCATCCTGACCTCGTCTGTGAGGAAGCCGTCCTCATACACCACGACCTTCCCGTCACCTATGGTGTAGAACGTTTCCCGATAGTCAAAAGAAGGTTTATTATTATCATCCCCAAGAAGCTCATGGACATTCTCGTTCTTAGCCTCCCACATGACAAAATCTCCAACCTCACATCCATTATAAGAAAACGCTCCTTTTATATTTGAGAACCATAAATAATCATCAGGAAGACCGAATGATGTCGATTCGGGGTCATCAATATGATTGATCTTATTAAGCGATTTCCAGTATACCAGAAGAGTTTGTATAGATCGGATGGTCTCATCATCCTTCCTATTAAGATAGTATCTTATCAACCTATCCTGAGCCTCATTGAACAAAAGCACGAACCTTCCTGGATCAAGCTTAATCCCGCCATTGGCGAGATTCTGCTCATTCTTCTGCAAAGACCTTAGATACGCTTCTTGGATCGTCATCGTTATTCCTCCTTATCACCTTCCCCTACGTCTTCCTTCTTCTTGACATCCTTAACCTTCTTGGTCTTATCGTCTATATTAGAAATAGACATAAGTTCCTCGTACTCATCCAAGACATTAGCCTTTACACTGATAAGATCTTTCTTGGTAGCCAAAAACTCGGCGGACGTACGGGTGTCAGGGCCTATGATCTGACCATTATATTGCAAGCCGGATGGAGTCATGTTAATACGACCGTTACGTTGAAGGACGTTTATGATACGATAGAACTCAAGAACTTCCTCGAAATCACCCTCCAATGAACGATCCCAAATATCAAGCAGATAATCGATGTTGGTCTTCTTCTCGTTCATCCAGTTTGATAGTGATCCGGTGTAATAATCATCCTCCGTGAAATCAGGACGAGTCACGATGCCGATGTACAGAAGAAGGTCAATGACAGCCTGACGTTCCTTGCCACCTTTCTTAAGGGCGTTGATAAACTTATAGCTGATATTCATCTTATTGATCTCACGCTGCTGAACGAAATCCTTGGCGTTGTCTTTCTCAATGAAACAGAACATGGAGTTCATGAAAATAGGATCACCATCCATTTCCTGAGGAGTCAACATGCCAGAAAATACAGCCAGATATAAATAAAATAACTCAACGGTATTAGCCGTGTTATAAACCTTACCCATATAGATCTTGTCTTTAGCATCATCCCAAAACTCGAAATTTGTCTGGGAAAGATCCTTCTGGGAAATATTCTCAAAAGGCTTCATTATATTATTGACACGCTGATCAACCAACTTATCAACCTCATCCTTATCCATGCCATTATAACATCTTGATCTTGGATAAAAACCGGTATTGTAAACTTCTGAGAAATCATCCCACGGGCAACATACGTGAGTAGCATTCTCCGGGAACGGAGCCTTGGCTATATTGGCGTCTTGGAAGGCCTGCGGAGCGCTTCCGTCGTGTTTACCTACTACCTCATACAAGGTATCTGACATGATATTGAAGCCGTTTACCTCGACCAATACCTTCTTTGATTTTAAAATCTCTTTCATTTCCTTATTTTTGCGTTACTTTCCTAAAAAAGAGGAGAGGAATATCCTCCCCTCTAAAAACCAAATTACATATGAAAAAAAAACTTAGCCGAAGTAGTTCGGTTGAAGCTCGATAATCAAGAACTTGCTGTTATCCATAACCCAAGCCGCTGAAGCTGAGTGACACCAGAATTGCTCTTTCATGCCCGGCAAGGATGATACGATCTCATTACCGTTAGCTTTGTGCGCCCAACGACCGTATTCATAACCCCACCACATGCTTACGCCTTCTGGCTTGATATAAAATACGTTGTTATTCATATTACCCAACTTAGCGTTAGCCGTATTAGGAATAGCGGAATACGCGTTAGTCGATCCAGCGTCAGTGATATTCTCAATAATACAAGAATAAGAGGATCTAGGATACATGCCATTCACTAACTCGCTACGATCTGTCATGTCAGCGTAATCTAAAGAAGGATCGTGCTCGAACTCTACATTTCCGATGCCGGGAAGAAAAGCGCCCTTAACCTGTACCGGGCCTAAGATCATAGCATCATTAGTACCGGATATAGGATTAGAAGGCAACATACGGTCACTACCCATACCCCAGCTCAAATTACTCAACGTAGTAAAGAAAGCCTCTCTAATCAACTTCTCTAAGTTGACCATAGCCATAGCTCCTACCTTGAACTTAATCTTACGCTCCGTAATAGGAAGATCTTGACGACCACGGAAAATATAAGCTGCAGCAGCCATAAGAGTATCCTTAGTAATACCCATCGGACGACTATAGTAGATAGTATAACCACGGCGAAGCTGACGGTAGATACCCTCATTTAAATGGATAGGACCATTTTGATCCATGATAATACCACCTTCTTGCCACATCAACTGTCTAGCTTCCAGCTTAACCAACTCAGCCATACAGAATACCTCCAGCGTGGACGCTACCTTAGCCGTACGTAAATCAAGTCTACCATTAACAGTCTTGCCGATAATAGCCAAATCAGGAATATTACCCTCATACTCGCTTCTCATGGCATTCATACGACGAAGGGCAGTCTCCACGAACTCTGAAGTGCTATTCTGGGCGGCCTGCATGGACTTCATACCAGCATACATAGTGGTCTCACCCTCAACGCCACGGTGGTTTCCTAAACGGAATTCACAAGTCATAGAACCGGCCTTGTCAGCTCCAGATACCTTAGAGAACTGGGTACTGTACTCACCAAGAGCATGACCGATCTTCCAGTAACGGATACCCGGACGTAATTTCTCTTTAGGGAAGTATTTGGCCTTTCCGCCGATAACACGACCCCAATAACGCGTCAAATCACCTTCTGTTTTTGAAGGGATCTCACCAGATATAAGGATATTACAGCCGTTAGCGGCGTCATAGGTGATGACATCATAAGCCGTAAACTCAGAGGTATTCAAAACGATATCAAACAAACTACCGTCAATACCCGGTTTTAGATGATGACCTGAAGTATCCTCAGCCGTAACGACAGCGAATGTCTTTGTAACAGGTAAATCATAACGGAAAGAAGCTCCAATACCGTTAACGGAGATCGTAGCGCCGTTATTAATCATACCCATATACATCGGGACAGGATAGTTGGCGATATTAGAGAACAAGTTCAACAGACCTAGATGATTCTTGTCGGGATCCTCATAATACCAGCTCGCCAATGAGCCTAAGTTATGCTCTACGAGCGAAGTCTTATAGTTCTTGGCATCGGTGAAGGCAATAACGTTATCGCCATTCACGGTAGCCGGGAAACTTTTTGTAAGAAACGGATTCATTTTCAATATATTTAAACGTTATACACTCTTTGATCCACTTAGATCAAGGAAGTTAGCCTCTATAGTATCATTATCGATATTATTCTTATTTTGCTTTCCTCCCTTATTGCCAGAAAGAAGAGTGATGGTCTTCTTATTGACCTCCATCTTAGCCTTGTTAGTCTTCTGTTTAAGGAACTCGTCCTTATTCATCAAGAACAAAGCCAGATCAGCGGCCATGTCCGGATTCTTGATAGCCTCCGAATAAGCTTTATCTATAGCCGTATGACCTTGATTGTCTATCGGCTTGGTAACGAAATCGACAGCCTTACCTATCATCGTGTCAGTCAACTGGAATCCTGAGCTTATAGACGTCTTAAGACCTTTCTTATAGATCTTCATCTGCTCAATCAACTCCTGTTTCCTTTTCTCGGATTTTTTCTTCTCCTCCTCGATAAGGTTATCCATCTCCTTTTTCAGGATATCATGGAACTTATTGGCCTTGGACTCAATGAACTCATCACCCTTGCCAATCATCATCTCCATATTATCCTTTATCTCGTCTTCCGGCATACCCAACATCTTATAATAATGCTGGATGACCGCAAGCTGATCATTCTTGTTGCTCATATCAAGGTTGTCCAATGGCGCCTGAATGTTCTGATATTGGTTTAGAAGCTGACCTACGTTACCTCCAACCTTATCCACCTCTATCATCTTCTTCATAAAGTCAGACATAGAACCGGTATCAACCTTATCCTTCAACAACTCATCGGCCTTATCCTTGATCAACCCCTCCACTATATCAAGTAAATCATCTTCTTTTGTGATAGTAGAAAGATCGACTGGCTTGTCATCTACCATAATATCAAGGTTATCGATACTGTCGATGATACCTCTGGCGGCCATCTTCTCCAAGAAAGATTTCCCGTTAAACACTGATACCACGTTATTATTATCAGTACCGCCTTCGCCAAAGGAATCCGGGTCTGGGTTGGTAGCGTCGCCGCCCTTATCCCCGCCACCGTCAGCCGCTCCGCCGTCGGCAGGCTCTTCCTTGGTATCACCTATAGGATTACCATCCTTATCATATTTACCCTCGATATTATTCTTATCGCCATCACCGTCACCACGGTAAAAAAGTTCCTCGACACTCATGGTCTTAAAACCCTTAGCGAAATCACCCATGTCATTCATACAATTTCCTTTTTTGCTTTTTACAAAAGTATTATTAATCCAATTACCAATTAAATCAAACCCATTATAGTATATGACAGAATTTTACGCCAAAATGATTACAGATTTTGTAAAAATATTTACAAAACTTGTAATCAATTCTTGTTTATTATTGACGTAAACCTATCTGTATCAGAACGTTTGTTTCTAGCGTCTATCTCCTTTTCTTTTAATTCCAACTTTCTTTTCTCTATCTCCTCACGAGATCTTCGCTCAGCCTCGGCGTTAGCCTGTCTGGTTCTCATCTCCTCTTCCTTGATATCAAGATCTCTTTCCCTTAAAGCCCTATCAGCCATAGCCTCGACATAATCCATGCCTTCCGAGTTGTTCTCGGTCCTAGCCGCTTGACCAGCGGCCATTATGCTCTTACCCCTTAAGTCGAAGTTGCCCTTGATATAAGCCAGCTCCTTATCCTTCTCATGCTCATCATTACGTGCCTGTTGCTCGGCCTCGGCTTGCTGCTGGACAAGTCGCTGTTGATTCTGGTATTCTTCTTGCCTTACACGATCGGCGTAAGATCTAGCATCCCTTCCGATCTGATTCATCTCAGCCGTTGAGTTGGCGCTCATCATCCTAGTGATATCAAGTAAGTCATTACCTAACGTATTTGTCTGTAATATATATTGTTTCAAATTCTCCAATTCCAGACGTTTCTTGGAATTAGAGACAGCCATAACATTAAGATGACGTAACGACAAGCTATTATCCGTAAGACTGATGTAAGCCAAGGAAAGATCGCTGTTTCTGTACATCACGGTCCAATCGTATCCTTCCTTCTGACATACTTGAGCCACGGCTAGATGAATATCCAATGTCCGTTTCTTGAAGTCATCGAAATCATTAAAGTAAGTCTGGGTCTGTAGCATAGTAGCGTTAACCCCCTGTTTTACGCCCGTAGAACTCTCGTATCTAGTTGACTGACCCATTGCCTGCTCGGATATTCCTATCATCCTATAAGCCATCATATAGGCGTAAGACGCCATTTCCATACGGGATCTTATCTGATCCGTATTAGTAAGATCATATACACCAAACTGATTATATATGCTACTCATCTGCGGATTCTGGTAAGGATTATTCGTATCATTGCCACCTACGCCCATAAACGAGACGGACTTCACGATCTGCATGAAAGTAGCTAAAGCACCCTTCTTGTCCATCATATCCTTATATTCAGTAGGCAAGAATCCAAGGTCGCCTAAGAAGAACTTACCGATCTCCTTCTCGGCGTTATTGTATAGCTGATTCATAGCAAGGTTATACATCATCTGGAACGGCTGTATGCGATCAGCGAGACTAGCCCCTATAAATCCCGAAACCGGAATGACATAATCATACAGACTGCTGTCACCATGTATCTGATGAGGTATTGGATCCCCACCGATATATATAGGCTTATCCATTAAATTACCTCCGGTGATCTTAACGCCAAACCTAACCTCAGGAACATACTCCAAGATGTAGGTGTTCACCTCAGGATCACTGACGGCTTCGGCCATAACCCTCTTCACTTTCTTGATACCGTTCTTCTCCAAGAACTCCGGGAGAAGCTCATCTGTCACAAGCTCCTGATCCACCATCCCAGTCTCCGTCATGTAAGTTATTAAGAATACCGGTTTCATGGATACCCAATATCCCTCCATAACCCTAAAAAGGCGGGAATCTATCTCATATCTCTTACCATTGGACATGTCAGAGTTAAAATAGCCAAAGGGATGGAAGCGGGGCAAGAAGCGGGGCTGGGTGTGCTCCTCCCCGTCCGGCCCGAAGGTGTGGTACTCACCCATCGGAACGCCGTAGTAATCCTCAGCGGCGACTATAGATTCATAGTCATGGTATCCCTTCCATGGGACAACCTCATTCTCGTACATACTGGTAATAGACGGCTTCTTTTTCTTCCAGTCATACCTAGTACCGTCATTAGATACCCACCCCTCATAATCATCATCACCGCCCATAATACGACGCTTGTCCTTGGCCGTCATCTTATGGCCGTATCTTGATATCAGCTCAACACCCTCGTAATAATGAATACGGCCCACATAAGATCCGTATTGCGGGTATTTCACGTCAGGATGGAAAACCTCCATCGGGCTCCATACCTCCGGACGATAGTAGTCGAAGCCAACGAAATGATTACGGAACATCTTTCCGCTAAGAAGACGATCCCGGAAATTCTCCCTGTCAAGCTCATCCATATAAAACCGGCTACGGTCGGCCTCGATCGTATGATCCCCCCATACCGCCGCCTGCGTCTTCCATCTTGTACTCATGAACCTCTGGATATCATCAGGGGTCATAGACGCCTTGACCTGTTGTATTTGCCGAACGTAAGCCTGACGCTCCTCCTCGGAATTAAACTCATTGTACGTAGGATCAAGACCGGCCTCTACAAGACGCTGATTAACGATAATATCCCACTGTTCTTGTATATGACGATGAAGTAAGTTTGACATCGTATCCTCATACTCACTTATAGCCATATCCCCTACCTCGTTAACCGTATACTTATCCTGTAGGTTTGTCAGCCATCCCTCAAAAGCGTTTACGATACCACCTATGATATCATAATGCTTCAAGAAAGAAGGGATTCTTATATCGCTCCTTAGCTTCTGTACGTTCCTTAACTGAGGGATGACATCCGCCATCTCCATAAAAGATAACTTACCATCCGCCATCAGATAATAGTCACGGTACATCTGGTTGCGATCATACTGTTTCAATCCTATCGCCTCAAGAGCGTCCATACAATCCTCTTTCCACTTCCTGTTCTTTTTCTTCGTGGAAATAGCCTGAGGAGGTAATCCTAATAACGCTCCTTTTGCTGGAAACGAATGATCTCTATTAAACACTTCCATGATTATTCAATTTTATTTACAACAAAGATAGGCGTTTAATTGACATTCATTTACCTAAAAGCTCCTATAGATACCGATCCAAAGGCAGAGGCATATACCTCATGGTGTTTATAAGCGTCTTCCTTGCGGGCATTATTCATCTCCTCGATCTTCGATTTAGGCATGTAATTGTTATCGTCAAAATATCTGGCGAGAACCAACGCATGCCCGAACGCTATTATCCTATCGACGTTCAATCCGGGCTTGTACTGTATTATCTCATCCAGTAGGGCTATATCATCAATCAACTCAATACCCTTGACAGTTATATCAAGACCAGTCTGATCATCATAACCAATAACGAAATCCTGCCAGCAATAATCCACGACGCACGAGAATAGCAGGTTCTGGTTGCCGGGGGTAGGGTATAGCCCCAGCTTGCTGTTCTGCCGGGAGCCGGCCTTCACATACTTATTGGCTATTGCCTCACCAGCAAACAGAAAGAAAGACGCTGGCATACCACTTTTACGGTTAAGATACTGCTCATACATCTGGTCAGCGTTCTCCATAAGACATATAGCACCATATCCTTTCTGAAGCACCTCGCACGTACGGCAAAACTGATCTATGGATGATGGGCGGGATACGTATGAAGCCACTATTCTATAGGCATAAGGATCTCGAATACCAACACGTCTCTTGAATACATAAAAAGCACCTAATGAAGGGGTATCAGACTTGGCCTGTTTATAAGGGTCGCAATTGTGAACAGATATATTCCTTAATAAATAATTATTCGTATCACATTCAAAATTATACACAGGACCGGTATACTTTTCTTTAGTTATAGATGATATCCTGACATATATATACTTATTATCATTACTAATAAATATACCTGTGGAAGGACTTTTTCTTGTGCTGGTATCCATACATACTTTAGACAATTTAGATATATAATCAGGAGTTAATGTCTCAACCAACTTCATGAAATACACAGTATAGTTATGGCCTATCCTTAAATGATAACATGATCTTTGAGATTTAACCTTATTGCCATCTATATATTCAGCCCTATTTTTTTTCATTATGGATATACCTCCAACTACTCCAAGAGATAACAATATATCCTGTATACCCTCAAGAAGATCCATACTGACACTTACGAAATCCATGCCCGAATAATTGCGAAAATCATTATGGATAGATCCATCCGTATCCAGATATCCATGAATTAAACTAACCTTCATGCTAAACGGGAGGTATTTAGCAAATTCAGGAATATATTTACCATAACAATATTTACCAAAATTATTAACAAGCCACTCGCTTAGATAAACATGCTTAAAATTTAATTCCCAATTACCCTTCCTGCATCTCTCCGAAGGCTTAATACCAAAAAGATTATCTATAACCTTGTAATACCTATCCCTCTCTTCTGGATAGTCAAAACAAATAGCCATCTGTACACGACACTGCTTATCAATCCATCCATTCCCTAGCCACATCCCGACAAACCACCAAAAATCATCAGAAAGCATATAATCCCTAAATCCCGGAATATCCATCCTTTCTTCGGCATACATATTTGGGATCCTTGTCCACTGTCCCTCTTTTATATCCTTGACAGGTATGTAATCAAACTTGAATAAATCTTCCCTAACCCTTCTCCCTACGGTCTTATGATCAGAAACAAAAATAGGATGATCAGAAGTAAATCTATTTATTCTTACGCCATTATACATCTTTATCGAATAAAGATCCTCTTCGACCATATTTCTGACAAGTCTCTTGCGTATCCTAACATTATCCCCTTCATTATTAACCAAGAAATCATCATAGTCAACATCCTCTACATTCTTATATCCATCAGGGGTCAACACCCTTTCTCCGGGAGGCATACATCCTGCGACATAAATAAAATCATCAAACCTATTAGATTGAGGCATCTCAAATATCTGGACAGGAGCGTCAATAACACCGCCGCTAAACGGGAAACCAGCTAGCTGTTTATTAGATTTCGTAGTACCAAGCTTATTTCCCGATTCAAGAAAAACATCACACAACATGCCGCTATATTGCCCTGACTCAAGAAGATCATTCTTATGCTTGATAGCGTACTCGACCGGAAATAGGTTCTGGGATGAGCTTAAAAAACAGTCGTCAATCGTAAATGGATAGAACATGGTATGAGAGGTATAAGCTACCCTATCTTTCGTAGATAGCTTCTTCCGTTCCTCGTTAAGCTTATTGGTACTAGCCTCGAAATCCGTGGCGTCAATCTTGATCTTATTAAGCTTCTTATCATCAGGTTTCCCCAAATAATCACCCAGACCTATAGTTCTCTTGACACCGGAGTTAGCCATCTGACCAGGAACAAACATCGCCCATTTCCGTTCTTTCCATGTTTTCCCTTTCATGGCTCTCCGATTTAAAATATCCCAGTCCATGACCAGAAGATTGTATGTATCAGGATCAGAGAACATCTCCTGAGCGTCCTTGGATAGTTCCACCTCACCACCGGTACCAGCCAAGATCGGACTGAGACGCCAGCCGTAAGGAGTGTCGTATGACGGCATGGCGGCAGTGTACGGCTTCTTGATAGGTCCCTTACCTACCTCGTCGAAAATAGCCGTGGCGGGGGTCAGACCGGCAGTCTTCTGTGTGGATGTCTTCCTACCCATGTTGATGTTGGCTATGGATATTATGGCATGAACATCACGAACCCCGTTGGACATACGCTTGCCTAAGGTGACACCAGAACTCCAATCGGTCTTGGTCCTGTTAATCCTGAAAAAAGGATGCACATGATCAAGACCATACTCACAATACTCACCTATATTAGATAAATCGCTATCGCTGAAACCTACCACGGAATGACTAAGCCCGATCGTCATGGTAGCGTTCATCTGAAGAAGCGATGACATGATAGTCGTATTATGGGATACGACAAAATTGGTGGTAAGGAACTGATGGGACTTGTTATCGACCTCAATACAAGTAGCTTTATACTTCCCGTAATAATCTATATCGGATATCCTAAGTCTGTTATGGGTCTTGGATATATACATATCATCACCATCCATGACGCAATAATATCCCATAGACCAGAATATTCTTCTTACGAAGGATATAATATACTCACTTTTGTAAACGACCTTAAAACGATCGTCACCGGTACTTATACCGCAAGATATCTTCATGAATGAGCTTATAAACAACTCCTTCTGTTTTTTGGATGAATAAATAATATCATCCATCTCCTTATTGCTTAACTCGAAGATCCTGTCGGTAGATCCACAAAGAAAAGAGGCGGTCAGAGACCCAAGGAGCTGGGGCGACATCAGCCACCGCCGCTCGGGGAAATCCACGGCCTCCCCTATGTCTATGGTCATCTTATGGAAGTCAGAGTGGATGATACCCATGGTGCTCATGACTTTATAATCACCATGATATTTAACCTTCCACTGATGTTGACCGCAACATACTATACTGCGCCCGTCCTCAAACGTAACCTTATACATATCAACGAACCCTTGAGGATATACGCCTACTACAGTCGTAAGCTTACCATCATCGCCATATATGATATCCCCGATATCAGCGAACCCTATCTTCTTAGGTCCATAAGGAGTATATATCAGCTCCGAGTCCAGAAGGGCCTTCCCAAAACGACGGGTACCGAACATCCCTAACCCTTTCTTCTCCTGACGGGCACGTTGATACATCTCGGCGAAAAACCATTCATTATCACGTAACCGGCTGATAGCCGGAACACGCTCTCCATTTGGAAGGTCTTGAAATACGGGAAAGAAATTAACATGCCAATAAAGCCATGGCGGGATGAACGTACCGTTGATAGTCACCCCGTTCTTGACCTTATAAGCCTCCTCCGTGAAGAACTGCTTAACATCATCATCTTGATCCTCCCAGCCAAACAAATCGTTCCACACTGGAGGATTCTTCATGTTTACATAAAATTCTGGACTCGTGCTTAAACTCATGATCGCATATTTTTTAATACGGATTCTATACCACCGGAAACCTGTCCCTTACGTTCCTTCTTCTGGACATTGCTGACACTCCTGTATACATCCATGATCCCACTCTTCTCCATATACGAGTCATTCCATACGTTGATCTTATCGATCAGCTTGGATATGAAATCGAACGCCCTAGCCATATCCTCAGGCTTCTCCTTATCCCATGGATGCTTGGCGATATACGTCTTGGCGTCATCCACGGCCTTGGCTATGACCTCAAGATTGTCATTAACCCGATCGACATCCTTACTCATCGGCTTTCGTCTTCCCTGTGGCATTGGCTTTCATGTCCTTAAACTCGTTATACTGTTTCATAAGAAGCTCATAAGATTGAACAACCCCGATCTTACTTACTTCCGTCACGCTCATGTCATGGAACATATCCTCAAGCTCCTTGTCAGCGTATCTCAGACGTTCCTTGTCATCATAAAACACGAATCCAGACGTTCTGTCTTCTATAATGCTCTTGGCGGTGGACGCATATGTCGTATCTAAATCCAGATCCATACCGAAGCTGGTAGCCAACTGGATTATGAACATCAACCTAGAATTGACTTTTACAGCCTCTATATTCAACATCTGTATCTTATGGGTCATCTCATGAAGAACGACAAAATCCTCCTCTTTTATCAATGAAGATGATTTAAGGGCTATCTTCTTAGTCCTATCCTCAATATCGCTATACAAACGCTTGCTCTCACGTTTTATAGCTATCCAATGCCTTATATGAGTATCCGCCTCTTCTTTAAGATAATCTCTAATCTCTGTTTTTATATCTTTATCTTCCATATTACGCATTATAATCATTGTTGTTTAACTCAATCTCATCACTGATGCTTTGGTCTATAGACCTCAATAAATCCCTGGTACTAACATCCCGCAAGAAGCGGACATTACCACCATTAGCCCTAGCTATCCTCCTTAAAGCGGAGTAAAGTATATCACCCAACGAATATTCAGGCAACTCACGGCATCCGACTTCCATGACAATAAGGGCATGGATACGGTCATCTATCTTGCTTCTTACGAGATTTCTCACGGCATTATTTATAAGCTTCCCCTATAATACGTAGCGGGAAATGTTTGAAATTACGTTCAGGATCGTCCTTAGTATAACCCATAAGAGATAGATGTTTCTCAAAATGACCTTCCGTATATTTTGAGGTATCTAACGTCATCCTAAATATAATTCTATTCTCATTGTCAGGATGTTTGTTATATGATACATCTCCCATACATCCACATCCGAGATGATGCTCCTTGACATGGAAACCATCATTATGGGTGATAAATAACACGATTTCTATCTTATCACCTATTTTCTGATCAAAAATATTTAGATAAAACTCGCTCTCATCATCCGTCAGTCCTATATCAAAGAAATCGTTAGGGCACTCGATATTAAAATCGTTATGATCGGCTGTTATCACCTCCATAGCATTCCATTTAGCTTTCTCACCCTCCACGAACTTCAACGGGCATACCTCGGTCTTCATCCAAGCCTTTTCCTTGATAAAGCAACCACACAACGAGCACGCCTGTCTTCCCATCAATCTTTGCAGCAATACCTTAGCTGGTAACTTAAAGAAAGCTATATTAGAAGAGTTCTTAGGACATTTCTTGCATAAATCAAGACGATTCTTGTACCACCCCGGATAATCCTTCTCATCCTTAGGAATCCTGCCCAATAAACTATCTTCCCAAGCTTGGGCTATTACCTGGGCTTTACCAATTGTTTGCATATTATTTTTTAAATTGTTGTTGTTGAAAATCCTGTAACTGTTCCCATGTCATACCATACCGGCATTGGTACATAGCCTCATGGTTGTCACGTATAAGGGGATCTCCGTTCTTCAATCCCTCCATACCCTCTATCACCTTTATCTTCTTATCCAGACAATCAAGCTCAATAGGCATCCTTTCGTCTGGATAACGATTACCCTCCTTGACATATATGCGACGTATCTTATCACGTCTTACACGCATCTCACGGAGATTGCAGATAACGTATCCGATAAACGGGATCCTGATAGATATATTATCGGTATATCTGGCGAGATGATGGATATAAGATACGGATGCTTTCATGCACCACTCGACCTGTTGCTTGGTAAACTTCCCTCCAGATCTTCTCACCACCTCATCGACAATATCCCTGTCGAACGAAATAAGACTCCTATCCATCGATATTCAATTTGTTTCTCTTGAATACGAATCCCATTACACGGGTGTCATCACCCTCTCCGTCAAGAACAAAATAATTACGTAGGCTTCTCATCTCAATAGACAGCTCACGGGTACGGAAATTTCCGTTCTTCTTGTCTACTAAAAAACCGCCACGCTTTAGCTCATTGTTAAGGACAGCGATATAAGATTCCTTCTGTCCATAACAATCCATATACTTGGCCCTGGTATCATCCGAGTATCCGTAGTTGATGTAGAAAGAAAGTAAGTTTATCGTCCTTTCAGTAATCAAGCTCCTACCCTTGGAATCCAGATAGCCGTTGTATATCCTTAAGAACTGCTGGATCATATCCAACCTAGTATCATAAGGCAACGCAAATACGAAAGCTTTCCTCTGTTCGGCCATATAAAATTAGTTTTCGACAAAACTACTTAAAAAAAATATCGTTGTCAAGAAATTATGCCATAATCAACATAATATATGCTGATTAGCATGTATTTACGAACATCCAAAGGGAAAAGGTGGTGGAAATGGAGGAGGAAAGCCAGATAAGTCCACCGTAAGCCACGGCAATGAGGCCAGTGGAGCACAGACCATACATGCCTCCGATCGGCGGTGGACAGCCCTATCCTGCCTCAAGGGACATGACCACCCCTTTTCCCTTTGGATTCCTTCTTGCTATGTTATGGGATATAAAGCCAAGGGGAAATGGGAAGCCTTGGGCGATGGAGCCTGCCGTAGAAGATACGGACGGCCGGAGCGCGAGCGATCGTACAAGACCTCGCTTTTTCTTCTTTGGCTTATGCTCCACCCGATCCCCCCCTACCGGGGTACCGGCTTCCGGTATAGGATACGGCTTCTACCAGGTTTAGCCTGCGGTATCCTGCCTGACGGCACCATACCTTGGCGGTAAAAAGCAATGTTTTATTAAATAGAGACTTTAAGTGGAGTACACAGGAACTCGACGTCAGGAGAGGTTCTGTGTACGGATAGAGATATTAGAAGGTAGTATATGTTTATAGAGTTAATTATATTTAATAAATATACCTATTAACGCGCGCGTAACAAGTAGGTTGAGAAAAAACGATCGTTCACGCGCACAGCGTTTTACGAACATTACCTACCCTCCTTAAACAACAAATGGGCGACCTTCACAGGCTACCCATCCATCCGAATAACTTGTTTCGTATTGATGAAACTTGTATATTCGCAGCAAATAAAAAATCTCATGGAGACAAAGGTAGCACTTTTACAGAAAATGAAATCAAATTTCGATAAGATTCTTACCGAAGCATATATCCCAAAAGATATACAAGCAAAAAAAGATGAGCTTGGATGCCTAAGGCTTCCGGCAGGATCACTTGTCTGTCCAGTAGATTACAAACCTGTAACTAATAAGGACGGAAAGAAGGTTACGGCCGTAAAATACTCGAACAAGAAAGATAATATAAGAGGTTCCGGTATGGTTATAGAAAAGAAGTGTAAGCAGGTAACGGCTTATCTTTCTATCATAAATGTACAGAAGCATGTATTTTTAAGAAATAGGATGAGAGATGGTTACCGTGACCGTATCGAGATCAATACCGATGATTTTATAGATATCCTATCCGATGGCATAGCTTATTTCTGCTACAAACATGTTATAGAGAACTGCCATGAGGATATAGACTATCAGCTAAAGACGCTTAAGGCTTACGCAGAGGGCGAGATAAGAATAGCTTTATCTGATATCATGATCTACTCGTATAAGGCTAAGAAGAATGAGGATACGAAAGAAATATTCGTAGGTAAGAAAAGATCAGTATACAAATGTCTGGATAAGAATTTAAGCTCAGACGAAAGACGGAATATGGCTAACAAAAGCCGGAAACTTGATCGGGTAAGAATCCTTTCCAAGATAATATTCAGGGCCAGAACCAGAAACGTACATCATATATACAAAGTAACTAAAAGAAAGACAATTAAGTTCAATGTAGCATACCTTCTTAATGAGTTGAATAAGAAGCTTGCGGGAATAGGCATGCATGAGATATCTCAGTCAACTATATACAGATACATAAGCATGTTCTTAGGCATGTGTAAGAAGAGTATATCCGATTTGTATGAAGAGGTAAAAAAAAACAATGGAATAGCGAATGCCAAAGACAGGAAGAACGTAACTATCGGACACCTAAGACTATCATACAGAGGAAAGATAATGCATATAATCATCTCCGAAGATTTTATAAAAGACGTCTTTTTAGGGGTAAAAGGGTCAGAGATGAGTAAAGCCGGATGATTTGAGTATCAGATATAAAATTTAATATTTATATATTATTCACATTTATTTTTAATAGTTAATTATAACTATTCGTATCTTTGTACCATAAACTTAAAAGATATGGTACAAGAGGATTTTAGAAATGAAAACGACCTCCTTCGTCATATTATGACGGTGGATAAAAACGTGGAGCAAGGTCGTGCCTTGAAAAAGATTTTCACCACTAGGGAGAATCTATTTATTACCGGTAGAGCTGGTAGTGGTAAAAGTACGTTCATGAGACGTATCGTAAAGTTCTTGGGTAAATGTGTTATCGTAGCCCCGACTGGAGTAGCGGCTTTGAATGCCGGTGGACAGACCATCCATTCGTTCTTCTCTATAAAGAACGATCCTTACATTCCTTCTATCGAGAGAGGTATGTTATCGAATAAGGTGGATGTAAGTCCGTTTATGAAGAAGAAGATCAAGAATCTTGATACTATCGTCATTGACGAGATAAGTATGGTAAGACCTGATTTGCTTGATGAGGTAGCTGACATACTTAGACAATGCAGGCGTAGCAAGGAGCCTTTCGGTGGTGTTAGGTTGATTATGTTTGGAGATCTATCACAACTACCGCCTGTGGTGACGGCGGATGATTTTATCGACAAATATTATGAGAGCCGGTTCTTTTTCTCATCAAAGGCATTAAGAGCGTCAGGATTCTCGGTCATTACCTTCGAGAACGTATTCCGTCAAAAAGATCCTCAGCTTCTTTCCGTACTTGAGGATATAAGATGTGGGGTTATTACCGACGAGTCAAGACAGATATTGGATAGCAGGGTCAAGTATCCGGATAATATGGATAATACTATAATTATATGCTCAACTAACAAAGAAGCTTATGAGATAAATAAGACTAATCTTGATAAGATCAATAATAAGGTATTTAAGTTCGATGCCACTGTATTCGGGGAGAAGCCTGTAGCGCCTTGCGAGGATGAGCTTATAGTAAAGGTAGGGGCTAAGGTCATAATAACCAGAAACGGCAATGGGTATGTCAATGGCTCGATGGGTATCATAACCAGCATAGATACTGTTGATGAGACGATATATGTTCATCTAGATAACGATACTGAGGTGGAGATAACCAAAGAGAAGTGGGAGAAGATGAAGTACAAGCAGGTAGATGATTCCCTTGAAGGCATTTCTTGCGGCTATATAATACAATATCCATTGAGGTTAGGATACGCCATAACTGTCCACAAATCCCAGGGAATGACTTTAGATAATATATTTGTAGACATCAGCAGAGCCTTCGAGATAGGACAGATATATACCGCTCTTTCAAGATGTAGGTCTATAGACGGTCTTTATCTAAAATCAGTTCCTAAGGAAGATATGGTACTGCTAAGCGATAAGATATCTGACTTTATGGATAAGGTAGATGAGAATGAGGGTGTTTTGAACCCAGAAAAGATATCTGATATCGGGAAGGATATGATCAAAAAACAACAAGATTTATTTGACTTCGAACAATACGGATTATAATGGCTAAGAAAGAACTTTTTTCAGACGTAGATGAGTTAGTATCATCTTTAAATAAAGAGCTTGGAGAAGGCTCGATAATGAACTTCGGTGACGATAAGCCTATAATATCCATACCAAGGGAAAGCACAGGATCGCTGGTGGTGGATAAGGCCCTCGGCGGCGGATGGGCGGTAGGTCGGATTCATGAGCTGGTCGGGATGGAGTCTTGTGGCAAGACTATGATGTGTACGTTAAGTATGATCGAGTTCCAGAAAAAACATCCAGATAAGCTGGTAGCTATAATAGACGTGGAGAATGCTTTCGATATTGAGTACGCTAGGAAAATGGGGTTGGATATAAACCGGTTTTTGATCTCCCAACCAAGCTACGGTGAGCTGGCTATTGACATTACAGCCAAGTTAGTCGAGTCCGGGAAGGTCGGATTTATTGTCGTAGATTCTGTAGCCAATCTGGTGCCGAAGAAGGAGATAGAGGGTGATATGGAGGACAGTAACATGGGATTGCAAGCTAGGTTAATGTCAAAGGCCATGAGAGTCCTTACTGGTATCGTGAACAAAAGCGATTGCGTTCTGGTATTCATCAACCAATATCGGGAGAAGATCGGTGTTATATACGGCGATCCTAAGGTAACGACCGGAGGTAACGCCCTTAAGTTCTATGCATCTATCCGTATGGAGATGGCGAGAAAGAAGGTTATAGTAGGCGAGGACGGATCTTCAGTAGGTCATGAGGTTAGGATAAAGGTGCTGAAGAATAAGACAGCCGTACCGTTCCAGATAGCCGAGACGGCCTTGTATTATGGAGTTGGGTTCGACAAGGAACTTGAACTTTTGAAGTTATGCGAGGAAACTGGTATCTTTATCCGTAAAGGATCATGGTACTGGTACGGGGATGTTCGTGTAGGGAACGGAGTCGATAATACGTTAAGTATCATGAGAGATAATCAAGAATTGTGTCAAGAGTTAAGAACTAAATTGAATTTGTAATCATGGCAATAGGAGTAAAATTTGTAGACGTAATACCATCCAGTGTAGAAAACGCTGTCGAGGTTAAGAAAGAGGATGTAAAGAACTATCTGTTCGTAGGTATTCCCATGAGTGAGTTTATCGGAAAGAGATATGAGTATGAGGGATTCATATACATGTGCCTACAGGGTGTTACCGGTGGTACGGAACTTGGCGGCGATATAGCCATAGCCGTATTAAGACCAGTTCGGCCAGCGACAGGGCAGGCTTCTTATCATTTGGTGTCGTATACACCTCTTACGTATACGAGATCTGATGTAGCGATATTACTTAGAAATGGCGATTTTAAGGTTGTTAAACGAGACGATTGTAATCTTATCTAATATGGGAACATATATCTCGATAAAATCAACGGTAAACGCATTCAGGTACGGTATTGATCCTATACCTGAATGGTTCGATAAGATATCTAACAAGACTGATGAGGTTGATGTTATGGTTGAAGGGAATAAGGTAAAGGCATTGGATATAAGGCTAGAAAATGGCATTCTACGGGCTTTTTACGGTTATTATATAGGTATGTATCCGGATAACTCAATACAGGTGTTTAGACCGGAGGATTTCCATTCATTATATACGTTGAAGTTATGAATATATCAATAGGTATAGATCCGGGTATAGACACCGGAGGATTGTCCATGATCCCAGAAAATGGCGAGGTTAAGGTAATTATGACTCCAAGGATATCGGTTAAGGGGGATATAGATCTTAGGGCTATATCAAGCTTCTTCCTCGATGCCGCTGACAAGATCCAAGAAAAGGGAGGCGGGACGCTGGCGATCGCCGTCGAGGACGTCCATAGCATCCACAACAGCTCGGCCGCCAGCAACTTCACCTTTGGCGGGAGACGCCGGGAACCGAACGCCCTATTCGCTATGATGGTGGAGATGATGGAGCGATACGGATCTCACCCGGATGTTAGGTTCATGTTCGAGGAGGTGCAACCAAAGACCTGGCAGAAGGAACTTCATACGACAGCCGATCGGGTGTATACGGCGGCGAAGTTAGACACGAAGGCTACCTCCATCCGATGTGCCATGCGCCTTTTCCCTTTGGTCTCTTTCGTGAAACCATGGTCAGGAAAAGGAGTACAACCTACTAAGATACAAGACGGAATGTGTGACGCCACGCTTATAGCCGAGTATATTAGACGTAAGTTTAAACTATTTTAATACTATTAAGTATTTATTGTATTTGTATTAATATAATTATGATTATATTTGCGATGTAATAAAAAGTTGTTCGTTATGCTTATAAGATGCTTGTCGAAGTCATTAAATGAGAAGTTGGGCAAATTGGAGACGGTGGTTAAGAACGCCGGTTCCAACTCCCTTTATAAGGATCTTAAGATAGATGTTGTCAATAATCTGGCTTATATCACTTCCGTAAATGCCAAGGTATGTGTTATAGAGCGATTGGAGGTCGAGGCTGACTCTAACTTCTCTTTCTTGGTAGAGGCAAGCTCTTTTATTAAGTTCATGAAAAAACAGAAGAATTGTGAGATTACAATACTGCTTTCAGATAAAAAAGATCAGATAACGATCCGCTATGCTTCTGGTGAGTATAGTTGTCCGGCTTTTGATATCAATACATTCCCGCAGGTACATAAGATACTTGATGGAGGAATTAAGGTTAAGATGAGCGATTATGTTTCGGTTCTTAACAAAGCCAGCGATTATACGGAGGTAGATGACTTTTATCCATGCATCGAGAATGTGGTTATTGATATTGATGATATTAATATTAATATAGTAAGTACGGATAGAAATACTATTTACAGGTATTTTGTCCCTAATCAGGATAAGGTAGAGAAGATGTTTATACCGGTATCGAACGAATCCGCGATATTGCTTGATAAGCATATCAATAAGTCATCGGATATGTTGTCTATAAAAGTGGACGATACTAAGACTTATTTTTCTACGCCTGATATGGATATGTATGAGACCCATTTTGAGGGTAATTATCCAAATTGGAGGTTCGTGGACGAGCATTTTGTCAAAACAAGTACCTATGTCTTTGATAAGGATCTACTCGTCCAGGCCCTCCAAAATAATATTAAGGTAAATGAGTTTGATCATTGTAAGTTGATATTCACTGAAAAAGGATGCGGTATTATGTCAGAGAACCCTATGTCTGGAAGATCTTGTAAGGAAAGGCTTACGGCTTTATCGCATAACGGTAATGATATTATATGCGATGTGCTATGTGGTAGGTATCTTGGTATAGTTAAAAGCATATCATGTAATAGGATCGTTATCGAGCATGACCATAAATCTCATTTCAACAAGATTTATGGGGAGGATAATAAGAATGAGTATTTCTTATCATCATCAATTATTGTTTAATTTTTAAATATATATAATATGGGAGTTCGTGAAAATTCGCTAGGATCTAATAATCACTACTTTAAGATAAGTGGTGGTGGAGTTCTTTATCAATCATCCAAGGAGCCTAAAGAAGGTTATGAGGAACATGTGAATGATAAGACCGGGGCTGTATCTTATTGGAAAGTATTTTGGAATGGTATAGAGGGATATTTATCAGATATTGAGATAAGGGAGGTTGACTATAACGGGGCAAAAACTAAATACGTAGCTATAAAAATAAGCGATGATGAAGGGAACTATATTATAAATGTTCCTTTGATGACTCAAAAGGGAGGTATTAATAATTATGTTAAGTCATTGGTGAGATACTTGCCTAATATTGATCTAAAGCGTAAGGTGGTAATCAATCCAGCTCACGCTAGAAAAGGAGATCAATATGCCCCAGGTAATTTTTTTATCTCATATGCTAGGGAAACTCCTGATGGAAGGGATGAGCTTATCCAGCAATATTATAAGAATGGACAGAATGGATGGCCTGACAGAGTTGAGAGTACTGATATAATGGGGAATAAGAAGTTTGATTATACTGCCCAAGATGCTTTCGCCTATCAGGTACTTAATAAATACATTCAAAGCATTAAGACAGATGGGGTGAAACCCGCTCAGTCGGCAAGCCAAAACAACGTTGGTGAGGCTACAACGCAAACGCCCCCACCGTCATATCAGCCGCAAGCCCAGCCGCAGACGCCTCCTCCATCATGCCAGCAGGCTCCGCCTCAGACAGCCCAAGCACCTTTTTTTGGAGGTCAACAACAGCCTCCTCAATATCCTCCTTTTGGAGATGAGGATGATCTCCCTTTTTGATTAACTAATTGAAAATGAATAATTTAATGGAAAGTAATTTTAATATATCTACTAAAGTGAACCGTGTCTCGATGCCTACCCAAAATAAGGTAGATACGGTTATGAAGAACTTAGGGCATCGACCTTGTGTAGCGTATTCCGAGGAAAAGAATATGTATTATAAGGATGGAGAATGGGTAGCGTCAGATCTTGACGCTACTATCTTACCTCTTAGGGAGATGTTCGAGAAGACATCTGATTTTAAGTTAGGACTGAAGATCGTTTATTTAATAATCAAATTATAATGGCCAGTATTGAGGATATTAAAAAGCTTCTGGAAAGCAAGTCGTTTACATCAGCCAGAGACCTTGATGAGCTTGAGGAGAAGCCGGATGATAAACAAAACGAGGTTAGATTGAATTGCGACCCTATGGTAGGGATGATGGAGGAAGAGGGGAAGATCTTCCTTAACTCCGTAAGATTCTCGAAAGCATGGAACTCGTTGGGTAAGGATATTCCTATCAAGCAGGGTAATGCTTTCCCATTAGGACAGGGTGATGTCCTTGATATAGACACAGGGGTATGGGCGTCGTTTCCGGATAATACCATAGGGGTGTTGATGATGCTGCCGTCGTTTACCGGAGATACGGGACTTACTTTGGTAGGATCACCGTTCGTCTCGTCTAATAACGGGAATATCATGATCAGGGTCACTAATATCCGTAAGGATATGGCTATAGTCGAGAAAGACAAACATATAGCTGAGTTAATTATAGTCGGCAAGATAAAAGCCGATATTTTTAGAACTTATAAAAGTAATGAACATTCTCGCGAATAATACATAATTCATGCAAACCATAAAACATTTGCATCGCATTATGTATAATAGCTAAAAGCTATTCCGATTATTAGCCTAAGCCTTGAGACAGAGGCTACGTTATTTGAGAATATATAGTTACCAAGGAATGTTTACCCAAGTTCCTTGCTCTAAGGTAGGTAATTAAACAGGGATTGTATTTGGGTTCCAGTGTTGCCTATATAAAACCTCAAAATAACATTGGCGATGGGTACTTACAGGAGAAATCCTGACTTATGTTGAATAAACATTGAATTATTTTGTAAAATGGTGTATGTACAAGACATAGATGGTAAACCGATGATGCCTACGACAAGGCATGGGAAGGTTAGGAGGTTGCTTAAAGCAAATAAAGCAACCGTAGTGAATCTTTGTCCGTTTACTATTCGTCTTACGTACGCTATTTCAGGTTACAAACAAGAAATTGTGTTAGGCGTTGACGCAGGTACAAAACATGTTGGTCTATCAGCAACGACGAAAAGCAAGGAGCTTTACAGCAGTGAAGTTATTCTTAGAAGTGATATTGTAGAACTTTTGTCTACAAGAAGAGAGTTAAGAAGAACGAGACGAAATAGGTTGAGATACAGGAAGCCTCGTTTTGGCAACAGGGTAAAAAGCAAACATCATGGATGGGTAGCACCTTCGGTGAGACACAAAGTTGATGCTCATATCCGTGTTATCGACAACATCTGTTCTACCCTGCCGATATCCCGTATCATCGTCGAGATTGCCCAATTTGATACACAAAAGATCAAGAATCCTGACATTTCCGGTAACGAATATCAGGAAGGAGATCAACTTGGTTTTTGGAATGTCAGGGAATATGTCTTGGCAAGGGATGGGCATAAATGTCAACATTGTAAAGGAAAGTCGAAAGACCCGATCCTGAATGTTCATCACATCGAATCTCGAAAAACAGGAGGTGATTCACCATCCAATCTCATTACCTTGTGTGAAACTTGTCATAAGGAATATCACAAAGGGAATATTGATTTGAAGGTGAAACGAGGCAAGTCGCTTCGCGACGCAGCCGTAATGGGAATCATGAAATGGAAGTTGTACGAGGAGTTGAAATCGAGATATCCAAACGTTTCAATGACTTTCGGTTACATCACGAAATACAATCGGATTAAATATGGAATTGAAAAATATCATATTTCTGACGCCTTTGTCATTTCTAAGAATTTCAACGCTTTAAGGTTGGAATATCATTACAAAGTAAGGTTGGTTAGAAGGCATAACCGTCAAATCCATAAACAAAAGGTTTTAAAAGGAGGGGCTAAAAAGCCGAATCAATCTCCTTTTGAAGTTTTTGGTTTTCGTTTGTTTGACAGGGTTATGTTTGAAGGCAATTATTACTTCATATTTGGAAGACGTAAATCGGGTAGTTTCAATATTCGTGATATCAACGGCGGTAATCAGCGGAATGTTACGTACAAAAAGTTGAAATTATCAATAGGTAAACGTTTTATGATACAAAAAGAAATGAATTGATTAATTTAAATGAAGATATGAATATGTTCGGATTGAAGATAGTAAAGAGTAGTTATATAAATACTCTAAATCAGGATCTTGATGAGGCTATTAGCTATTCAAGTAGATTAAAAAGAGATTATGAGGATTCCCGCAAGAAGATAACGGAATTAGAAGAGAAAGTAGGGTATCTTGAAACTCTTTCCGATTCCCTTAATATGGATATAGAACAAAAGGATTCTATTATAATTAAGATGGGTAATGAGCTTAGTAAATCAAGAGAGATATATAATGAGTCGGTAAAAGAGAAAGAGACTCTTAAACGGGCTTATATGGATATCGAGAAGAAACATAAACTATCATCTAAATTACTCGATGAGGCTAGAAGAAGATATAAGGAACTTGAGGACCAGAATAAGGCTATGTCAGATCGTATCAAGTATCTGGAGGCAGAAGTTTTAGACATCGATGTTCCTGATGAGGTTGTTGTTGATGAGGATAAGATGGATCCTAACTCAGGTCATATTAATATACCTGAAAATAACGTCCCTGAGGTCGCTGATGCCGGTATTGACGTAAATGTCGAGAATAAGGCGGAGGATAAGAAGAAATCTAAGAAACGTAAAAAATCTAAGAAAAGTGAATAAGATCTTGTTTTTCTTGTTAACGTTATTTACCTTAGCGGTTGTCGGATGCAGTACGTCAAGAACCTACTATACGGAATATGATACTACTGATATATCTTATGTGGTGGATTCCATAGTGTCTTCCGGGACCGTGATGGGCCAATGGAAGGAGTGGCGGTTTACGCTGGACGACGGCAGGGTCGATAACTTTGGATTTACCGCCCTGTACGACGCCAAGGGGAAGGCTAGGGGGTCTATACAGGTAAGGCAAAGATCCGATACGTTTAATATCAAGATAATTGATTACCATAAAAAAGATAAGTAATGGAATACGGACTAGGTTACATACCATCACCAGCGGATGATAGGGACGCTATTGTGAACATGCAGCATGAGGCTGTCCCTGATGAGTATAAGGTCAATAACGTTGATAGCGTAGTGGATCAAGGATCTTCTCCTATTTGCGCTGCGGTAAGCTTAGCTGAGATACTTAACTGGAGAAAGAGTATAAGGGCTATTAAAAGACCGGCTAAGATCTCTCCCTACGATATATATGATCTGAGAGAGGATAAGGATCAAGACGGGATGGTTCTTCGTGACGCTATCAAGTCTATCAAGAACGTAGGCGTAGATGGGGAGAAAATAAACAGTTACGCTAGGATCATAGATCCGGTATCGGCTAAGGTAGCTTTGATGCTGAATGGGCCTCTGGTTATAGGTCTGTATTGCTATAATTATGGTAATCGATTCTGGCAAGGCCAAGGGCAGAACTTGGGAGGTCATGCCGTTATCCTCACCGGCTGGGACAAGGCCGGCTTCGTCCTACAGAACAGTTGGGGGACGGGATGGGGTAGGTCTGGCGTGGAGACGTTCCCGTTCGAGGATTGGTGCTATATGCTAGAATGTTGGACAATAGTTTCATAAAGTTTCTATATAAACTTCGAGAAATTCCTATCCACATCCTCTTGTGAAAGCCGATGTGGTGTATTTAGGATCCGTAGCTCAATTGGTAAGAGCAACTGGCTCATAACCAGAAGGTTGTCGGTTCAAGCCCGGCCGGGTCCACGCTATTTTTTGGGGAAAAACTAGCATAGAGTTTTGTCATTAGGTTTTTTTAAAGTTTAGACGTTTGATGTCATGGTTCGTGAGAATAAGGACATATGCCCTAATAGTTCAATGGATAGAACACGTCGGTCCTAACGATGAAATTTCGGTTCGATTCCGGATTGGGGTACATGGTGTTTTCTTAAACATATTCCCGTAGGTCGGTAGTTAATGATAACCGGTAGACAGCCTACGGGAATTAATAAAATCCTACGTGCTTAGGATCGCTTTCAGTTCTATTTTTCGTGTGTATCTATAGGAGGGTAGCACGACCCTCCTTTTTATAAATACTATTTGCTATGGACATTAATCAAATAAAAACGTATCTACCATCAGGATGGGATGTGGTTGATCTAATAGATCACGGCATAATCGATCTTGATATCATGAACGGAAAGATGATGGGTGAGTATATGGCTGTGTTGATGATAAAGTCTTATGATAAGATTACTGAATCACATAACTTAACTACTTTCTCGTTCCATGATAAGGATATGGGTGGATTACGGAGATTGGTATCGAACGCTATAATGGCGGTTGGGTTAAGGAATAATCCTCTGACAGGAGATGGGAACACGGCAATCAAATAAAGGTGCTGAATACACTGAAAGAGGGATATTGGATATCCTTAACAGACAGTTCTTGGTATCTCCTAGATGGATTATAAACAACTTGTATGTCTATAACTGGGAGTCTGATTATCTGGCTATAACCAGATCCATGTACGCTTATGAGGTTGAGGTGAAGATCTCGTTGGCTGACTATAACAAGGATTTCGAGAAAGAGGGTAAGCACCAAGTAATGCAAGGCTGGTTCGAGGCTCGGAAGCAAGCCCTGTACGAGACCGGTGACTGGGTCAGGTACGGCCGCCCCAATTACTTCTACTACTGCGTTCCGGATGGGTTGGTTGATCCTAAGGACATACCTCCTTACGCCGGGCTTGCTTATGTTTGTGGCAGGAATTTGAGAAAGATCAAGGACGCACCTATCCTGCATCGTGATAAATTTGACCCCGAAGCTTATAAGATGGCAGACAAATTCTACTACAATTGGTGGAACGAGAGACGTAAAGCCAGACAGATAGAAGGGAAGGATATGAAAGATGAGTTCAGGAAGAGCATGAAAAAGGTGAAGGAGAAGATAACCGTCGATGCCAAGATCAAGGCGATGGAGGCGTTCTGGAGCGTCTGCGATTACGCCTACTGGCCGTACGGGGGAAGAGGGGTGCCCGGAATGAGACCCAACTGTTCCGCTTGTGGCGAGGAATGTAAATTACAATGTCCGAAAGGAAAGGAATTTAAAAACAAGATACGATGAGTAAGATTAAAAATGTATTGGCAAGAGCCATTTCATTGGCGTCAGAACAACCAATGAGTTATAATGAGGTAGAATCATTACTTGAAGATATAGATACTTGTAAGGTCAAGATATGGCTGGAAGAAGGAGCGATATTGCCTAAGTACGCCCATAAGGAGGACGCTTGCATGGATCTGTTCGTCAAGGATGTAGAACTTGACGGAGGCAGGATCATATATCATACCGGTGTACATGTAGCATTGCCGGAGGATTATGAGATGGAAATACGCCCTCGTAGTAGCATCACCAAAACAAAGTCTGTTATCCAAAACGCCCCGGGAACCGTTGACGAAGGATATAGAGGCGAGATTATGGTAGTATGTAGACGTGTGGATTGTTATGATGATCCTTCTTATTCGGTTGGGGACAAGGTAGCTCAATTGCTTATCCGTAGGAGGGAACGTATCGTATGGGATCAGGTGAAGTCGTTGGATGACCTCGGATATACCGATAGAGGCGATGGTGGATTCGGAAGCACGGGGAGGTGATCATGAGCGGAAGGGTTAAGATAAAGATCAAGGATAAGAAACCTAAGATCGATGTATTTAAGGTGATAGAGAACCGGTTTAAGAACATGAACGAGCTTCGGGATCTGATCGACATGGATCCAAGGAAAGGGCTGGTCAGGATCCGGGACGGGACCGGATTTAGGGAGGTGGAGCGGGGCGGATGCCTGCATCGGAACTACCTTAATTTGTTGGAGGAGGAGCTGGGAGCGAAGTTGTCAATAGATTTGCTGGATAAGTACGTAAGAAAATAAAGTTTGTGTAATTTATAATAAGATGGATAAAATATTCGAGAAATTAGATATGGGTAACGTATCTGATGGATATCATACCTTTAACGAGCTATACAGATACCGTATGCTTTACAATGCCGCTTTCTTCAACGAGCTGGCTAAAGGGGATGTAAAGGTCTGTAAGTCACATAAGCATTATGATGGGGAGGAATGCTTCGGTGGAGGATGGTTTATTGTAATGGCCGAACTACCTACAGGTCAGATCTCCAATCATTATGAGAACCGGTATTGGGGGTTATTCAATATCCCTGAACTTGAAACGGCATGGAAGTGGGATGGTCATACGCCTAATGAGGCCGCTGATAGAATAGAATCTTACTTGAAATTAAAATGATATCAATATCTGCCCTAGGAATTGCTTAGGGCAGGTTCGTTTTATATACCGAAGTGTCTACCACGATCTGGTTATCCAGATCCTCAATCAACTCAATGATCTCATCCCTTATATCATAAGAAAGCAAGATCGGTATTATGGTTAGTATAAAAGATAGTATTATTCCTGATCCTATTATGATAGCAATATCATCGCACTCTATATCTAACATCGGCATGACAAACATCAACCCGGACATGAATATCATCACGAACAACGTGGATATCTCATTTATCATATCCCTCTCCATTACGTCCTTAATCATATCTCCTCAACTTTAGTATGGTTTATTATCCTGCTGATATGACGGATACTTAATCCCGTCCTGTCCTTTATCTTACCATATACGTAGTTCCTTGATACGACCGTAGCCAAATCACCTAACTCGTACAGTATCTCATTATACATCCTATGGATCTCGTTGTTGCGGATAACCGTACTGTCCCTTACATATATCTTCTCAACGTCGTCGTCGCAGAAGAAGATCTTAAGCTTATGAAGTATGTCTAACATGATTATAGTTTTGTCCCAAAGATATGAAATTTTGAGGATAAAACCAGAAGGAAGCCAAAAAGAATGGGAGGCGGTGGGAGGACGGGGGATGCCCGGAAGGATGGAAGCCAGTCCTTTCCCTTGGATTCAGCGACATGATCTGAGAATAAATCATATATTTGTATGTACAAAATGCATAATAATATGATATTGAATAAAATTAACTCAATGGGGGGGTATTTCCAACCTCCATAAAAACAATAGATTATGTTAAGAAGAAGATTTTATCAAAGTTATAAATCGCCTATTAATAATGGCGTTTATGCTGTTAGACAAGATGGCAGGTTAATACCTTTATCAAGAGCTGATAATTCGTGTATATCTGTGGCTATTATATATGATGGTCATAAGATTATGATTGAGAAAAACGAGGACTCTAATCAAAGCTACAAAACGGCCACGTCTGATTTGCCCGATTCTTCTAACAAGACTTACTCTTTTTATTGGGGTGAACATGGCACGGATCAGATTGGCATTACAAATTATGACAAGGTGGACGGTATCAATAGTTTTGGTTTCCTGAAACAGGAATCGGGTTCATACGGCGGTACTCCCAACATTTCGGAAAATATTTCTTCATGGACAAGCGGGGCTTTATCTGATTGGAAGGGGAAGGCTAATTCAGAGGTATTAAAAAGGATAACTACCGGTGGCGATTCTTATACTTCCTATGCGACAGCCGGTCATGTACTTAAAACGTTCTTAGCTAGTGCTGACGCTAAAGGATATGATGATTAGTATATCCCATCATGTGGTGAGCTTTCATTGATATATATGCACTTGACGAGTGTCAATAACGCATTATCGGCTATTGGTGGACAACAATTAACTAAGGATTACTATTTGTCTAGTTCGGAGTACGATCCGGAAAATTTCTGGATCGTACTATTCAATAATGGGCGCGTATTTAAACGTCCAAAGAGATTGGGTTGCCGTGTCAGGTTTGTCCGTAAAATCGAGTGATAATAACATTTCATATGGGATCCAATGGAACGGGCCGGATCACATCCTTCCTGGCCTGCCCATCGGGTCTTCCGCCAGCTACTTCTATTGGCTAACGCCCCTCCATCCATGTCGAGTTTGGAATATCCCCCCCCCCCATGTATTTAACTTCTTTATTCATAATATGTTATGTTTTAATTATATCGCAAATATAATAAAATTAATGAGATTATTAAGTCGTGAGGGGATGAGGGATGTGGACATAGGAATATGTTGGGACGCCGGATATATTGGGATATGCGGGATAGGTGGTGAGGATGGGGGATATGCGGAGATATGTGGGACGGACCACCTCCCCGAAATCGGCCCGGCCGGGCTGCCGTTTTTTGGTCCCACCCCCCCGTCTACAAAGGCTTGGGGGCAGGAACGGCAAACGATCAACGAGCCAAAAAAAATGCTTATTTTGTATTTAACTTGCTGATTATCAATCATATAAACCAATATTTTAATATATATTTACATTTGATTAGATTTATTACATATAATCGTCAAATTTTTATTGCAAAATATTTGTTGGGTAATAAAACATATAGTATATTTGCAATGTGAGATAACAATATTAACAAACGAGGCGTGCTAGATGCCTATACAAGTCCCCAGGGCAAGGGCAAATCTAATGACAAGTAAAGATCTTAACAAAGTACAAAGCGAGGTTAAAAAAGCAAGTGAAAAGACGTTAACTGGTGCGGTAAAGGCGTGGTGCCAGCTATTTAAATCTGGAAAAGAGATAAATGAAATATTAAAGGACAATAATATTAAGGTAGATAAAGCTATTGTACCAGCTTTAGTTGCTTTGGCAAAAGAAAAAGAGATGGTAATACAATTATGCAAAGAAATATTACCACGTGTAAATGATATCTTTTGCGCCTACAAAGAGGTTGAGAGAGAATATTACGACAAGCAGGATCAGGCAAACAACAGCAAGTTACCATTGGATAAGGTAAACAGTATAGCCGTATTCGGCAATACGCATAAACGCTTTGGATATTGTGAGCCTATAGCATACAACGACACGGGTAGCGTGCCTTACTATGAGGTGTTTAATGGATCGGATAAACGTATCATCAAAGTAGCTATACCTATCAAGCGATACACATATAATTTGATAGCCAAATGTATTACTTACTACCTAACACACCCTAAAAATGATAGATAATTAGGCGGGCTATAATAGCCCGTCGTGGTTGCATGCTATTGCGTCCCCGTCGCGCAACTGGACTCAGACTAAAATAGCGAGTTATTTAACATATTGCAATAAGGATATACATGTTGGTAGGGTATCGATAGCATGTATAGATAGATCGCCGCTTAACAATGTGATTTGGGTGCGTTGCCAGTCCGGAGACGTACCGTTATCCTTTTGGCCTTATTGCAAGTAGGGTTAGTACGTTAAGGTCTCCTTAATAGGCCGTATTATAATACGGGGTACGTTGGTGTATATACGCATGTATAGGGCGTATGTTAGTGCGTTGTGAGAGTAGCACGCATTGAGTGTATTACGGTGTTATTTCCGTGCTAATGTATCAATACGACGTATGTTAGGGTTGCTTAAATACCTAACATGTGTACGGATAGCAAATAACAGCCCTTACAAGGGTATTTCGTGCGGTTAAATTGACGGACAAAATGCGCCTTGTCGGTACGTATCACGGGCAACGTATGTATGTATTTGGCTTCGTTCGTTCGGGGCAAAGGGACAAATCCAAAGGAAATATGGAGGGAGTGGTGTGTCCGGCTGGCTGCATTGATAACGGCGGCCGTGTCGTCCCTGACCTCCCGTTTCTTATTGGTGCCATTTAAAACGAATAAATTATGTATAGGAGAAAATTTGACAATCTGAATAGAAAGCTAGCACTTAAAAAAGAAAAGGCTTTAAACGCTGCAAGAAAGTCTCAAATTGAGTTCTATATTGAGCTTACCAAAGAGCTATACAAGTCTAATAAATTAGATTGTAGTAGGGAATCTGATAAATGTAGGCGGAAACGTGTTAGTTACATGGCAAACAAATTACGGCAATAGATCGTTTGTTTTTATTTGATTTAAAGTTTGTGCCCTTTCGTACTGTAGTGATATAAGATGGAAGGGCTTTTTTGTGCCTATATTTTACAAAATGATAGCATATGTATATATTTTGCTTACACATAAAAGTGTTGAGGCGGCAAATTTTAAGCCTTAATTATAAATGTGTAAGTAAAATACTTTATTATGTATCATTTTGTCTATATCTATATCCATACGGACGGGTGAATTGTGCCCTTATGTATGGTTTCGTGCGTGAATCGATCCTAAAAGGTATATAATAGGCGGTACTTATTGTATATTTTTTATCTATATCTGGGTTTATCTTTCCTTAGAGGTAGCTCTAGGGATTGATATATATTATTTTATTGATACTCAATTAATTGTATTATTTGTGTTCAATTTTAAAATCGTGGTTACTTATTGTATATTTTTATGGGTGTATTTATATATTTGGTGCTTACCTTGTTTTGTGGGTACATGGCATTTGAGTTGGGGCGGTATGTTATAGCTACGGGCGACGCCTTGCCTTTGATCTTAGTTCTTTTATTGGTTTTATTATCAATACATTGTATTAGGCAAGTATATAAGGCAATCAAGAACAAAGACCTCGATATCCTAGACTGAATCAGCGTTCCACGTGGAACAAAGTATCGGAAGGTCTTAGGATTTCGTGGGGATTTCGAGGGAGGGGTGGGGTTTGCGTGATGGGACACTTCCAAACAAGAAAAAACACCTCCAAACAAGAAAAAACACCTCCAAACAAGAAAAAAAACACCTCCAAACAAGAAAAAAAACACCAACAAACAAGAAAAACACCTTTCAAGCAAGGGGTATCTTCCGATCAAATGTAAAAGTTTACAAGTGGTAGGAGTTTCCGGTCAAGGCAAGGCGGTTGCGAGCGATGGCGGGTAGATATTGTTTATTGGTATGGGGCGATGCGGAGGAAACCAAGGGGAACGGGAGGCGGCGATGGCGTGGGGTTGGCCCCGCTGGTCGTCCGTCTCCGTTCCCCTTTGGCGTTAGTGTAATATTAAAAATCTGATTGTGATATGACAAAAGAAGAAGCAAGGAACGTATTTGGCGGTAGTATAGTAAATAATCTGCTGTCGCTAGGGGCTGAGCCTACCAACGTGGTAAGGCAAGACGGGTTGATAGAATGGAAAAGTGATGGATATATAGAGGTAGGAGGCGTACAGGTATGGGCTTACTATTACTTTGAGGATGGCGAGGATGTTGATAGATGTGATTGGGCGGATCATATGGAGATAGAGGTAGAAGAATGTTGTATTTAAAATCGGTTGATATGAGATTCATGTATTTAACGGAGCTTAGAGGAAAGGATATATGCGTAGGCGACAAAAAGTGCAAGAGGGTAAAAATATATGTAGGCAGGCCGTTGGCGGATACGCCTAAAACCTATAAACAAATAGGTGGATTTGTAGCAAAAGAACTATCCAACGCTTATAACAGCGGTTGTGTTTCCATCTATGAAGCAAAGGATAAAACGCTCAGATATTTGGTTTATCGAGACGGTTGTTTTTATCCTTATTACGGGAAATTAGAGGTGGTAGAATAATACCAATGGGAACGGGCGGCGGTGTCACGGCGTGGTAGGCCACGGGTGTCTACCGCCGTTCTTTTTGGAGTGGTAATATAAAATACTAATAGTATGGACGAAATTATGAAATTACAAGATGAAGCGCTGCTTTATCTGCGTGATAATATTACAAAGGATGAGGCGTATTATATCCTTACGACCGATAAGGAGATGCTAGCGATTCTTATAGCTGATAAGAAGGACGGGAGCAAACGTATCAAGATTCTTGATGCGGAATATACTATAGAGAAGGATGATATGTTATTTCTATTCGATACTGATGGGGTGATAGATGAGTGTCTTTTGGTTGCCAGCTACATAGGTGTAAATATGTATTTTCGCAGGCAAGATGTCAACGCTATTTTGAATAACATCAATAGAGAGAAAGTTATGAAATATCCTTACATAGCTATTCAGTTAGATAATATACAGACTGTAGAAAAGCGTAGGGTTGTTTTTGAAATTACCGGGCATAGGATGGATGATAACAAAGAGAGAATAGATTTTATGTTTGTTTATTTTATGGCTAGAATGTTATGAGGGCGAGAAGGACTGTGAAAGAAAGAGATATTGTGAAGATATTGGTATTCGGGTATGATAGGACGCTTATAAAATCCATTAAGGATTCCGGATTCAGAAGTATGTCGGATGTAATATCGTACGCCAATAATATGGTCGGGGATAAGCCCATTGATCATATTAGGGTGTCGAATGAGGCTCGTGGGTGGTGTGGATCATATACTAATTATGGTAAAATGATAGATTAGTTTGATAGGAGGACATGATATGAGAAGGATTATAAAAGAGAAAGACGATATCAAGGTATCTATATTTAGTGGGGATAGATTGGCTCGTGTTTTCATTGATTCTGGGTATAGGAATATAGCTATGGTGATAGCCGATTGCGGCAGAATAGCTAATGGTTGTTATCACATACATCATATTGAGGTGGTAAATATGGATAGGGGATGGTATGGTACATACACCTTATATGGAAGGAAAATAGATTAGTCGGATATTGAACAACAAAGGAGGTATATATGGATAATATTATAACAAATGTGGATGGCGTGAAAGTAAGAGTATATGATTTTGGCGATGAAGTGGCTGATAGATATACCATAGTATATGTAAATAAAAATATAAAGGATGGTTATGGGGTGGTGTATTATCCTGTTTTCTCACGTAGTGAGGATCCATTCCATCCATTAGGAGTGGGGATGTATGCGGGAGATTATTATCCGCATAGAAGTCATATGTACAATTTTGGTAAAAGAGTGAAGGATATAGATTCACTGCCAAAGAAAGTGATTGAATTTATAAAATATATTACACGATGAACGAAATAACTTACAACAATTACGATTTGGTTGCTTTTGAGCAGAATGGAGAAGTGGTAGTAGCCGTAACATTCTACAGGTATTATAAGAAGAAAACTAAAGGTGAGGTTAATTATAGGTGGAGAACCAGATGCCCGGAGCTGGTGGATAAGATCGTAAAACACCGTACCAAGGTGTTTACCGGTCAACTTATCCAGTTAGCGAAAGCGTATGGGGAGAAAAAGGTTATAAAATATCAAAAGGAGGAGGAAGAAGTATGTCAAAATACGATAGAGACGCTATAGAGATATATATACTGGATCATATAGATACAGATAATTATGGTAAGCAGTTTAAATACGATAGGGAATATATGTCTTTTATGCTTAGTGTATTCAAGAATGAGTATAAAGAACATATCAAAAGGGATGGAATTAAGAAGGCTTTTGAGGATTACATAATGAGCGTTCCGTCTATATTCAGGATTCATATAGCGGATTGTGATATTAGATATTTATTACGTTCATGGGGAGTGGAGTTTGATGAGGATGATGATGAGATATACATCTTATACAAGAAGATCATAAGAGAGGTCTTTTTTAAGATGTGTGAGGATATGAAAGTTTGTTAATGTTGAACCAAACCTTGGCGGGGCGGAAGGATATATCATGATCGTACGTGTACGGATATGATCCGGGGTCGGTTCCCGGCGCCTTGACACAACTTAATTAAATATAGATAATATGGACAATGTTTTAAAAAGAGCGGCAGCGGAACTGAAAGAAGCCGGTTGCAGGGTTTTTGCGTGGCAGGATGATACTTATAATAGGAGTTGGAGCAAGGGTGATTATACGATGTTGTATTACGCCTTCCCTGATTCGCCTAACATCGGGTATCTGAGTCATGGGGAATATGGGATGAACGTAGCATATAGTAGGACCTATATACCGAGCCGTGGAAGTGGATCGGGATGTTGTGTCAAGGAGGAAGCTACGTTCGATCTTGCGACGGCGTTAGACGTGCTAAACGGACCGTTACCTAGGTGGTGTAGGGCTTATGGGGCTTATCCAAAGCAGTACGATAATATTGATAAATGGTATAATAGCGATAATCATAACAAAAAATTATTTAAGGAAATTTGATATGGAGGTAAAAGATTGGGAGAATCTGGTTTTGAATACAGAGGTAGGATCACATTGTTTTGTTACGCTGATTGATGATAAGGATATCAGTAGAGGTTATGCGCAAATCAGACGTGCGGAGCATTTCGGGTATAACATCTGTTTTACAAGGTTATATGGGAATAAGTTTTACTTCGAAAAGATAGAGGAAGGTCGTACGCAACAATACATCAATAGGAGGAAATAATATCACTATCAGATGACAAGGCGACAGTTTAACCGGTTGATAAATGAGCTGAACGGCAAAAGCCCGTTTATCGTATTACATAGGGATGCCGTTGCGCCTAAATACGTGGGCGTGGAGGTGTCGAAGGATGGGATGGTATACAGATATGCGATAATAGGGATAAACGATGAGTATAAGGCTAAAAAAGCCCTTATTTCGAAAATATTAGGCATAGCTAGTTACCTAAATGGCAATAAGCCCTTAAAAAAGGGTTAATTAGATGTATTTATGGCCTGCGGCATCATATACGATATAATGCCATAAATGACGTTGTATAGAGGATATGTATGATAATATGATAGATAACGCATTCGTGTCTTGATATCATAATATTATGCCATTATATCCTCTTTTTGTATAAAAAAGATAACAAATGATACAAACATCTTGAATATGGATGAAATTAAGATAGGAGCTGAAATTGTATTTAATATAACCGGCAACCATAATATAGGATATGCCAAAGGGGAAAAGTATATCGGGACGGTGTTAAGCAAGGATCACCGATCACGTCTTTATGTACGGACAATAGGAATGCCTAGGGCTTGTATTGATGAGCGGGATGTAGAGTGGGTTATTGATCCAGATGGGGATTTTGATATGGATGAGGCGATCCCGAATCCTGTGGCAAGGGAGTTGTATAAGTTGATGGGTAAATATGTTTATACGCTCGGCAGGTCTCACGAAAGTATCAATGGATATATCGTGTATGAGTGCATGATGATGGATAGGAATTTAAGATACAATGTTATGTATCGATTACATGATCATGGATTCGAGATACGGCATATTGATAGCTATTCTTGGTGGATGACTAATGAGAGGCTGATGTCAGAGGTAACATATACGGAGGGGGATATTCATATAATTGTTCATGAGTGTATGGAGGATTATGTGGATAACGTGAAATTTGGGGAGGAATTTTATAAAAACAAGGAAATATGATAAGATACTTACTCGTGACGGCGATGATAATATTGACACCGCCAAAAGGGAACGGAGGCATGCCCCTCGCCCCGAAGCCGGCCGTGATCGAGGCACGGGTATGGGACAAGCTGGCGGCCGCCATATCTTTCGTGGAGTCAAGGAACGACGATCGGGCGTACAACGCCACTTCAGGGGCTTTAGGGAGGTGGCAGATGAAAAAGGTGTATGTAGATGAGGTTAACAGGATATTGCGCCTTAAACGGAAGCAGAAGCGGTATAGATACGATGATAGGACAAATCCTGTCAAGGCTAGGGAAATGTTCGAGATATATCAATCTCACCATAATCCTAAAAAGGATATAGATCGGGCTATAAGATTGCATAGGGGATTGCATTCTGCTAAATATGTTAAAGAGGTTAAGCGTAAATTGAGAAAATAAAAAGAATATAGGAGGATAAGGACATGGACGAGAATAAAGTGATACGGCCGATGGATTTTGTTCGGCTTACAAATATTGACGAATTAAATGTGATTAAGGACACTAAAAACCATATAGGGCTGGTCAAGGAGGTCAGTCGGGACGGGGAAATGAGTATAATATGGATAGGTGAAACTTATAGTAAGTTGGCGTGGTTCAAATCGAGCGAGTTGGAGGTGGTGGATAACCTTGTGAGCATCCTGACATGCGGGCTGGCTAATTTTCGAGGAGACGGAAAAGAGAGCGCGGATAAATTTTATTCGATTGGCTAGAAATAAGGGCAATTAATTAGAGGAGAAAATCATATGGATCGTGAGACATTAGTAAATATCGTTTATAGCGGTAAAGTAAGATTTATACCAGTAAGAAGATGTTCATTATGTGATGAATATATAGGATATAAATTTGTTAAGATGTGCGATGGGAGTATAATTCCAGTATTTTCTAGTGGATGTGGGTGTTGTGGAGTTAATAATGGACAATTGTTTGAGAGGACATGGGATGAGGTGCTTGACTTTATCAATGAATCTCAAAACAAGCCTATGGATAAGAGGACAGAAGTGGATGAATTATATTAAATGAATTAACATAATAAAATGGCTATAAAATCTTATAAGGGATTCGACAAGAATCTTAGATGCAGAGGCTTCCAATACAAAATTGGAGGGATATATGAGATGGATGGAAAGATCGAGATGTGTAACAGAGGCTTTCACGCTTGCGAAAGCCCGTTTGATGTTTTTGATTACTATACTATGATAGATTCTAGGTTTTGCGAAGTAGAGCAAGACGGGAATATATCCAAGTGGGATAGAGGGACAAAAATTTGCTCATCGAAGATTAAAATAAAAGCAGAGTTAAAATTGGCTGACATGATCAATCTTGGAGTTGAGTGGCTAAAAGAGATCACATCACCTGAAAAAATAAAAACGAGCATAAAGGATAATTCATCCGGCAACAATGCCCAGATTGGTTCGTCCGGCTACGATGCCCAGATCGGTTCGTCTGGCAACAATGCCAAGATCGGCTCGTCTGGCAACAATGCCAAGATCGGCTCGTCTGGCTACGGAGCCAAGATTGGCTCGTCTGGCTACGGAGCCAAGATTGGCTCGTCTGGCTACGGAGCCCAGATTGGTTCGTCTGGCTACGATGCCCAGATCGGTTCGTCTGGCGACGATGCCAAGATTGGCTCGTCCGGCTACGATGCCCAGATCGGTTCATCTGGCTACGGAGCCAAGATTGGCTCGTCTGGCGACGGAGCCAAGATTGGTTCGTCTGGCTACGATGCCAAGATCGGCTCATCTGGCTACGGAGCCAAGATTGGCTCGTCTGGCTACGATGCCCAGATCGGTTCGTCTGGCGACGGAGCCCAGATTGGTTCGTCTGGCTACGGAGCCAAGATTAGTTCGTCCGGCTACGGTGCCAAGATTGACAGCACTGGCGAAGACTGTGTCATCATGTGCGCAGGTATTAACTCAGTGGCAAAAGCCTCAAAAGGATCATGGGTAACACTATCCGAATGGTCTTATTCTGAGGAAAAACAAAGATATATTCCCATTTGTGTAAAAACGGAATTTGTTGATGGAGAAAAGATAAAAGCAGATACATATTACAGTCTGAAAGGGGGAGCTTTTGTGGAATGGATCAATGATTAAGAGGAGGTGTTATATATGAAATGGATGGTAATAAAAGGGGTTAGATATCCTAGTTCCGTGATATCAGCATTTGCGGCATATAATATGGATAACCCCTTCTTGAAGGTCAGGATAAGAAACAAGTATCATATAGTGCCTTTTGATGATGTTAATAAGATGGCTAATCAGATGGTATATTTAATGGACAACTATCCTGATTTCGTTCAGATAGGGAGATGGTGGATATCCAAGAAACATGTGATGTCATGGACGCCCAAGGGGGAGACCGTGGACGGATCGGGCTGGGTTATATCCTTCACCCTGTCCTTTGGTTTGGATAATGGGACTCAAATTAAGTTTGATAAAGAAGATGAGTACTTAAATGAGATAGATAGGCTAAACGAGTTGTTTAATGTAATATTATGATATGAAAAGCAAGAAAGATTATATAAGCATGCTTAACGCTCTTGGTAGTTCTTTGTCTAGGGAAGAATGGATGATAGGAGGCAAAGATAGATATACAGGTAGGGATAATTATGGAGTTATGTTGAAAAGATATGATCCTATAGCTTTTGAGGTAGGATATAGAGAATGGAAGAAACAATGAGTAATACTTGAATCGGGATTGTGGCGGTTCGTGAGAATAGCTACAATCATATCTCTAAACGTGAACATAAGGAGGTACGTATGTCATTCGATTGACATTAGGGATCTAATTATATTAAAAGAGGAGGGATTATGAAAAAAATTGTATTAAAACTGTATGAGTTTGATGAGTTACCAAAAGACTCACAAGAAAGGATCATAGAGTGTGAGCGTTGGAATGTAATGAAGCAATGTATGGATGCTTATGACATAGACTATAAAAAGTCAATGGAAGCATTTGAAGATCTGACAGATACTAAGGTTTATGATTGGGAAGTTGGATACGAGAGATATGATTTTAGTTATGAGTTTAAATACGAAGATCCTATTTATGAACATCCTACAGATTATCATCGTGATATATTCCCTGAGAATCTATGTGGCAAATTACTGTTCAGATATATCAACAACAATATTATGCCATATATTATCAAGGGCAAGTATTTCTCCACGTCAGGTAAATATATTGATGGGAAATACAAATACAAGCACAAGTATAGTAGGGTGATGTTTGACTATGGAGATAATTGCCCATTGACAGGGATGTGTTATGATTATTATCTCCTGAAACCTATAATTGATTATTACAATGCATGGTGTACTTATCCGGAGGATTTTTCTTTAGAGGATCTGATGAGACAATGTTATGATAACTTCTTCAAGTCATGGCATGAGGAGTACGAGTATTGGGCTGATAATGAAGATGCGATACGTGAGGAGCTTCATCATAATCAGTATGAAGATCGACTCTATTATGAGAATAGGGATGTGTATGTTGAACCATTAAATGAAATAGCATGAAAGTGATATGTACAAGGTGTGGCGGAACAAATATTGCTTGTGAAGCGATCGTAAATCCAAACACCGGGAAAATAATAGATTATCTTGATGAATCTTTTATGCATGCTAATTGTGGGGATTGCAAGGAAGAGGTAGTGATAACGGATGTAGATAGAGTCAAGAAAGATATTGATTCTATGTTTTTCGAGTTCGTTAAAAAGAATGGGAAAGAACCTGAATACGTAGAATGTCAGATCGTATGGAAAGACACAGGGGATGATCAAAGAACGACAATAAAATTATCATTAAGCATCAATGATGATGATAATGATAATGTTTTCTATTACTGTAATGGGATAGAATCACTTAAGTCACTTGTGGAATATGGAGTAGGAGAGTTTATTGTAATAGATTGTTGGAGTTTTTTTAGTATTGATAATTTGTAAATTGATGAGATTATGAATATAGAGGTAATAAGATACAGGCTTCCAGTTTATTGGGCTTGTGCTCTGATAAATGGTGATTATACTGGTTTATCGGATGAAGAAGAAAGGGAAATTAATAATTTCTTGGAACAAGCAGAAGGGTATCCCGTAGATGTGGACTTGGAAACAGAAGGCTTTTATCGGTGCAATGACGCTAATGATATAGCGGGAAGTTGCGCCGATTTTATTTTTCATAAGTATAACGATTAAATTTAATAGTATGAGAACAGCGAGCAAACTGGTTTATTCAAAAGAGAATTACTATACCGAGAACGGGGAAGAGTATAAGATCAAGACTACGGTATCGTTAGGTGATGATTGTCATAACAATATATGTGAGTGGAGTATAACCGCTGACATTCGTTGGAAAAACGAATATGGGATATATAAAGAATATATGTGCGGTTGCTGTCACGATGAGATTATAAGACATTGTCCGGAATTGGCTAAATTCATACCGATGCATGTATGTAATCATTATGGCGCTCCTATGTATCCGGTGGAAAATGGAATATATCATACAAAGAACAGCGATAAGTCCGTGGTGATTGAATATTTGCGTATATCAGATAAGGAATATTCCAAGTTATCCGAGGCGGTGGATGATAAAATGTATTTCAAGTATCTACTTTTCAATTTGGGAATTGTGGATAGATGGAAACGTGAATCAGACGAGCTTATTGCGGAACTTGAAAACCTGTGTGGAAAGAAATGGGTTAATCTATATAAGCCGGAAAAAGAAAGGTTTACCCTGACACTAACAGACGAGGAACGATCTCTTATTGAAGAGCGTATTGAAGCCGGGTATTATTCCACAGAAAATATAGAAAAACGTAGGGAAGAGGCTCATAAGGCAAAGATGGCGGAAAAGCGTGCCAAGATTTGTGAGCAATATGACAAAGAAATCAGAAAGGCGGAAGTCGGGAAGAAGGTAATGCTCTGTGTACTTGACTATGGATTGAATGTTGATAATGTAATATATTATAATCACAATAATACATTACGTTTCAACTGGGTGGATTATGGAGAGAAAATAACTAAGGAAGAGTTTGATGATTTCGTGAATAACGTGGATCGCTCCCAACTCCCGGAAGGAATTAAATTTGAGTTAAAGTAATTTTTAGTCTACACATAATCACTATCAGATTTACGGGAGAGACATCCAAGATGTCATGGGCAGCGTTACCGGTGGAGCCGGCGTGTATGGGTAAGGTGGGCGAGGGAACGAGGCGTCCGCCCATGTTCGTTGGATTGGCTGAACAGATAAAGCTACAATGTAGTGATATAATTAAAGTGAAAATAACAATATAAATACATGTAAAATTATGGGAAAGAAAATGATAACAATACCATTTGATTTAGAGTTGGCAAAGAAAATCAACAATGGTGAGCGCAATGGAATGATTGTAACGGATGGCGATAATTACAGAGTAGAGTTTGTGTATCATAGGGAAGAGTCTTTCCCAATCCTAGGAGTTATCCATACTGATCACGGCATAATATCAGATTGGTTCTCAAATAATGGATTCGGAGGAAAGAATTATAGACTTAAGCTTAAAGTTCCAGAATATACCACATTCAAGGACGGAGATGTATTGAGTAATGAACAGGGTGATTACCTGTTTATATTAAATACGAACGGAGAATATCTTACATCTTTTCATGCATCATGGAAGAAGGGGAGGGGAGTCGTGATTCCTAGAAAAGCACATGCTGATTGTAATAATATTGAAAAATACAGACTTGCTACTGAGGATGAAAGGCAAAAGTTTATTGATGCTCTTAAAACAAGCAAAGAGCCTAAAGCCAAAATGTGTTTGAAACAATTCTTTGGTATTGAAATAGAACCAGAATATAAATTCAAGCCATTTGATAAAGTTTTAGTAAGAGATACAGAAGACGATGATTGGCACGTAAGTTTGTTTGTTAGGAAAATTGCTGATGCTCAATATAAAGAAGAAAGATATGAATGCTTAAATGGGACGGGATGGATCTATTGTATTCCTTATGAAGGTAATGAACATTTTTTGTAAAAAACATATTAAAATGGAAAATAAAGAACAGGATTTTATCAATCGATATAAAAATGTGCAAGAATCCATTGTGAAGGCAATGGACAAGGCATTAGAACGGGCAATAGGGAACAAGGCAATAGATTTCGAGAAGTGTGAAGGCAATTATTTGGACGTCTATCCTCTTATCGGGGCGGTCTTACAGAAGGAGCTAAGGAGTGTACTTGGTGAAAATGTGAATAAGAGTATATCCCGGAATATGAAAATAAAGGCGACCAAGTACAGAAATGATTACAGGGTATGGTTGGACTATGCAGGAGATTACAGAAACGAAAATATAGAATAACATGAAATATCAAAATTTTATGTGCCCTTATGAGCTTGCATTAAAGTTGCATGAGTTGAGTGTAAATTCAGAGTCGGAATTTTATTTTGTGAAAGAGATGAAAGGAGGGGGATCCCAAACAGAATCAGTTACACAAAATACAATGAGATATTCATACAGAAAAGAAGGAGACCTCATACCGGCTTATATGAGTCATGAACTTGGAGAGATACTACCAAGTATGATAAATATCAGTAAATCAAAAATATGGGATGACTGGTTGCAATTGACACAATATTTCCCGAATAAGGATAGCGAATACTACGAAGCTGCCTATGTTCGATACGATGCTTACAATCCACAAACAGAAGTGTATAGTGGATTTGGGGATACAGAGGTAGAATCGAGAGCGATGCTACTTATTGATCTATTGGATAAAAAGGTATTAACATTAAGTGATCTAAAATTAAAAAGTTTAAATAGAATATGAAGACAGTAAGATTATCTGACTTCTCTCCTTATGATAGGGATAAGGGGAAGACGCAAGAGTTGCGTCACAAATTCAGGAATCAAATACTTGAATATTGGGGAGAAGATACCGGGATTTTGATAGGAATAACCATGGTATATGAAAGACATTTGTGGAACGAGGAAGTTAAAGTAATATGATTATGGACGATAATAGGATAATGGAAGCGGCTAAATTGATAGCCAACTCCTCAGCAGCCTTAATACAGGCTATAGGGATGATGAGTGAGAATATAGAGAGGGCTAACAGAGGGGAATCTCTGGCTTATACCGAAGATCAGTTTATGAAACTAATTCAAGATAACGGAATAACGTATAACGATGTAATACAAAGGGGGTGGACATGAAAAACGTAGAAAGAATAAACGCATTAAATAAAGTTTATTATGAATAGAATGAAAATATTTTTTAATTACTTATTCTTTAGGGATATGGGTAATCTTGGTGAAAGTTTTTATTCGCCACTCGAACGTGGACGGAGAACATCCATAAGATAGGATGGATAGGAGGGTTGTTTGAGACGGACGAAAACGGAATACTCACTGGAAGATATTTTGATAGATGTAATGTAAAAGACTATCAGAACGGATATATGCCAAAAGGCAAGAAAGAAATACCATGCAGGGAGATAGAGATATCGCCGGACAATTGGATTATGACAGTTGAATCAAACAATGAGGCTTTGATTGAATTGTCAAAGATTTATGATATAGTCTGGCGACAATGCCCTTGCTTGAAAGGCATAATGAATACCAACGTTACACCGGAACTTGAAAGATTGGCATGCGAACAAATGAAGGGATAAACAATGAATGACAAATTTGTAGACATGCCGAAATGCATGGCGGACAAATACGAAACCGCCGACTTTATTGCCAGCGACCCCGTCCAGTTTCCAAGGCGGTATTCCGGGAGGGACGCGGAGGTCAGTGGGTTCATTACTTCGTGGCTCTCGTTCGGGAATCGAAAGGCGATCATCGGGGCGGCGGAGCGGATGGACAGGGAGTTTGGTGGCAGTCCTTACGGGTGGCTGATGGATAGGCAATATGTGAAAGTATATAATTACCTAAAATATAATGATATGAAAATTCAAGTAGAGTTAAATTTAGAAGATGTATTTGAGGAAGCTGTGTACAACGAAGCGACGTTGAAAGAGGAGTTTACCAGCTCGGTCAGGTTAGCCGTAGTACGTGAGCTTAAAGAAAAGCTCAAGAATGAGTTGATGAGGGAAATATCCAATCCGATATCAGAGAAAATTGAGGATATAGCGAGGGAATCAATAAGTGATCTCATCGAGAACGCCAGCGAGAAGAAATATAGATTCAGGCTAGATTATATGGATGATGAGTTGACGGTGGATGAGTTTATAAGAGGTAGGATGAAGAAAGTTGTAGACGGAGGTGTTGGGACAATGATAGAATCAAGAGCTAAATCTTTTGTTGATGAGTTAAGGAAGAGGTATGATATGGCATTTGCTACCTTCATCGTGGATAATATGAGAAAGCAAAATATGTTGAAGGATGAGAAGATAGCTGAATTATTAAAAGATAATCCAGATGAGAGGTAGGGAGGATGCCAAAGGAAGGCTACGATCGGTGCTCATGACGCCGGCTGTTCCCGAAAGGATAAGGGTGTTGTCTCCGTCATGGTACAGGGCGGCGGTGGAATTTCAAGGGAAGCCTGAGTCGGAACAACTGGATTTTTGTTCGCGGTGCTGTTGTACTGGAGAATGACAGGAGAAAGGATAGTATTAACTATTAATAATGTTTATTTAATTTAATTCAAAAACAAAATGTCTACTTTTGTAGACACATAAAATTACATATATGAAAAAGAGTGAGTTTGTAAAGGCATTGGAGAAGATCATCGATATGGTTAAGACTGAAGATGATGGTTTCGAGTATGGTGGTAAAGTCATCTTCTATAAAGAAGATGATGATGACTATGAAATCTCGGCAATGAACATTGAGATGAATTTGGAAGTAGAAGCCAATGTTATGGCTAGTATGGATGATAGAGCTTTTACCTGTCTTATGAGTGAGGTTTATAAACAAAAGGCGGTAAAGGCTATAATGATGGAGAAGGATGACGATGAAGACAATCGATAAGATGACCGATCAGGAGATATATGATCTTACTGACGAACAGGTAGAGAAATTGATCGTAACAAGATGTGCGGAGGAAGGTGTAAGGTTCATAGATGAGCCTCCAATCATGAAGACATATGACTATAAGCCTATTTCTCCATCACATTTCTTCTACTATTTAGAAGGTTTGAGTATAGCCGTTCTTGATCAGAATGATGCTATTAAAATAGCTACGTTCTTAAGTAAGTTTGATTTATACAAGACTACATACGATTTCACTATATCCAATGATAAGATATATAATAAGTTGGATATAATCAATATCAAACATATTCCAATGTTTAACACGAAAGATGAGGAGGCCTATAAGTCTATCAAGGATAAGAACGATGAGATCGAGAAGGAATATAAAGATCAGGTAGATAAATACAAGGAGAATACAAAAAAGATGTGTGAAATCCGTGCCGAGATATGGTCAAAAGTAATTGATGTAAGGCGCAAAATTGATCACATAAATCATCTTAGAACTCTTTTTGTAAAGGAATATCTTCCGTTGGTGGATCATGACACGAATACGGCTATGACGTTTTTCAAGAAAGCTTATGATGTGGATGATGATACGGAAAGATATATTCGTGAAGGGATAAAAGATTATCCGTTGTTTAATAATAATATAGATTAAGATGCACAATTGGTTTAAATGTACGGTTTCTTATGAGACCGATGCCGAGAACGGCATGAAGAAGAAGGTTAAGGAAGAATATTTAGTAGATGCTCTTTCTTATACCGAGTGTGAAGCTAGAATCATAGAGGAGATGAAACCGTTTATCTCCGGTGAGTTTAGTGTTGATATCAAACGATTCCGGATAGCGGAATTATTTGCCATGGATGGAGACCGGTTTTATAAGGTCACGGCTGATTATATTACGGTAGACGAGAAATCGGGTAATGAGAAACGCAAGGCGTTTAACTACATCGTTCGGGCCAATGACCTTGATCATGCCAAGAAGAACTTCGAGGAGGGCATGAAAGGGACTATATCAGACTTCGTGGTAACCTGTATTAAGGAGGAGAAGAAGTTGATGGATTTCTATGAGTTTGACGGTAAGATCAGGAACCCGGAGAAGCATGAGGATAGTAAGCAATAAAGCTAGCTATGAGACCGCATCATCCGTAGCTGAGAAGTTGATGGAGATAAACAAGATGGAGGGTACGATTTATCGTATCCTCACATTATCTAACAAGACTTATCTGGCGTCTAAACTAGGATATAGTAGGTCAGGGTTCTATAAGAAAATACAGAACAGGAACTTTAATATCCGGGAACTAGCTCAGATATTCGACACGATCATCAATTTCAAGGATCAGGATTGGACGAAGGGTAAAATAGATAGGCTTAAGAGATATAGAGCCATGAGCCTCATGGAGTTTAATAAAAGTTATAAAAAGAAAAAAGCATGAAGGGTAGGATGTTACCATGTGAGAGGTGCGGCAGGATAGTAGCCATAAGGAGCAAGGGGTTGTGCCCTGCGTGCCGGGCTAGGGAACTACCGCCAAAGGGAAGGGCGGCGATACGGGTGAAGGCCAAGCCAAAGGGGAAGAGCCTAGCCGTTTTCTTTGGCGCCCATGTGGCTAGATTGAGTATGACAAGGAGATCTGCTACCGGCGCATACATACCATGCCCGGGGGTAAGCAACATATGCCACTTATACCCTAAACGGAAATATAAATCAGTTGCTGAGGATAATGATAACATTATCTACTTGACGGCTGATGAGCATACAAGATTCGATTATCTATTAGATACGATGGATTTCAGCCGGCTCTTGGACGAGTTTGGCAACGTATGGCTGTTGGCAGCCAGAAGGATGAGGGATCTCGCACCTAGAGTCGAGGAGGATGGTAAATTAAAAACCAGATTATTATTATGGATAGAAGAAAACAAAGATTACTTTTAGACCTAGGATATAAGGCTATAAGTGACACAGTATATAGTTATGGGACGATCATAGAAGTCATAAGCGATCAAGAATTGTTTGATGAGATGAAAGTTCGTTTATCCGAGAGACACAATGTGGCTATTGCGGATGATGGAGAGATAGGATGTTCGGCTTTAGGCAAGATTTTAGGCAAGATAAAGGACGAGAATGCGCCATCATATTATTGGCGATCATCATTACCAGTATTAAGATCATATCATACAGATCCTAAATTTACCGCTTTCTTTGGCATATTAGACGTTTTGTCAACGATCCCAAAGAAAGATATAGCTGAGGAGGAAAAGCCTGCTGAAGAGCTTAAAAACGAGCCTAAGGAGGAGATGGAAGTTGAGTATGATCTGGAGACAGAGCAACAGTATTATGCCGCTGAATGGATCAAGGATATCCCGACACCTGTGTTATATAGAATGACCGTAGCTGGCAAGCGTGTTTATTATGAGATGGGGGCTGATGGGTATCCTATCATATATGACGGAGCTACCAATAATATAGCTAATGGGTATTGTGATACGTCTGGCGCTTTGGAGAAGTGGAAGAATGAGATGAGACTCAAGGGCAAGGACCCTGATGAGTACGCTAACTACAGGGCTGACTTAGGTACTATCATGCATTATCTATTTGGGTTGTATCTGACCGGGGTTAACATAAAGCTGATCCCGACATGGATCAGGAAGGTGGTCAAGGAAGCCAAGCTAAGAATAGACAAGTATAGGATGGAGCGGATATTAGTGGATAACATTGATGAGCTGATAGAGGATCTGATATCATTCGCTATATTCTGCAAGGAAAGACATGTTAAACCGGTATTGATCGAAAAGATGCTGAGGTCAAGCAGATTGAAGGTAGCTTCTTCGGTGGACGCCGTGGTGGAGATGGATAGCGAGCCGGAGATGGTGGAGATAGAGGTCGAGACAGGAGAGCTTTATAAGGTGGGAGCCAAGAAAGGCCAACCTAAAATGGAGAAAAAGAAAGTAAAAAGATGTAGGAGGATATTCGCTATATTGGACTTCAAATCAAACAGGAAAGGTAATTTCTATGACGAGTACGCTTTCCAGCTTGAGCTATATAGAAGAATGATACTGGAGAACTACGGAAAGATATTGGAGATAGAGGAGATATATAACTTCGCTCCGGGTGATCCTACCGCTAAGACAAGTCAATATAAGTTGAAGAGACAAACCGATAATCCTATACTTAATATGGCTACGGTTGTATATCTTCAAGGTAAGTATAAGTTTGAGAAAACCAATTATACGGTTACGTCAAGGATCGGGTCTTTAGATATAGAGGGTGATTTTGAGTTGAATGGTTTGATAAGAAAAGAGTCGCTGAGAGATTATATATATAGAGTGATGAGTGAGAGGAGAGGATGATGGAATTTAGGGAGTTCAATAAGAGCGTTCATCGGTATGAGCTGGATCATAGCAAGCCAAGAAGGAAGCTGACGTGCCCGCAATGCGGCAAGGATAAGTGTTTTACGCCGTACGTGGACGTAACCACCGGTCAGATCGTTGGAGAGCAGTTTGGGGTGTGTGATCATAAAAATAAATGTGGTTACTTTAAATATCCAACAGGGAGCGAACTTGGGAACAATGATCTTTTTACCGATTCAAACAAAGTATTAAGGAGGTACAGACCTCCTATGGATCCGGATATAGCCAACTGCATTCCGGTAAGCAAGATGTTTGAGACGCTTAATCCTTTCGAGACATCCGATCTTCAGGATTATCTATCCAATATCTTCGGATCGTATCATACCAATAGGGCATTTAGCTTGTATAAGGTGGGGATGATGAGATTCGGGGACTGGGGTAAGTGCTGTGTGTTCTGGCAACTGGATAAGAATTGGGTAGTGCGGACCGGAAAGATAATGGACTACGGGCCTGACGGGAAGAGGGTAAAGGTTCCCATGGATCATGTATGTTGGGTGCATATACTGGACGGTCAGGATTACCTGCTTAGGCAATGCCTGTTCGGGGAGTTTCTTATCAACTTCTATCCCAATGACGCTCCGGTGTATATAGTAGAGTCAGAGAAGACGGCTGTTATCTGTAACATCGTGTACCCTAGTAGGTTGTTTATGGCCTGTGGCGGTATCCATATGCTGAAAAGGGAGATGATAGAGACATTGGGTAGGAGGCGGATAGTCCTGTACCCGGATAAGGGCGACGCTTTCAACGAATGGAGAAAGAAGGTAGACAAGGATATGAGGGGGATGAATATAGAGATAAGTAATTTTCTAGAATCAAAACCCAATATAAATGAGGGAATGGATATAGCGGATTATTTTATTATTAAACAAATTTACAATGGCAAAGGTAGTTGACAATTACAAGAAATTCAAGGTGCTTGAAATAACAAGACAGGAGATGATGGATAAGCTCACCAGATATGGGTGCTTAGGTATTTGCGATATGTGTAACAGACCTACATCCGTGGGCTATTATGTAGCAGTAATCAATCAATGGATGTGCGAGGACTGTTATAATGATTTCATCAAATCAGTTGACAGGTATGAGGAGGATATGAGAATAGAGAACAGGAATTTTAATAGATTCTGTGATCTATTTAATGTCAAAATACAAGAAAAGGCATGAGAGAGCTATCTTTAGCCCAGAAAGCTATGTTAAACGGATCCGTATGCCCGTATTGCAAGGCCCCATCCACTATGATAAATACGGTGGAGGGAAAGCAAGTTGGGTGCGAGAAGTGTGGGGCTTGGATGAGATCCGATTCTACGGGTAAACCTGTAGGTAGGTTAGCCAAGCCGGATCTCCTTAGGTCTATGGATATGGTAATGACCGAGATCAACGTATTCTTAATAAAAACAGGACAGGATAGACATGATCTTTACAAAGAACTATCCGGTGAGCTTATGATACCGGAGGAGCATATATCCCCTTACAAGATGTCTTTGCCATCATTACTTAAAATCATGAGACATATCAAGGCATATAGTGATAATCGGATACAGATATATGATGGAGGGAGGGGGAATAACTGCCCTAGGCATAAGGCGATAGCGATAGGAGGTAGCGCATGCCACGGATGTCCGGAGCATCTATTCCATGTAGTGGATAAGGTAACTGACTTGGTGGTGTGTGACGCTGACATGAGTTACGGTGATTACAAAAAATAATTATTAATAAAAATTGACAGAACATGAAAGTAATTTTCATTCACAAACAGACAGGGTTTTATGTAGGAGGATCAGTGTTTAACAAGACATGTGGTTTTTACAAATGCAGAGATAAGATGATAGAAAAAGGCATAAGCGAGGATAAGGCCAACATGCTTATTGATATAATAGGTCCGCACTTATGTGTGTGGGAAATAAAAGATGGGGATGATCCTTACGAGAGCATGAGAAGCAGACTCGGAGATAAAGCCTCATATTTAGATGGAGAGGATATTATCGTAGAGGATTATGATTATGACGAGGAGGACGAGGATGGGGAGGTCGACTGAATACTATAGGACACATCCGGAGGCCAGAAGAAAGAAAGCCGAGACGGATAAGAAGATCAACGCCAGACCTGAGCAGAAAGCCAAGAGACGGGAGTTGGGTCGCAAGAACTACAAGACCGATAAGCTGAAGGGCAAGGCTTATCGGAAGGGGAAGGACCTATGCCATACAGCTAAGGGTCTTAGATATAAATCAAGATCAGCTAACAGAGGGTCTAAATCCGATACGGCTGGCGATAGAAACGCAAGAGGATGAGTGAGGATAGGATATGGAGGTCATCCAAGGAGATTATCATGGATGCCTATGAGAGGATAAGAAAGTATCAGTCGGGAGAGCTTCTCCCGGCTCGTACTGGATACGCTTATCTTGACAAGGCGTTGCTGGGCGGGTTCTACCCACAACATGCGGTGGCTATCGGCGCTAGGCCCGGAGTGGGCAAGTCTTATTTGGCTCAGAAGATTATGAGCAATGTAATGAATGTTAATGTCAATCCCCAAGCTGATGATTATGTATGGCTCAGATGCGAATTTGAAATGAATCCAGAGGATTTGATGTTACGTTCACTATCAAAAAAAATGGGAAAGGATATACAAGATATTCTCCTTAACAAGATGTCTGATGAAGAGATAAAGGAAATGCAGAAATGTCTTAAGGAGGAAAACTCCAGCAGAATAACATACATCCCTAAACCATCGACAGTAGACGAGCTTCAGAACTTCTTATGGAATAGTTATATGCCAGCGAACAAGGATAAGAAAATGGTGTTTGTATCCATAGATCATACAGCTCTTATACAAGGTACGGGTGACGCTAAGAGGAATATAGATAGTCTGATAACCATGTGTAATATAGCTAAAAGAACTTTTCCCAATATATTCTTTCTTATAATATCCCAACTCAATCGTGATATCGAAGGACGGCGGGATCCAAAGGATCATATGCCAAAGCAATCTGATTTTTATCAATCAGATACATTGGGACAGTTATGTACGGCTATGGTAGCGTTAAATATACCGAAAAGATACGGGTACTCCTCATACATGCAATTTCCGCAAGGATGGTATCCTAATCTGGAGCGTTTCAAGAGCGAGTCAAGACGATCTTTCCGTGTGGATGGATTATTATTCCATCATATCGTAAAGGTCCGTCAGAGATCGTTAGAAGAGATTGACGCTATACATGTAGATATCATGAAAGGATATGAGCGATATTATCCTGATGGAGGGGTGGTACGCCAAGAAAGACCGGGAGGCTCGGACGCCCCTGTAGGCAGCGGCAAGCCGGACACGACTGTGGTGACGCTACCGCCCCCGCCTCCCAGTATTCCATTGGAGCAGCAATACATACCGCCTAGCGATGATTTCAATGTAGTACATGACGAAACACCATATTAATCATGAGACTTAGAAAGAATTATTTGCTTGTTATTATGAAAGGTATGGAGATGTTGTTAAAAGCCAACTTCTCCACCGAGAATAAGATGGGCATACGGGAGATTATATCCTATTTAAAGGAGATGTCTGAATACAGCATCAGGTATATCATCAACCGGGAACGGGAAAAGGAGATCATTAACATCTGCGAGGAGGTATCCAAAAAAGTTCAGGAGTATAAGAGGATGAACGACAACTCTATGGTATTGGAATTGGAGAATCTAAAGCGGGAGGTTGTAGCGGTAGAGGATCTTCTTAGCTCCTACAAAGGCGTTCTTGACGCTGAGCTGGTGATAGCCGAGGATGATATCAGGATCATACGGGATAAGATCGCTATAAGCCTGAGAGAAGACGGGACATGCAAGAGTATGACCGACGCCGATAAAAGGGCTAGGGTAGATGTAAGGTACGAGCGGGCTTTAGAGGACTATCGAATCCTTCTAAGATGCGCTAATACGGTTAGGGCTAAGATGTCAGTTATAGGGCATCTTAACCAATCAATAAATCAATCCATATCAGTTGGTAGGGTTAGTATGGCTAATGAATCTTATACGGTAAAACAGTATGAAAAAGGGAAAGAGATTATCGAAAGCAGACGGCCTTAAAGTATTGATAGGAGCTTACAATGCTATAGAATGTAGACGTGAGTTAACTATGTGTGCAGCTATAACCGAAACGGCTGATATGCTTGGATTAGTGGATAGAAAAAATGTTTTAGCGTATGAACTTATACCTGAGTTGAGGATGTTTAAGCCGATCAATAGTCGTATAGAGGAAATTTGGTTCGATTTTTCCGATAAGTATACAAGGCTATATATATTACGCACGTTGATTAACATATACAACGATACCGATCATCCTGATATAGTAGAGAAAATAGCTAGAAAGATTAGATCAATATTTTAATTCATTAGCTTATGTATATTAATTTTGAACAGATGATGACATCAGGATTAACGATGTCTGATGTCGGGTATCTTTTGATGATCCGGCAAAAAGAAGAGATGGCTAACACCATTCCAAAGGAGAAAATAGATAGTTATAAAGCATCTGGTTATATCGAGCTTCAGAAGAATGGGAAGTGGAAGATAACGCCAAGGGGAGGATCGCTGCTGATGCTGATAGAGACACCCGGTCTGACACCGGAGGTCGAGGGGATCCGGGACCGTATCGTTGGGGTATATAACGATATGGGTAAGGATACAGGAGCTATCAAGGAGGTAGAGAAACGGCTCGTATGGTTCGTGGCTAATACCAACTTCAAGGAAGAACCTATAGTAAGAGCCGTAATATCCCACATAGATCTTAAACGTGAGTATACGATGAGATTGGATAACTTGATCTGGAAACCATCAAATGTGTATAGCGTGCATATGAGTTTATCGGAATCAACGTTATTCGATACGATCATAAAAATGTATGGCATGACGTCTGACTTGTATCTTAGGGAGAACAAGAACAAGGAGCTGGCATGGTTGTTCGCCATAAGCCGGCTTCCGGATCCCCCAAAGAGAATGGATAAGGAATACGCTATCACAGGCGATGTTAAGATGGATATCGAAAGGATATCGGATATAAAAAAAGAATTAGGTAGAAGATTGAAAATGTCGATTTAGATTATGGAAAAGGATAAATTATTGAGAATGATAAAAGAGGTGATATTCGAAAAGGTAGGTGAATTTAATGGGCTTAATCATCCTGAATCGATAACCAATAATGATGAGCTGGGCGCGGATATAGCCCTGGATTCCCTTGATTTCGTGGAAGTCGTAATGGAAATGGAGAAGAGAACTGGTAGATGTATACCTGATGAAGTGCTTGATGTCAAGCCTTATTACGAATTGACGGTAGGAGAGCTTACAAATATGTTGTACAATTATTTAAAGGATTATGAAAAGAGATGAGTTATTGGAGATAGTGAGGGAAGAGATATTCGAGAAAATGCATGAGTTCAATTACATTAATAATATAGAGGTAATTGACGATGTAAGAGAAGACAGTAATTTGTCATCCGATCTAGCTATGGATCTATTTGATTTATTAGAGGTATTGATAGGGATTGAAGAAAAGATGGATATAAGGATACCGGATGATGTCTTTGGCGATAAATCTGTCGATGAACTAACTGTAGGGATTTTTGTGGATATGTTGTACGATTGGCTTGAGAGTAAGTAATGGACTTCGGATATGATGATTGGGAAGAGGGGCTAGAGACCCCTCTTGTCGATGATTGCGATGACGATTACAACGAGGAGGACGAGTATGATTTCGGCTAAAGAACTAAGGATAGGGGATCTTGTAAAAGACAAGGCTGGCAATATATGGAGAGTAGGGTGCGTTACTGGTATGCGTAATGAAAGTAAGTCATTGATCCTTGAATGTGAGGTTGATGATGGGATAATGAAATGGTATTCCGGGGAAGATGATGTCATACCTATTGAGATAGATGATAATATACTTGATACTATCTATTTCAAGCGTGATAAGGGGCGGGATGTATATCGAGGCTATGGAATATCTATAGAGATTTTTGATGATGGGTATTATCTTGGGCTTAGGGATCTGGAAGACGATCTAAGCGATCCTATTCAGATTAAGAATCTTCACCATCTACAAAACCTGTTAATGGACTTATACGGACATGACATAAAAATAGATAAGCTTTATGGTAATACCGGAGAATAACTTATTATGTAAGGTTATAAACGGAGAGAAGGTTCTCGCCGCCTCTTACTCGCAGATAGACACGTTCATCCAGTGCCCATATAAATGGTATAAGACTTACGTGGAGGGTCACAGATCCACGGAGAAGCACGAGGCTACGTCATATGGTACGGTTATCCACCAGACAATGGAGTATTTCTTCAAGAACGGATGTAGACCTTCTTATGAGGATATGAGTAAGGCTTTCAATTACTATGCGGATATAGAGAAGATTCCTTTTGATAGCGTAAAATCCCAGATCGAGTCTATGCAACATGCGGCTAGGCTAATAAGATGGATTGTGGGGTTGTTTGAGAAGGATGCTGCTGGCAATTATAAGAAGGCATGGTCTGATCTTACGCCAATGGAGAAGGTGGTCCGGGGGTCGAGACCGGCCGGCGTGGAGGAGGGCTTCGTCCTACCCTATAAGCTACCCAAGCCCCTTACTTTGGATGGCGTGACGTACGATAAGGTACATATCATAGGATCGGTGGACTGGCGTGGAGAGTATAAGACAAAGGACAGGATAGCCATGTATACGATAGACTGGAAGTCCGGGAGAAAGTTATTCGATGAAGACAAGCTGCTTCATAATCTCCAGCATCCGATATACGCCTTCTACATACTGAGAAAGTACAAGGTATTACCGGATATGTGCAGCTATTTCTTTACCCGCATGCTGGACAATCAGAACGTGAAGGTAGATAAGGAGAAAGTAGAGAGGTCGGTCAAGGAGCTTAACGATATTCTCCTTGATATGTATGATTTCGAGACAAATAAAATAGATAGCTATCAAGCTCACGTTTGGGACGACGCCAAACAGGGATATAAGTACGAGAAGCGCTACCTCATGGGACGCCAGCAGGCCTGCCTTGAACCCCGCCCCAAGCCCTTGTGTTTTTGGTGCGATTTCTCGATCCACAAACAAGGGACATGCAGGTACTCATCGGATTGGGATGAGTCAAAAAGAAAGAATAAAAAAGATTAACTTTATTAAAAAGCCTAGGTAAATATCTAGGCTTTAATTATATTTGTATCACTAAAAGAGCTGATTATGGACAAAAGTGAAAAAGAAAAACAGATATTAGATCTTCTGATGTCTAGAAAGGATATCAGGAAATTGGTAGAGAAATCAAATGAATGTTATTCTAAAATGGATTTCGTTGGTGCCATGAAATGCCGGCAGGAGATAAAGGATATCGTAGACCGGGAATCGAAGATCATGTTGACAAAAAGCGAGTCTTTGGTGAGTTTGATGAATAACGCTGATAATGAATATAAATTCAATATGCTGGTATGGCTACATTCCATGATGTGTATGGCGGATGTATTTAACGGGATATTGGAGGATTTCAAGGATGGGGTAAGAAAAGCCAATGGCAACTCCAAGTTCGTTAAGTTCGATAATCTGGATCGGTTAATGACAGAATGTAAGAAGGAGATTGATTACCTGATGAAAGGCACAAGTAAATCGTTCCAGATATCCTTCGCCGTAAGGAGCGATGAAATGAGAGAGATGATAGAGAATATGGTAGGGGATAATATCCGTGAGGGGTATGACGTGTTCAGTAAGGAGGCAGAGATGGTTAATGAGACGGATAGGGACAAGATCGAGGAGTTTAACAAAAGTCTGGCTCATGAATAAACACATATCAAGATGGCATATAAATTAAGATCATATCAAGAGGAATGCGTTAAAAGTATTTCAAGTTATATAAATTCCGATAGGAATGATCCGGTATTGGTTATAGGCCCAGTAGGTTGCGGGAAATCCTTGTTGATAGCGGAAGCGGCCAGATTGATGGGAGATAAGACACTGGTCTTACAACCATCAAAAGAATTGCTACAGCAGAATTATGATAAGCTTACATCATATGGCATACCGGCTACCATCTACTCCGCCTCCTGTGGCAAGAAAGAGCTATCTAACATGATATATGCCACGTTAGGATCTATCAAGAAAGTTGTTGGTCAGCTTAAGGAGATGGGAATCAGAAACGTGTTGATAGATGAGGCTCATGCCGGATACAGTCCTGAGGATGGCAGTGAGTTCATGACATTCATGAATGAGCTGAAGCCGAGAAAGGTGATAGGGTTTACAGCCACGCCATGTAGACTTAAAAACATGTCGATAGGACAGACATCATATTCCCAACTTAATTTCATCACTCGTATGAGACCGGTGTATTTCAAGAATCTGATTCACGTGATACAGGTAGAGGAGATGATAAGGCAAGGATTTTGGACGCCTCTTAAGTATGAGACATGGGATTTCAATGGAGATGCCCTTAAACTCAATTCTAACGGCTCCGAATATACGGCTGAGTCTATTAGTGAGGCGGTGAGAAAAAATGGCTTAAACAATCTTATTTTACGTCGGTTGATGGTATTAAAAGACATATGTAGATCTATACTGGTATTTATGGATTCTGTTGAGAGCTGTAATACTGCCGCCGAATGGATGAACGCCAAGATATGTGCCGGCATGGCGGAGGTGGTTCACGGAGGCACGCCAAAGAAGCAGCGGGAGGCTATAGTCGAGGGGTTCAAGTCAGGTAAGACGAAGGTAGTGTTCAACTATTCCGCCCTCGGTACGGGATTCGATCATCCGGGTCTGGATTGCGTGATAGTAGGAAGGCCGACATTCTCGTTCTCGTCGTTTTATCAGTGGCTTGGAAGGGCAGTCCGTATAAAAGACGGAAAGGATAGTGCTTTGGTCGTTGATTGTTGTAACAACTCGTCAAGGTTCGGTGATATAAGGAAACTTAGTATAGAGAACTACAAAGGATATGGATGGGGGATGTTTATCGGCGATAAGCTAATAACTAATATCCCGATGGGGGATAAGGTAACGAAAACAGATCTGGATATCAAAGCCGCCAAGAAAGACCGAAGGAGGGGGCTGGCGCAGGGCATTACCGCCTCCCCTGTACCCGGGAGGCCGGATCATCCCCTTGGCTCTACGGTAATAACATTCGGGAAATATTGTGGGTGGATGTTGCATTCGATCCCAGTATCGTACCTCAAATTCATAAACGAGACATTTGACTGGGATAATGATAGGAACAAGGATATAAAAGAATACATAGATTTTTTAATCAAAAACAACAGATTATGACAGGATGTATATATCATGAGGCTGATCTTGACGGAGTAATGTCAGCGGCTATAGTAAAAAAGTATCTCAAAGGGGACATTGATCTTCTTCCTTACAATTACGGCAAGGAAATACCTGACGTGAATAAATATGATAAGGTGTTTGTAGTTGACGTGTCATTTGGAAACAGAACAAGATTCCTTTTCGATGAGTGGAAAGAGAAAGGTATAGATGTCGTATGGATAGACCATCATAAGACCGCCATAGACGATATGAGGGATTACGAGGTAAAGGGCAAGAAGCGTATCGGGACGGCGGCCTGTGAGCTTACGTGGGAATATCTTTTCGATGACATCAAAACTCCTAATGTGGTAGAATTATTGAGTGCTTATGATGTATGGGATCACGACCGGTTCGAGTGGAGTGATGTCATGGCGTTCCAGTATGGGATGAGGGGATATTGCGGTCTTGATGTAAACATTGTTAAGGATGTACTAGATAAAGCCGATAACAACTTAGTGAATGATATGATAAATAACGGGGAGGCTATAATAGAGTATATAGTAGAGAAAAACAGAGGGGAGATGAATATGTTCTCATTCGAGGCAGATATATTTGGATACAAGGCGATATGTATGAATACTACGGAGTTTAACTCCACTACATTCGAGTCTATGTACGATCCTAGAAAACATGATTTGATGATGCCATTTTGCTGGAACGGGAGATTCTTCAGATGCACGTTCTATACCACCAAGGAGGAGGTAGATGTCTCAGCGCTGGCACGCAAGGCCAATCCCGGTGGCGGCGGCAGGCTTCCAGCTTAGCGCAGAGGATATGATGGAGTTCCTAAAGACAAAGAAAATGTGATATGATATGGGTCTTGCTTAGTATGGCAGTGATTATGTTATCCATAGCTGTAATGGTGAAAGGTTGGGATGATTTACATGAAGGTATGTTCCACGGAGGATTAATTATGACAGCTATAGGAATAATATCAATATCTGCATCAATATTTTATATGAATGAAGGAAATATTAAAAATATGGAGAATATGAAAAACGTATATAAGTTCAAAAAACTTAGCAAAATGAAGCTAGACGATTACGGCTTCGGTTTATTCGAGTACAATGGCGTTCTTTATTTCAAGGAGGCAGATGAAGGGAGATGCTTTGATGTAAGGAGCGGGAATGAGGCTATTATCGGAAAAGATAAGATTATAATGACCTTGGAGGATTGATTATGAGAAAGCTTGACGACACCAATAGGACAAGAAAGAGAAGCGTGCGGCACTCGTGGGTAAAAGCAGGTCCGGGGATCCAACGCTGCGCTATTTGTGGGATCACGAAGCGAAGTGAGTATATAGACGGGAAGACCGTTCATTGCGTGCATCTATCATCTGGTGAGCTTTACTCTATGACAGGTGAGACGCCAGAATGCAGGGATCTTAGTGAATTTTATTAATCTAAATTACGAAAATATGACATGGTATAATACTTACGAGGAGATAAAAGCCAAATATCCGGATACTGTTTTTGAGGAATATTGGTTGGTAGAAGAAGATGTCGCTAAATTAATGAGGCATGAACCTATTATAAAAGGATGGGCTATAATCAAAAATGATCCTAATATAGATAGTAACATTATATCTAGCAACAAATCAAATATCAATGCTATTGAAGCCGATAAAAATGAGGGCGATGAGCGCAATATATTGTTGCATATTGGGATATTATCCCCATTTAATGATGATCCAGTAATAATAATAAAACAAAAAGGAGTTTAAAATGAAGGAGGAATTTTATAAGTATCAAAAGGTGGTCTATGATGGCGATGTGTTTGAGGTAGTTGAGACCGCTGATAAAAGTGGAAGAATGAGAATCAGACTATGGTCGGATGAAGTAGATGAGATTATTTGGGTTGATGAGGAGATGGTCGTATCATTAGGTAGAGCTATTAAGTTAAAACTTATTGATGAGGAAAAGGTAGACAATGTAAACGCTTACGATCTTTCCCGTTTCAATAATATTAATAGTGCATCCATCATTAAAGCCAACCAAGAGGAGGTAGCCAAGGCATGTAAGACTGCCGTAGGGAAAGACGGTAGCGGGAAGGACGACCGGGCCGACGGTAAACTCCGGTGGGATCTCCTTCCTTTGGCTGAGATAGAGGATATCGTGAGAGTATATACGAAAGGAGCCAAGAAGTACGCTGATAACTCATGGCAAGATATACCTGATGGATTCAATCGTTATCTAGGCGCACTCATGAGGCACTTGGTTGCTTACACGAAGGGGGAGAGATATGATAAGGAGGGATTTATGCATCTATCCGCCGTATGCTGGAACGCCATAGCGTTATTATATTACGATAAACATAACAAAGGGTTAATAGAATGGAAAAGTCAGGAGAAAGAGTAGTAGATGAGAGATTAAGAGCTGTCGACAAAAGAACAGGTAAATACGTTAATGTAATCAAGCGAACTATTGATGATAGCCTATTCCCGATAGTTAGGTATCTCAGTTACAGTTATAATGAATTAAATTATGATTATGTAAAGAATCTGAATTTTGATGTAAACGTAAATTGGGAGCAGCGTAGATATCAGATTGTTAAGGATTTATTATCTAACAATTTCGATGGGAGAAAGATGAGTATAGATGAGGTAGATAATGCTATATTTACCGCTGATATGATTATTAACAGATTAACAACTATTTGAGATGGTAAGAATTGATTTTTTCACGAAGAAAGACGCTGAGTACAGCGACTACATGCGGTATATTATCGCCAACACATTACAGGAGTATGAGGGTGAGGTCACGTTAAACCAGATCCCGGAGAACAAAGCCACGGAGGAGGAAATATCCAAGTACGGTATAGAGGTATATCCTACTATCATCGTCAGCGGAGATAACATGGATGGCTTTAATAAACTTGAGGGGATGGCCAGAAAAGCTGATCTTATTAACGTCATGTCGTTATACGACAAGAAATAGGCTTATGACGATAAGGGATAAATATTTTGGTTGGAAAGATATATTCTTTGACAGGTTCGTGCATTGTTGTAATGAAAAAAGTGACCAACCACAAGGAAGTAATATACCTCTAGCCAAAATAAACTTCGATAACAAGACAGGATATGTGGAGGACGGGACTATTAATATAGCCGAGCTTCTTCAATATCTTTGGATAAATAATAAGGTCTATGGGTGTGAATATGCACCCATAGATATATCCTCTGTCTTGCAAACATTGATTAGATTGACCGAGAACGCTAAGTTCATATTTGACGACCAACCCGGCATACATGATATGATCCCATATAGAGGTTTTTTTCTTAGAGATGATTTTTTACCCGGGAAAGATTATTCACTTGATTTGGATAAAATAGTGAGCGGGATGGGAGGATGGTATGGGGAGGATGAGGATCCATGTTACTCGATGTTCGTCAGTCAAGATCAGATATGGAACTTGAACCCGATATTAAAGGTATTAGCTGATGAGGGATCTATTCTAGCCAAGGAACTTGGGTATGATATGAACTCATATGTCAGCGATAATGGATACACGATATACAACCCCTACCTCTCGTGGATTAATCATTACTATCATTATTGCCCGACATTTAATGAGGATAAGCTGAAACCTTGGGATAGGGTGGAAGACAGAAAGAATAAATTCAAGATGACGGATAAGGTCAAGAGAGGCGCCAATAACTGGTACTATTCAGGCGGGACTATATCTTGTGTAGATAGCTTCTTAGGGAAGAAATACAGGAAGAATCTCCGAACCTTTATCTATCGTGGAATAGTATTCTTCCTTGACCGGATATGGCATACGCCTTTATTTGAGAGGATGGGCGTGAAAATGAAGTACAACGCTTATTATTGCTATGCCGCTACCTCCGGGATATGGTATGATAATGGATTCAAAAGAAGACTAGCCAAGAGGTTTAACAGGTCGTTGAGCGGCGGCGGGGAGCTGTTCGGGGCTAACCTAGCCTGCATGGTATGTGACCGTAAGGATATCGATTGGGAAGCGCTTCGTTTTTGGCTTGAAAAATACGATGATCCTACTGATAAGGGTATGGTGAATAGTCCTATCCAATTTATGTATTTATATTTATATTACACTTTTAACAAATAATTTGAAATGAAGAAGATAAATAACTGGGTTATAAGAACATTTGGGTTGAGAGGCTCATGGAGCTGGGCTAAGAAACAGATGTTAAATGGAGCGATCATTAAACGTAAGGCTACTACAGGGACATACAAAATAGCTATTGATGATGACAAGAATAGGTTACTTGTAGCTACATGGGATCATCTAGATCAAAGTCCTGTATGGGAAAGGTGCCCGCATAGTTTATTAGATGAAGATGCGGTTGATTATTTTGTCACAGCTCATAAGGAATTATCATATGGAGGCATAAAGATCAGGATGAAAGATGAATTTAATTGTAACGATAAAATATCGAAAGTATGAAAAAGATTACCGATAAAGACGTAGAGGCTCTTAAAGCCGGGAAGAAGGTGACAAAAGGTTTTATCCATATGCAATTGGATGATAAGGGAAGATTGAACTTGTGGAGTGATATCAATATAACTGACAATGGTGATTATATATAACTTTACACCGGGTTTATATAGTTACGATTAACAAACGATACCGGAGGTACGCCGGGAATTAAAGCACGTGAAGAGACCTCTTTAGAATCAGTTTCGTGTAAGCGGATTCAACAATGTCCCTATGAAGCATGAAAATATGCTTTTGGTGTAGAAAAGTATATAAGTACCTAACATTATAATATAATTTAAAAGATGGCAAAGAAACAGTTAAAGATCCCGTTTAAGGACGGGAGACCATGTAAATGGGTTAAGGATGTTCATGATGAGGAACGTGATAATTATGAGTTTGATGAATGCCTTGAGATACACGGATTCGTTCGTGGATGCTCTTCGGCTGTAATGATATTAAGACCGGCAAATGATCATGGGGAGGATTTTAATTATGCCAAAAGTGTCTATTACCAAGTATTCTTGACAGACAGTAAGGAAGTAATACAGAATATGATGCATGGAATCATATATGGTAAATGGACTTTTGTTAAGAGAGGCGAAAATTTTGGTATAAAATTGGTTAAGGTCTTACCTAAGATACATAAAATATCCCTTGATATGATCGCAAAGGATATTTTTAGACCATGAAAATAAATAAAAACAGGATTTATGAAAGCGGAGAAAAATATGACAGTGCAAGATTTGATAGACGAATTGATGCTTGTCAAGGATAAGAGTAAGGAAATAAGGGTTGTTATAAATACGAATGATTATATAACATCCTACCCTGCCTCTTTATCTGATATGTCTATAAAAGAGAAGGGAGATATAGTCAATGATCATTTTGATGATACAATTGCTATAGAATTGCATAAATAAACGATAAACAATATGAATGTATTATCATTGTTTGATGGGATATCATGTGGATATCTAGCATTACAAAGAGCCGGTATACCTATTGGGACTTACTATGCCTCAGAGATAGACAAGACATGCATAAAGGTAAGTCAAAAACATTTTCCTAATATTATTCAATTAGGGGATGTTAATAACTGGAGAACATGGGATATCCCTTGGAAAGACATAGATCTGGTCATGGGAGGGTTCTGTTGCCAGAGCTTCTCCAGCTCAGGTAAGGGTAAGGGGTTCATGGACGCTCGTGGAAGGCTTTTCTTTTGCTTCTCGGACATCGTAAAGCATTTAAGGAAGGAGACCAAAGGTAAGGTCCTGTTCTTGGGCGAGAACGTCCGGATGCGGGATGAGCACCGCTGGGTGATTACCGAGGAGCTTGGCGTGGAGCCGGTGGAGATCGATAGCGCCTTGGTCTCGGCACAGACCCGGCATCGTCTTTATTGGTGCAATTGGTCGGTAGAAATGCCGAAAGACAAGCATATATCATTGGATGATATTTTAGAGCATGACAAGGGTTGGAATCCGGGAGCCATAAGAGGAAGATATATAGGAGTCATTGTCGGTAGAAGGATAGGAGAGGACGGGCATCGAAAGGATTATGACAAGAACGTGAAAATAACGCAATGTTTGGAGGTAAGAAGAGATAAAAATACTGTTTCTATTAAGAAAAGTAATTGCCTGACAACAGTCATGAAAGATAACGTGATATCATCGTTGCCTCCCGGAAGATATCCTAATGCCTTTGACATGAAAGACAAATTCAGATACCTGACCCCGGTGGAGATGTGTAGGCTACAGACATTGCCGGATGATTACCTTGACGGGATAGCCCCAAATACGGCCATGTCTTTAGCGGGTAACGGATGGACAGTGGATGTGATAGCCCATTTGCTAAGAAGCATCGAACGTAAGCAGATAAATGATATTGTAAAGGAATTTCGCAAAATTACTGATAAGCTTATGTTCGGGTCATTAGAAACGGATATAATGTGACATGTGAAGGTAAACACGAGCAAAATGAGACCATACGGAAGAATCAAGACAGTTAAGGGATCTTTATGGAAAAAGGATATACATCCACCGAAAGGGCACAAGAATTGGTGGGATGACATATGCGATCCTGTACCTAGAAGTACTATGAAGCTTAAATTTAAAACAGAGTTAAGAGATGATTATAAACAAGAAATGGTCAATGCCGAACAGCGAGACATTCAGCATAAAACCGATAAGGGAACTTATAGATAAATATCGAGAAGAGGGGATGGTTATAGTGGACCCGTTCGCCAGAAACAGCGATATAGGGACGATCACCAACGATCTTGACCCTGATACTAAAGCTATGTATCATAAAGACGCCACAGACTTCCTACGTGGTCTTAAGGATAATATAGCTGATATGGTACTATATGATCCACCATATTCAGCTAGACAGGTGTCCGAGTCATATAAAAGGCTTGGAGAATCTGTTAATATGCAAACAACACAATCTAGTTATTGGACTAGACAGAAGAAGGAGATAGCTAGGATCACCAAGAAAGGAGGGGTGGTCATTACCTGCGCGTGGAACTCCGGCGGTATAGGGGCCGGGCTTGGCTTCGAGCAGCAGGAGATTCTTCTTGTGGCTCATGGGGGATGGCATAATGATACGATCGTTACTGTAGAGAAAAAGATCAAGGGTTAGATGAAAGAAAGGATATTCACCACAAAAGAACAGGGGAGGGTGCTGGTCGAGGCCGGCCTCCCTATCTCCACCGCCATCGGTTTCAGAGACAAGTATCTGGATCGATTACATTCTATGGAGGATAACGCTGGTCGTATAGGACTGATCGAGGCCGTTACCCCAGACGTATCCAACCCTGTTTGGGATGTAGGCACGTTGCTGAATTTGCTCCCATATGAGATAGAGGGTTGTACATTAGAATGTTATAAGCTAAAACATGCATGGTCTGTAGCGTATAGAGACATAGACGAGATCCCTATATATTGGAGTAGCGAGAGACTTCTTATAGATACATTATTTTCACTGATAACAACATTATTAAAAAATGGATTATATGAGTATAAAACAAACAGCAAGAATAAGGTACAAAACGGAGGATAATCCTCCTATGGAAGGTGTTCCTCTTTTAGGATACAACAAAAAATATAGCTGTCCGTGGGAAGTAATGTACAGGAGAGGGGATAAGTACTACACCTGCATGAAGTATGATGCTGAATTTGAAACATATCCACCGGAAGAATATGAATATTTATATCCATGAGAACATGAAACAAGTAACAAGAATAAGATACAAAACGGGGGATAATCCGCCTATGGCCAATGTCCCTCTTATAGGATACAGCAAAAAATATGACTGTTGGGTAGCGTTAGTATACAGAAGAGGAGACAAGTATGATTAAATAATTACAAAATCGATAGTAATCCATTGTAAAATCATAGAATTATTTGTATATTTAATATATTAAAATGAATTGATGATGAGTCTAATAAAGCGTTCATATAAATATCGTATGTATCCGAACAAAACACAAGAAGAACTTCTTGCAAAAACATTCGGATGTGTTCGTGTTATATGGAATGCTTGTGTTGACTCATTTAACTCATACGATAAAGAAACAAACCCTAATCCGAAATTCCCGACAAAGTCGGATCTTGTTATTGAAAAACTTTGGTTAAATGAAGTATCGGCAGCCACCTTGCAGCAGAAGCAACGTGACTTTATCGAGTTCTCCAAACAGTACTTCAACAAGAACAGGAAAGAAAAAATCGGTAAACCGAATTATAAAAATAAACACGACAACCAGTCGTTTAGATTGCCGTTCCCGAAGTTTAAAATCACTGACAATAAGATCCGGATCGAAAAGATCGGATGGGTTAAGATTGTTATCGATCGTGAAATCCCGGATAACGCTCGTTTTATCTCCTGTACCGTTTCAAAGAACCGTGCTGGTCAATACTTCGTATCAGTTCTTGTAGAAACAGAACAGTGTTATAAACAGAAAACCGGTAAAACAGTCGGAGTTGATCTTGGAATAAAAACATTGGCTACATTGTCTGACGGAATATCTGTTGAAAATCCTCATTTTCTTTGTGAGAACCAAGCGAAGTTAAAAAGGATGCAACGGCATTTATCGAGAAAGAAATTAGGAAGTAATCGAAGAAACAAATGCAGGCTAAAAGTATCAAGACTTCATTGTGATATAGCCAACAAGCGTTCATGGTACATGCATAATTTGACCACGATGTTGGTAAATAATTACGATGTTATCTGCATTGAAGATCTAAATGTTTCCGGTATGCTACAGAACCACAAACTTGCTAGTTCTGTATCCGACACTTCTTTCTCAATGTTCCGTAACCAACTTGAATACAAGTGTAGGTGGTATGGTAAAGAACTGATTGTTATAGATCGTTTTTACCCATCCTCGAAAACCTGTTCAAGATGTGGTTGGAAGAATAAAGATCTAAAATTATCGGATCGAACATTTGTTTGTAAAGATTGCGGTTTAGAGATCGACAGGGATCTCAACGCTGCAATAAATATACAAGCCGTAGGAGTTGATGCGGCTATACGGACGCAGAGCAACCGGGTTGCCAGTTGTGTTGAAGCGTCTAAAATGGAGTAGGATATCTTAGTTATTTCTATGATTTTCTATGAAATTTACAACTGCAAGACATCTCCTCCAGATGAGTACGAATACGTATATCCGTGAGAACTAGAAGGAATATATTTATATTTAAGCATGATTAATATTATTTTAATATTATTCATGCTTTTATTTTTGTTTAAATCTTACTTTTGTATCAACATTAAAAACCAGATTATTATGGATGGAGACAAACAAAAAGTCAATGAACTTACGATGAGGACGCTGGGTTCTCATTATGGCGGATATGCCTATGTAAAGGTAAAAAATCGTCAAGCTGATGTAAAGATAGATTGGAAGTTGTTGAGAGCTATAGAAGAAGGAGAGGTGGAGATAGACAACGAGAAATACCATCTATCCGGGATAGAGTATGTAGCTAAAAGATATCAGGACATGTTTTACGCTGGTCGTGATATTTATTATTTCAAGGGTATGGGAGAAAGGGGGACAACCGATCTTCTTAGAAAGGCTATAGATGATTTACTAGACACCATAAGTAGTAGAGAGACTTATCGTAGCGCAGAGCATAGAATGTATGCCCAAATGAATCGACTTACTGAAGCGGGAGCTATGATCAGCTTGGCTATTGAATTAATAACATCTAATATCCGTCATAATTATGGAGAAATTAATTTTGAACGACATCCAAGACCTGTGGAGGTGGAGGGAGAAGATAAACATTGATGACTTCAAAGAGGATCCTATGGCTGAGGATATGCCACTCTATTTCCCATGCGCTGTTATTTGGCATGTTGATTATGGGGAGCATGACGCTGATAATTATATATGTTATGGATTTGTTTATGTAGCAGAAATATTAGGGATATGAACATTAAAAAACAGATAATTCTTGACGATAAAGACTATGAGCGATTAGTGCACGATGCTAATCTCAGTAATGATGAGATAAAAAGCAAAATCGCCAGCGCTCTAACCACCGATATAGTGGTTAGTTTCGATTTCGATGTAAATAAAAAGGTTACGGGGAATATGAGGATCGAAAGCGCCACCCATAATCTAGGATATAATGAATATGATAATATCGTAAGGGCTAGAGACGAGAATATTCACCATGCTGTTTATACAGCTATATATGATTATCTTGAGAAAATAAAGAGAGATAATAATGAGCTAAGCGCAAAAGATTGGATATTATTCACATCTATAATCTTATCTATTTTCGCAATGGGATTTGCAGGTGGATGGTTGGTATTTAATTGATTAAATCATGGGTAATTTAAAAGACATACAAGATATAACCGGTCTTACGTCAGAAGCGATATTCAATATACGTAAACCTGTTGATTATATGTGCAGTGATATAGATAGCCATATAAAAGATATCAGGACACAATGTGATTATATTATGGATGGGGATGAGGAGGATGTTAAATACTATTCAAAATCAATCAAATCAGACGTAGATTCTTATTTCGAGGATATACGGTCAAAGGTCGAGAATCTCCGTGATTGGGGAGAGCAGTGGAAAGTATTGGCTAAAGACCTGTTTAATGAGTTGTTGGAAATAGATAGCGATGAGACTATAAACAGCTATCTGTCTTATAAGGCATTGAATAAAATCAAGGAACATTTAAAATAAAATTATAAACATGAATAAAAGAAAAGTCAAAAAGAAACTCTATTTAAATAACAAAGAATTTCAAGTCTTATTTCGTTCAGACAAGAAATACTTTAGATATGCGATAAATAATCTATGTCTTGCTTTTGGATGTTCTTCATTAGAATATTGGATATACTTCTTTGAAGGTAAAAGAGTTGATGGGAGTATATATTATAAAAGCATTTCACGACTAGTTCTTAGATAATGATAAATTAACAAAATAAATAGACATGAGCAAATTACTATTTTTTGATTTAGAGACAACCGGGGTTAAGTTCTGGAGAAACGGGATACACCAAATAGGAGGGATCGTGGATATCGACGGGCAGGAGACTGAGAGGTTCGACATCCGCCTAGCCCCGAACCCTGCCGCCACGATAGAGCAAGAGGCGCTGGATGTGGCTGGTGTTACCTTGGAGCAAGTGCAGTCGTATCAGCCTATGGAAGAAGGGTACAGGCAGTTAGTTGGTATATTATCCAAATACGTGAATAAGTTCGATAAGAGGGATAAAATGTATTTGGTGGGGTATAACAACGCTGGATTCGATAACAGCTTCCTACGGGCTTTATTTACCCAATGTGGGGATAAGTATTTCGGATCATGGTTCTATCCTAACTGTATGGATGTATATGTTATGGTAACACCGTTCCTGATGGGTGTAAGAAACGATATGGAGAACTTTAAGTTGATGACCGTAGCCAGAACTATGGGTATTGAGATCGACGAGAATAAGCTCCATGACGCTACTTACGATATTGAGCTGACTAGAGATATATTTTATAAGATAATCAACAAAATGGATGTTAAGTTATGAGGGGAATTTTAGAGGCTATGCATGATTACCCGGATGAGGCGCTTGGGTTGTGTTTCTTTTTGATAGTGGTTATCTGGTTATTATCAGGTATATTTGAGAAAAAAGATGAATGATAAACTCGATGAGATACTGAATCTCCTAAGATCTCAAAATGAAATGATCAAGGATATTCACGACTATGTGAAAGAAGTTACCAGCGAGAAGTATATAGGAGAATCTAGAATGACAAGCTTCTCTATTAACTTGGCCGCTGATATACTTACCGAAGCCATTAGCCCTAAGATAAAGGAGATGATGGTGGATCTATTGAAAAAACAAGGATGGAAAACTGAGTGAAATATGGGGACTTATGAGAGAAAAGTAAATCAATTAAAGGATTTGATGAGAAGGAAATACAAATCAGCTTACAATAAATCCAAGGAAATGGACATAGATATAAGCTCAATGACATATCTTCCATGCCCAGACGCATTTAACGTCATAAATATTGAAAAAATGCATGTTATTCTTGATCGGGTCAATAAGATCATAGATGAGAATAAGGATAAGCTCAAGAACCCAACTTGCGCCACTTGTGTACATCTACATGATCGGGAATGGGCGAAAAGATACGGGAAAGTATGCTGCTCCATTTGGCAAGTGTGCGACCATTATATAAACCCTAACAGGAAATATGATAGGGAGCAAAAGACTTATACGAGACGCCCAAGCAATAAGGCTTGTCCTAATTATGAATATGGTGATGATAATTTTGAAAACAGAAAAAGATGCTTAAAGAAAAAGAATACCCGATAAACAGCTATGGCCCAGTACGCACCAACAAAGACCGGACGTGCGTCTGCTGTGGCGATACGGTTCCCGCTGGTAGCAGCAGGATGATGCCGAGGAACGCCAAGTCCAGTTATTGTCTATGCATATCTTGCTTCAAAAAATGGAAATCTGTTGGTGGAGATCTTAAACTGATGGACAATCTCAGCAATGTGAAGAAAGAGCATATCATATATATGTCTAAGATCATGAAAGGTAATTGTGACATTGTTAAAGGTCATAAGCTTTATATAGCCCTAAAGAAGGCGATAAACGAGAAGAAGGTAGCCGTTATCAGATTCGATACCGACCAACCGATATGTATATCGACAAGAATCATGAATCCTTCATTCGGGGTGATCATGGACGAGTACGGTAAGGATATATTCCAAGGTAACCTTAAGCTAATTAATGTCCCTAAAGGTGTCAAAGATCTAATAGTTAACTATATAGAAAAATATCGTAAATTATGAACTTCAAGACATTTATATTCATGATCCTTACATTCAGGAGAGTAGATCCTATACCTAAGAACATAGGTCTTATGTTGAGTATAACATTCTGGATATCTATAGTATGGATAATATTCAACTTTGCTATATTGATAATGAGATTAATAAAATAGACAAGATGAAACAAGGAGACGTGATATACAAGAATGGCATGGAGCTGCTTGTAGTATTAAGTTACGACCATAATGAGCCATGTAAGGGCTGTTTCTTCTACAAGAATAAGGCGTGCGGATCAGAAAAACTGATAAAATGCTGGGATTGTAAAAAGGAATATATATTCACGGCTATACATAAATATAATACGACTGAACTGTGCGGAATAGTAAAAAGATATGAGGAGACATATAAGATAATACTTAAAACGATCAAGAAGATTGAGAAAGAATGTCAAAAATACGTTATCTGGGATACTGTGCATGTGATGTTGAAAGATGATGGAGAGCTTATTATAAAAGCCTTATCCAAGGATAAGGCCGTGCTTTTAAATGATTTCATTATATATGTCAACAATAATGGGAGTATAGATGAAGAGGACTATGATCTATTATTAACTAAATAATTGATAGCACAAATGGACAAATCAAACAAAATAGAGAATCTAGCAAACAAGTATGTTGAAAGGCATATAAGAGATAGACATCTAAGCAATGATACGATAAAAGAAATAAAAATAGCTTATATTATGGTTATAAAAGATTTTATAGCTATTGTCGATAAATCTACATCAATGAATGAAGATGATATAATATATGTCGTTAACAACATATCATCAATATTATATGAACCTATAGAAATCTCTAATACCGATAAAAAAATATTGGAGATAGGGATAGCGCTAGGCCTAAAGGGTGCCATATCATGTATATTTGGTTCATTATTAAAAGATGACTGCAATATAAAAGATGAAATAATTGATATATCTAAACATATAAAAGAAAAATTGATATCAGATAATCATGGATAATAAACAACTTTATAAAATAACGTTGACAAGGGAACAACTGATGCTGATATCCCAGTGTGTGGAAGACATCAGTAGATTCGCTGCTGGCGACATGAACCTACAACATACGACAGATACATTGATAAATGATATGGATAGAACGGAAACGCTGGGGATAAGAAGCTTTATAGTCAATAACTCACGAGCGATAAGAAGAAGGTTGTTCCAAGATCTTGAGGATTTTGAACATATAGGGTATGATGGAGGCAGTAAGGATAAGATAAGCAGGAAGAGACTTATCGGCAACACTTACCAAATATATAGATCTATACTGCATCAGCTAGCTATTGACGAGAACTGGAATAACGTGTATAGCGATATTACGTTACCTTCAGGTGATATGGGAACAATTAAAGTGGAGAGGGTTGATGATGAACGGGAAAGTAAGGGCGTTTAACGGGGATATGGGTATGGCGATGTCCGTATTCAAGGATATGGTAGGGAAGGTAAGATTTGTTTTTGCCGACCCTCCTTATAAGATAACCCAAGCAAGATACGATAAGGAGGGATTTGACTATAAGTCGATGTGGGAGGTAATCCAAAAGATGCTGTGTCCGGACGGGGTGGTAGCCGTCACCTGCTCCCTCACGGCGGCGGTCGAGATCATGAGGGTCGCCCCAGCGGGATGGTACCGGTACGATCTTGTTTGGCATAAGACTACCCCTACTGGTTTCCTTAACGCCAAGAAAGCTCCGTTAAGAAACCATGAGCTGATACTTATCTTCTCGCCTATGCCGCTTGGTAAACATACATATAACCCTCAAAAGACTTATGGTCACGCAAGGAAAGTATCCAAAGCCTCCAGCAAAGTAAGATGCAAGGAAACGGAGCTATATGGCAAAGCTGGTCTAACTACATACGATAGCACGGAGAGATATCCGCTATCGGTCATGACGTTCAAGACAGACAAGCAGAAATCGGCCATCCATCCCAACCAGAAGCCGGTGGAGTTATTAAGACACCTGATACGGACATATACGAATCCGGGGGATACGGTAATGGATCCGGTAGCAGGAAGCGGAACGACAGGTATAGTGGCTTACGAGGAGGGAAGGGACTGCCTGCTTATGGAGATAGACCGTCAATTCTTTAATGAGATGATAAACAGATTTAATAACAATAACATTAAAACAGATAGAATATGAATAAGATTGAAAAACTGGAAAAACAGTTAAAAGAAGAAATGAGCAAGATGCAAGTTAACCTAAAGGAGAAGTATAAATGGATTGTTGGGAAATATGTTAAATATAATGATTCTTTTATAACAAGAATAGATGATATACATCATATCCCTATATTTTCTGAAAATAGCTATACGTCTGATTTAAAACCAGATGATTCTATTTACATAAATGGTACTGTAGCTCATTGCGATGTTAAGAATAATTACTATTCTTTATCAAAAGATGAAAACATCCAAGTACAGGCTAAAGATGTAATAGATATACCTGATGGGGAATTTGAGAATATGGTAGAACGGTTGTTTAATGAGGCAAAAAAGAACTTACTATGAGCCTGTTTGTATGCGCTAAATGCGGTTGTGTCGATAATACCGCCACGTCTAGTTACTGGATGTTGACAAACGAGTATATGGTGGACAAATTCAAGTATGCCAAGGAGCTACAGCCGTACAAGGGCATGGGGCTGTGCAGCGAATGCGGGAGGCTGGCTACCAGTCCCGACGGCCGTGATGTCGTGGTGCCCGGTAAATGGCACGGGAAGTTCCCGAAGGAGAAAGCTACCGAAGAGCAGTTGAAACATGTAGGATATAAAAATCTAATAAGATGAATAAGATAAGAAAAGGAGAAGTTAAAATATATAAAGGAAAAGAATACATAGCTATCCCTGAGATAGAAGAAGAGAGTTGTACGGGATGTTGTTTTTACGACAAAGGGATTTGTTTAATAGATCATGCTGATGATCCTAATTGCCTTCATAGCGGCATGATCTGGGAACAAAAAGAAAATAGTATGAGCGATATCAAAGAAAAGTCTATCAAATTAGCAATAGAGGCCATGAGACCCATCCCAGTATACTCATCATCATGCTATAGCGTAAGTGATAACAGATCGCCGGAGGAAAAGCATGAGGAGGAGATGAGATTTTGTAGGGAGTTTAACGACCTCAGATGTGAGATGCTTATTGATATGGCTAAGAAAATAGAAGAGTATTTATTACAAGATATATAATATGAAGGAAATAATAGGGATAGATTTCGATGGGACATGTGTAGTAGACTCATTCCCTTATGTAGGAGACAATATCGGAGCCGCTAAAGTATTGAGAGAATTGGCTGATAAGAATCTTCTGATATTATATACGGTAAGAGATGGTAAATATCTACAGGATGCCGTAGACTGGTTTAGATACAATCATATTGATCTATATTCGGTAAACTACAATCCTGAGCCAGTATCATCATCACCAAAAGTGTATTGTGATTATTATATAGATGATAGGAATATCGGCACTCCACTTACGGATAAAGGATATGTGGATTGGGATAAGATGCTGGTGTTATTAAGACAAAATAATTTATTATAAGATAGGTAATTATATATCATTTAAATTTTGAATCATGAAAAAGTGTAAATTGTTAATAACAGATTTAGATGGGACACTGATTGAGACAGTGTCAGGGGACACATTCCCTAAAGGTATATGGGATATGAAACTCAAACTCTACGTATTTGAGGCTATCAAAAATTACGCTCCTGATGACATCCTAATCATATCAAATCAGGGAGGTATAGAAAAAGGCTTCGTGGACAAAGAGATGTTTGAATATAAATTCGATTACATATCAAACGCATTGGAAGATTATACAGATGTATCCGTAAGTGCTTATTACTGCGAAAGCAATAATAAACGCAACGTCAATAGAAAGCCAAATATAGGGATGATAAAAGAGTATATGGATTTCATCGAAGACATGAATAACGATGAAGATGAGGAAGAAAAGATCGTATACGATACTATCTTGATGATCGGGGACGCTTCCGGAAAAGAAGGGCAGTTCTCCGACTCCGATAAGAAGACGGCGGAGAACTTCGGGTGCGAGTATATGGATGTGGATGATTTTGTGTATAAATATAATAACCGATAACGAAAATAAGAAGGATAGGATGATAATCGCCTATCCTTCTATTATTATGTAAATCCATTTTTGGATTACATTAATTATCAATGGTATAACTATTTATTTATACTCATCTTTCTTTCCTTGTTATCAAACATTCCACGCAAAATGCAGTTATCATATATACAATTGTTGATCTTCCCTCAGTAGGGTTTTTACCATTTTGGGTAAAAACTTTATAATCAATATCTTTAGTGAACCTATTATCGCCAGTAAGCGCTCTAATAGCCTTGCCTTTATCAGAATAATCGCAGTGAGGGGCATCATATCGTGAACCGACCATATTTCTCAAAAACGCTCCTTTTTTTTTCTTGACAATTCTTCCAGTTTAACAAATCCCTTTAATGTTATCATAACAGTCACGGCCTTAGCCTCCCAATATTCATCACCGGGATCAGACCCATATGTAACTAATCCATAATTACGAGCGGACTGATATGCTTCTATCCTGCCTCTCTCATTCCTAAAAACATATTTTAATTCCTGTAATAACGGATACATGTTCTTAATCCCGATATAATAGCCAAATTGCTCAAAATACTTTGATGATTCACGGATAAGGACACCCTCTCTTGGAATAGACCTTTTAAACATATCAATTACCGGTTCATTCTCCTTTATAGTATCTATAGCTGTATTTAATTCAGCTTGAACCATCCTCTTCTCTTTCTCAATCTTTTCCTTAGCCTCCAAAGCTAATCTAACTTCCTTCTCGGCTTTCATCCTAGCCTCATACTCATCAGCCCATGCTCTTGCCGCTTCTGGAGGATTATTAAAATTTGGCAACTTTACCAAGCCTGTAGTAAGAAGTTCCTTTATTTTAGAATTACACCAAACCTTAAATTTAACATCAAGCCATTGGGCGAAATCTATAGCCACATCCTCATACAACCATGTTCCTCCTCCGTTTTCAGAGCTTCCTCTCATTTTTATAACTAATTGATCCTCAGATATGTGTGTCTGGCTCACAATTGTACTAACTAATTCATTTACATACATTTGCCTTAAATAGTCGACAGGTCTCTTATTATATGGGCGAGCCATATCAGTGGCATTAATAAGAATACCATAACTGGTCTTAATAAAAGCTACATTATTTCCATTGTAATTAAAAATGGTAGACAATCCCATTTCGTTGGATTCAGACGTCAAAAATTCCGCTACTATCCTTCACAGAATCTTGATAAATGCTTACATTTGCATTCATAGTTGATAATTATTTATTCCCATCCGTCCGGGATGGATAGGTGGGAATACAAAAATAGCCAATCTGATTGTTTTAAGCAATCTGCTGGCTATTTTTTTTCTTGTCATACTATATCAGCTATCTTCCTCTATCAAAATACCAATTAGCGTCCTCCCCAGACTCATCCTTATTCCTGCCTCCTAAGAAGAATCCCATCGTCATGCCGTTGGTCATCAACCAGTAGTCGGATGTCTGTTTAATATCCCTAGCCGTCTTGATATTATACCATTGCTTACCAAACGAGAACTTCATGAGCTGCCTCCATAGCTTGCTCTCGCCCTTATACACGCCGGTCTGGACGGTAGCGAACGGATCCCAGTTTCGAGGATCGGTGAGGTCGCCTAACTTCCGGGCGGTAACCAGCGGATCCTGTAGCATGTCTATGGCATTAAGCTCCATGAACGGGGATGTCTGGGAAGCGATCTCATTGATCGTCCTGAACCCGATATAGGTAATGAACTGCCCGAACCAGCTATCCTCATTATCCTCCCTATATCCCATCAACGCCCTTCCTATGGCCATCATCGTGGCGAATACCGCCATATTGATAATCGATCTCTTGATATTGATCTGCTCGTAGGGGGTAAGCTTATCATACTCTTCCTTAAGCACGTCATATGCCTCCCCCATCCTGCCCTCGGACATCGAGCCATAGACATTACCGGCCAGTCTCCATAACGTTCTCATATATCCTTCCTCGAACTGGTTGGTCTGGAAATTGAAACCGGCTTTCTTATACGCCCGCTGTACGGCCAATATAAACCATCCACGATGAGGCAGCACCATGTTAAGGATAGCGTTCCGGCTAGCCCCCACCCGGTTCTGCTCGTTCAAGGCGCCGTCGCAGATCTGCACCATGCTCCTGACCCTACTGGACAAGGTAGGTATGTATCTTTCTATAATATCCTTGTTAGCCTCATTCTTAGCCACGATCTTTCCGTCCTTGACATCTACCATGTTCCAAATAGAATAATCCCTTAAACGCTCCCAATCACGTTTAGCCTCGTTGGCGGACATATTTCTGTCTTTCATCATCATCTCCTTGAAATTGGAGTATGACCAGAACTGACCCTCGTATAGGCGGGTATCATCCATGACCGAGATAATGACCTGCGGATCCAACGGGGAGTTAAGAACCTCCATCATCTTAAACGGCAGATCCCGGAAGAAGGTTCTCCAGATCTTGTTATACGCCGCCGATCGTACACGGTTGCGGACATTGAATACGCCTAGAGCCTCTCCGACGACATATAGCTTGTTGGTGCGGTTTATATCCCCGATCTCCGACACGTACGTACTTAACTGCTTCTGGGCTTCCCCATAGGCGTATTTCATGGAGTCCTTGCTTATATACTGCCCTACCATACCTTCCAAAAGGAAGTTGGCCTGCCCGGTAAGGGCGCCGGTAGCCGCGACGAATGGGGAGAAGCCTAAGTTGGATTTGGACACGAATTTAGTAAACATAAGAGCAAGCTTATTAAGATCTATCTTATAATTGCCTATATTCCATTCCGCCCGCTTATTGTTTATCCTGACGTCATAGATACTGGCGTTAACCCAGTCTTGAAACATTCTATAGGCGTGAGTGGTCTCCGGGTTCTTGCCTCCGTCGTATTGTATCTCAAGCATCTTATTCCTATATCCCATAACATCATCCAAGGCCGCCCTCTTATACTTGTAAGAGGTCGCTTGTAAGGATAACATGGAATAGGAGTAGGCGAAGTCATGGGACACGTCATCGGCGTTCTCCAACTTACTAAGATAGTATTTGGGGATCATACGATATTTGTTATCGTTCTCATCAATCCCTCCTAGGTCTTGCCCCTGACCATGTATAGGGTCATCCACCCTCTCGCCAACGATATCACGTACGGCGTTGCCGATGGCCGCCTTCGGGTCAACCCCGGCCTGCACCATCCTCTCCACGCCGCCCTTGGATATCTGTGGTATTTGGTAGATGTTCCGGAATCGCTCATCATAATCCTCCATAGCCTTACGGCTTATGTTAAGCAGCTCCTTCCTCATCTCCCACTTATCCTTATTGATCGTAGCTTCCTCCCCCTCGTTGGTAATACCGTATTTCTTGAAGAAAGCCTCGTTCTTGTACTTATCGAACCTAGGCGTATGATATCCATAACCCAGATCGGGATTATAATTAGGATTACGGAAAGAACTCTCGGCGTCAGCCTCATCAAGCCACTGGTTATTGATCGTCAGATCGATCATATTAATATCGAACCCGAAACGGGATACGCTCTCTTCCTTTGATATACCATTTTCCATGGCATCAAAGAACTCGGATACCTTATACGTACCGTTATTTATCTTGCTGATGAAATCAGAATACCCTTTGGGAGAGTATTTTCTCATATAAGGATACAGTCGGGTTCTGGCGTACTCAACAAGAACCTCATTAGCCTTACCCATCGCTATGTCGTTAGCTAGCTTATTATTGAAGTCAGGACCGTATTTCCTTCTCAAAAACGATACCTCCACGGTCGTCCATGACGGGTTCTTCCTAGATAGCTTAGCGGCCATCCTATCCACCTGACTCCGGGAGCGGGCAGACATATGTTCCTTGGCGAATTTAATCTCATCCATACCCTTGTCGTATGCCATGGCATCCCTTAAAGCGTTACGGTAAGAATCCGTGACTCCACTCTCCACCGTATCAGGCATATCCATCTCAATAGCCTCAGCGGAAGCGGCGGCGTTAATAACGCTCTTAGCCTCAGCCAGACGATCATATAACTCGTTTATCTTTCTTAATGAGGCGGATCCACGTAACCTATCGAAATCATATTCCCCGTATCTCGTGCTATCCCGGTACTGGATAAGCAAAGGCCTTAGCTGGTCATTGATCTCGTTTATTGTCGCCATCGCCTCCTCTACCTTCTCTATCCTTGATGATGATACAGATTGCTCCGTGATCTTATCAACAAGATTCTCGTAATAATCACCCTCCTCGGATCCCCACATATCCTTAGAGAAACCAAGATGACCGCCAGCTAGCAGGAACTCGAACGCCGCCTTACCGCCCTCGGACCGCTCTATTCCACGAAGTATCTCCTTGAACTCGGCGGAAGCCTTACGACCCTCGTTGGTATTCCCGAACTCCTCGGCCCACGCCTCGTCCCATGCCTTGATCTCCTCGGACATCATCAGAGCCTCGGATCCCTCTTCCTTTGGTGTCCCATCGGAATACCACTCGCTCTTGGCTATAGCCCTATCACGTAAGATATCCAGATAAGATCTCCAAGCTATAGGATCGGATTGAAACGCCTTCCAATCGACCTTCCCGTTCCTCACGAACTTATCCATAGCCACATACCGGCTCCTGCGGATACGGGTCATGAAATCGGACGTAGCTTGCGATACCCTACGACCCAGTCTTTCCTCGACCTTCTTATTGACTTTCTCGATCTTATCGTAATAAGCCTGCACCATAGGTTTCTCTCGGTTCTCATCCAACCACCTATTTATCGCGTCGAGATATCGTTGCTGATCCTCGAACGTCATGTCCGAGATATCGAAATTCTGGAAGGTAGGCTTGAATACATGATATACCTCCTTCGTAATAGGCTTATCCCCGTCATATCCTACTATGTCGTCACGGGTCTTCACCTTAAGGCCTCTATCGGATAGAAGAAGGTCGATAAGCTGTTTCTCGGTCTTACCCGTAACATTCTTAAGATCATATATATCGATAATAGCCTTAGCCTGCTCGGTCCTGTATAGCAAATCGTATTTAGCGAAATCACGGGACGAGTCAAGGTAATCCGAGTTCTTCCCATTTATCTTCTGTATAAGATCCTCATTATCCTTTATCCCCCATCCACGCTCTTTCATCATCCTAGTCATCTTATTGATATTGGATATACCCTCGGTATGGGCTTCATTATGGGCCTTGGCTAGACGTTGGCCTAACATACCTAAAATAGCGTTACCACTATGCTCCAGCGTACCAAAGAACCGGGACATGACATTGATATCCTTATGGATGTTATTTATCAACTTCTTTATCCCATTCCAATATCTTTCCGGGATATTAAACATCCTGAGCTGTCCATCCAGCCAGTCCTCATTACGATCACTTCGAAGAGCATTTATATCAGACATGGATGTCTCAGCCATACGTAATATATCATCCATATCCTCTACCATACCAACCTTATTGCTGCCATAATAATCAGCCGCCTGATTATTGACGAATCCACGAAGGTTCCTGATCAGAGGAACTATCTCCCCATATACGTTATCGATAACCTGTATCGTCTCATAATCCAATCCTTTTCCGCTCTTACGTAGGCTACTGGCGACAGTGACCAAATACTCCACCTCAGCCTTGGCGGTCGCTATGACGCTCTTGGTGGATAATAGGTTGTTATTCTTATTTAGCTCACCCCCGACTTGTCTTACCTTCTCGCCTATATCACGTAGAAGGGAGATACTCTCACCGATCCTCTGGCTTTGGCTTGACCTCATCCTCTGCAATCTGGTATATAGTCTTTCCAATGACCTACCGTTCTTAATCAGCTTATTAGCCACATCAACATCCGATAATGAGTACATGAGATGGTCGCTATCCTTTAACAGAAGCACGTCAAATGCGCTTGGATCATCAGCTAACGCCGACTCCTTTATCCTATCAAGAACCTTATTCAAGTCTGATCTTTGAGTAGAGAAGAAATTCCGTATAGCCCGGATTATCCTGCCAAACAAGGAGAGCTGGGCGTCCTCGGACGAGGCCAGATCCTCCACCGCCTGTTCCATGCCCGGTACGAACCGCTGGGCCAACGTCTTGCCTAGGATCTCCCGCTTCACCATCCGATCCAGTTCCTCCCCTTGGTATTCCTTCCCATACACCTCATAGTAACGACCGGCGAATTGATTCCATAATGGCGTGCCGACAACAGAATCCAGAACCTCATCAATCTCCTGCTGGTTACGATAAGTATCGATCAAGAAGTGAGCCACCTCCTCATTAAGATCCTCTACCGTAGCTCCCTCGGCCAAAGCGATAACCCCATTGGCCATATCGGATAATGCCCTAGCCGAAGGCTCGACACCATTACGCATCTTATACTTATCCATATACTCAGACATACCCATCACACGGATACCTAACGTGGATAAGATGTTGGTGATATCAGTCCTGTTCTGAAGATCCTCCGCCTTCTCGTTCTCAATAACCCCACGGACATTACTTCCGTACAAGGCGTTATCCTCCATCATCAACGACAAGGCTAGCTCTATGAACCCATCATACTTATTATTAAGCTCCTCAAACTTACCTTGCCTTAACATGCCCTTGATCTCCGATCTGCTTACCGTAACCTTCTCCCCTGATGTCGTGATAAGATCAAGATCATTACTTACCTCCGTATCAAAACCTATAGAACCCAATACGTTAATTTCGGAGGACTGACTTCCAAACCTATTCCTTAGCCTAGACAAGGCATCCATAGCGTTATAGATCTTAAGACCATCGGAGTTGCCGGCCCCTGTAAGATAATACCTATCTCCTAGCCTTATACGCTCCCCGCTCAACAGACCTTTCTTGATAAGGTAATTGACAAACCCTCCACGGGTACTTATATTAGAATCTGAGCTGATGCCAAGGACCGGGATGAACGAATCACTGTTGTTAAGGGTTATGGAGGACGAGCCAAAGGAGATATCAGCCGTACCGGACGGGACGTCGCTCTCCTCGACACTGCCGGCCAAGAACCCGGCCTCGACCCGCCCTCCGGAAGAGCCTTTTATGGCGTTGGCGTAAGATTCGTGTATCTTGCCGTCATCCGATCTAAAGAACAGGCGAGGCTCACCGGAATCATATACCAGTCTTGAAGATGGAGGCGTATAATTCTCAATATCATTTAACGGCAAGACATTACCAGAAAATATGATCTCCCCATCTATATTTCCGCCCTTCACCCTGATATTAGGTCGTTGACCGGTAAAAGCGCTTTCCACGGCCTTCCATAACATACGGGCTGTCTCCTTAATATCTATATTCTCCCTGATAGCCCTTATATCATCCCATGACGCCTCTTTCAGTATCGTATCGCCAATATTATCCTCGTTTATGGAATCCAGATCCACCTCCTGTACCGTAGATGTATCTACCACAGCCATATCATTGACATCACCTACCTCTCCGGAGGTAAGATAAGCCACGACATTGTTGCTATTCCCGAGACTTCTGGCCAACGCCGGGGCATCCATATCGCTTATGGCGGGCAGGACCTTGGCTGACATAAGTTGCCCCCACTCGCTGGAGCTAAGTCTGGCGCTTATGGATCTGGCCGCCTCCTTATTCCTTGGCACGGATCTAGCCCAGTCACCGAACTTGGACCTGAACTTGTCGTTATAAATAGTCATATAAGCCTCAGCCGCCTTATCAAGATCACTTACGGCTGCTATACCCGCTATCTTATCGAACAAGGTGGATACCTCGCCGGAAGGGGTCAAGACACGGGTTATCTTACCTTCCTTATTCCTTTTAATTACGCAACTCGACATAACTTCATGTTTTTGACAAAGATAAACAAAAAGCCCCCACAAAAGAGCGGGGGCTAATATCCAAATGCGAGAAGATGATCATAATATCATCCAATCGGTAGCCAGCATGTCAGTCTGAGACGCCAGCCAGCCATTTACGATAGTATCATCGGCGGCTTTCATACACAAATAAGCCGTGAACTTGATCTTGTCCGTTTCCGAGTCACCATATTTATCAGCAACCCATTTCTTTACCGCGTCAGGTAAGGATTTAACCTTATTCACGACCATGTCTGTAGACAAACAGTTTTCAGGACGCTGAAAAATAAACATACCTTTTCCATTCCATCCCTCACGGCAAGCCAACTCTCCTTTCTTGACAGCCTCAATAGCCTCTCCAAATGTCAATCCTTTATCATTCATGATTGTAATTATTTTAATTAAACAAATATAGGTAAAAATAATCATTATTCTTCAACTTTCCCTGACACGACATCCGATATACATCTGGCACACCATCCTACCATATAAGCTATAGGCTCTTGATTGTCAGCATGAAACTTGATCCCTAACTCGCTAAGAATATTCATAGAAACATGAAACGCCTCGTGGGAGATCATAGACATATCGACATCCTTATCATCTATCCACACGACAACCAGTTCCCCATATTTACCAGTATCCTTAAATTTCACCATAGATAAAGTAGACATGGACGGCTCCGATCCCACCTCTATCTCAATCTCGAACTCAGAGCCATCCCTTGTCGTAAACCTGTCTGTAACATCCTTCGGATCGCATCCTTTCATCACGAACAAGCTCCTCGGATATATCTTAGGATCAAACTCATATACTATTTTATCCGTTTTCTTTTTCATCACCCTTTTTAATATCATGTTTCCCAAAAATAGGATCACGTGGATCCTCCTTTGGATTATAATTAAAAATCTTATCAGTTAATTCGTTAAGTTGATTATTCATCTCCATAAGTCTTATAAAACGATCATTCGTGTATGCCTTAAACTCATAAACAGGCAATCCGGAAGAGCTGGATATCTCAGCGGAAGGGAATACAACTATAAAATCCCCATCATTAATAATTATGTGCGTATTATCACGCTCCACGGAATAATATCCATTTCTTTCTGTAACAGATATACCAAAACGTTCTATAGCCTTATTAATATTCACAATATCATATGAATAGAATTTGAATGCCTCCACATTTAAAGAATATATCATAACACTCTTAATTTTTCTATAACCTCAAAACACATCTTGCACTCAATCCTACGATACAACTGCCTTACGCCGTCTATCTCTGTCCAATAACGACCACCCTCTCGGTGCAGGAACTCACTCATTACCTTAGTGTCAGCCACATCATGTAGATCGTATGAGTCAAACATAACTTACATATATCGTCAAGATCAAAATAAGTAACCTTATTATACGACATACAACGGATTTGTCTCCCATCAGGAACCTGAACATCGAAAACATTTATCTTCTCCATATTAAAAAAACAGAGGGATGCCGATCCCATCACAGGCCGGTATCCCTTATAATAAATTAGCGACGAAAAGCATGGTGATGGACATGCGCCACAAATGTAATTACAAAATTCGTAAAAACAAAATATCAAGGACAATCACCTATGCATTCGCACGGAGCATCGCTTTTCAAAACCCCATACACCCGATTGTCGCTAGTCAGCCATCGTTTGCCGTCACTCGTAATATAAGCCTGCCGGCATCCCTCCTGATTCACCGTGAGCGTCTTCTTAATACCTTTTGGAGTTGTTATCTCCAGCTCAAGAGTCCGATCAAGACAGTTGTTCATCACCGAGCCAAAGGAAACGGGGGCGCTTCCGGCCCCGGACCCCGGACTGACGGTCAGAGGCTGGTCCGTTACCTCGCCTACCCCGTCCTTCCAATTAATATTCAAATCATTAGCCATAGTTGTATTATTTTTGTTCTATTGCAAAGATAGCAAAACAAATAAACCCCAACCGGCTTTAGTCGATCGGGGTCTGAGTAAGAGAAAAGAAACTGATTATCGTCCCATCATTCTCAATACGGTTCTAGCCGCAGCTTGCGCCCATGTCCAGCTGTCATTAGATGTTACGTTAACCGTCTGTTGAGTACCATTTACATCCAAGTTAATAGTCTCCTCGTCAAGCTCGATAGTAGAGTCTCCAGCGGCTTGCGTTACCGTCACGTTGGCTATCTGGCCACCAGCGGCAGTTACCTTCAATGTAGCTGTCAGTTCCTCGATCGTGACGTTGGCCGGTACGTCCGAGATCGTGATGCTCCAAACGAACTCGCCAGCGGCTCCGGGATCGTCGGCGATAACCGCTCCGTTAGCCGTAGTCTTTCCAGCCGCCGTGTAGTTAGCCGGGAGCTGTAACGTAAGCCCGTTCTCCTCAGCCGGCGTGACCGCGAACGTAAGCTTAGTACTGTTAGACTTACCGGTGATGGTAACATTACCGCCTGTCTTTTGTACGGAAGCGTTAGGGCTGTCTGATCTTACCACCTCAGCAGCCGCTGCCTGATTAACTACCAACGCCTTCTTAGCCCCGCCGTTCGTGGTGACCGTAAGGTTGATAGTGCGTTGAAGACGACCGGTGTGTTTCTCACCGGAGAAATTAACCGCCTGATCTCCTGATCCTGATACCGGGTCGACGGTTACGAAACCGAATTTTTGTGATGCCATACTTAAATATATTTACAAATGTCATTTTATTATGCCAAAAATAACTTGTATCATATCACAAGCCAAATATAGGGGGGGGATAGATACGACTAGCCCTGTACAACCTCAACATACAACCCTACTAAGTCCTTTAGATTATGACTAAGAGGAGTTCCGCTATCCCTAGTGCACTTATATACATCAGCGTTCTGGATGTAATATTTATCCTTGAATATCTCCATTGGAGGGAAATACGGGATAGGATCCCCTATGGTCCCGGCATGCTCCTTATCAATGACCTTGTATAAGGAAGCCGTATTTAATCCGGGTTCCCATTCCGCTGACAACGTATGTGACTGAATAACCTCATAAAGGATATCCGTATCGTCCTTAACCACCCTGAGGCAGAATCCGGCATCCACCGACAGCCCGAACTCCGCTCCCTCTTGTCCCCATATAGGGAATAGGACCTTAATATCCAATTTCTCGTTAGAAGATAAAGATATGGCCTTATTATTAACTACCATCCTAGAGAATTTGGCAGCTACTTTCTGGGGATCAGAAGCGTCCTTCTCCTTCGCCTGTTGCTGGATGTACGCCGTGGTAACACTTACCTTATCGGGATAGCCGGACTGAGCGTCAATAGCCCTCACCTGCTCTACGGTAGTGGCTAAGCTTACTTCCCTCTGTTTGGCTCCTAACGCCGACATCAGGTCATTATCGTACTTATCCATCATCCCGATCAAGATCTTGCCTTCCGTCATATCAAACTTCAGACCCATGATCGTTATCTTACCAGCTATAGCCCCATCAGCCAAAGCGTTACGCCTATCATATTCAGGGATATAGATATTTTGATCATCCAAGAAAAACTCATGAAGATTATTATTCTCATAAGTCCTGATCTCCTCATACTTAGCCGATTTCTCCTCATTAAGAAGCCTTGAGTCATCCAATTTAGCCTCGATAATCTCCTTAACCGTAGCTTTAGGATTAGCCTCCTTGAACGCCAATTGCTCCTCCCCAAGCTCTATCCATGGGGCGGGATTCCCGTTAATGTAATCATCATAACTATAGCCCTTGGCGTAATTATCATCAAGCGGATCGTCCTGAACTAATTGATTGGGATATATTTCCCTGTTTATATATACGTAGCTCATATCTTATATCATTAATCTTGTTCTTTAACGGCGATACTATACTTACCTGAAGCGTAACACCAGATATTTATCTCGAAAGGCTTGTTAGCCGTAGTGGTTATAGAAGTTCCGCTCATGCTGACATAATCCCCGGAATTAGGTATCGCTTGGGTGAAAGCCGCCGACGGGACGCACCTGATCATCAGCTCCTCCCCTATCTGCATCCCTGACTGCACGGATAGGGTGGTAGCGGCTGATAACGTAGCCGTGATACTTCTCTTGCTAATAGGCAGGTTAGCTAATGTCGTGACCGTATTAACCCCTATAAGCCTGTTCATGGTCTTCTTATCGGCGGCCGCCATCAAACCGTTAGTAGACTCATTGGCCACGGCATATGTCGTGTTAGGAGGTGTAGCCCAAGTGCCATCTCCACGCATGAAACTGGATGTACTGCCATTAAGCTGTCTCAACAAGCCGTTAGCTGTAGTAGAGGCCAATCCGTATGTGGTATTAGTAGGTACAACCCATGTCCCGTCACCACGAAGAAAGGACGTCTGCTTACCAGCGGCGGGAGCCGGAACTAATCCCGCAGCACCGGCGGCAGAAGCCGTAGCCGCCTTCATATTGGCGTAGGTAGTATTCGTATCCTTATAATAGGGGATACCATCGACAATAGGACAGGCGGTATAGCCGGAAGCGCTTGTCACGGTACTGCCGTTCTTGACCAACCCCGTGGACCCGTTAGCTCCTACAACACCATACGTTGTATTAGTATCCGTCCAAGGCACGTTGACATACATCTTACCACTACTATCCAGCTCTACCGGATAATTCTTACCATTCTCAGCATATCCGATCATCACCAATCCTAAGGTTGTGGTATTGGCCTTGGCGTATGTGGTATTTGTCGGAATCACCCACGTACCATCGCCACGAAGGAAGGAGGCTTGCTTGCCGGCGGCCGGAGCGGGTACCAAACCTGCCTTTCCCGCCGCTGAGGCAGAAGCGGCTCCCATATTGGTGTATGTCGTGTTGGTATCCGTCCACGGAACATTCACATACATCTTACCATTTCCGTCAAGAGCTACCGGGTAATTCTTTCCGTTAGCTGAATACCCGATCTTAACAAGACCCAGATTATCGCTTGTAGCTTGGGTATAAGTCGTGTTACTGTCAGTCCAAGGGACATTGACGTACATCTTGCCATTAGCCAATAGCACAGCGTAGTTCTTTCCATTAGAAGCATAGCCGATCTTAACCAATCCTAAGGTGTCGGCCGTGGCTTCATTATACGTTGTGTTATTATCCGTCCACGGAACGTTAACGTAAGCATTGCCGGACGAATCCAGCTGTACCTTATAGTCCTTCCCGGAAGTCGTATATCCTACCTTAATACCGCCAAGAACGGTAGCGGAGGACGTGGGAGGGGTGAAGGTACTTGGTTTGCTCGTAACCCCGGACCAAGGCACGGAGGAAGCCTGACTGGCCGTGTAAGGCTCATACCCATCCTCACTGTTCAATTTAGACTCGTCTTTTATCAGATACATCTTACCTGTAGACGTGACCTTTACCGTATCACCGCTTTGAGCCGTAGCGGTGGTAAGGGCGAATCTAGCCGTATCATCAGCTACCACGACCAATCTCTCCAAAGCCGCCTTAGGTAACCTATCTATGCTGATGGTTCCGGATGCGATCTTAGAGGCATCAAAATTGGCCAATGTCGTGGAGATAGTTACGTTGCCTCCGAAGTCCGATGAGACACTACCGGTAACAGCCCCGGACAGCGCTATGGTCCTAGCCGCCTGTAATTTCGTGGCGGTAGGGGCATTATCCGTCTTAAGAGCATATTTGGTAAGATCAATATCATTAGCCTTATCCAAAAGCTGCTCTATCTGATCACCATTGTATTTACCTTGAAAATCTGCCATATTACACTTATTTTTTGCTCAAATATAGTTATATACATAAATACCAAGAAATCGAGGGGGGGGGAGATACGGGTAAGTGTCAGAAACTGCCGTCCCCGTGCAGGAATCCGCTACGGAATATAATAGCCTTGTCTTTAAGTTTCTGGACAGAATCCCATTCCCATTCACCCTCACAAGGCTTAACGACATACTTATTCCCCCATGTCTTAAACTTCCTCTCTATAACAAACATCTCTGGGTCTTTTAAGACATGGAAGATACTTCCGACAGGGAAATACTTATCAGTTCTCAATATAACTCGATGATGTCTCTCGTCATATTCAGGATCGCCTACGATACGTGCCTTATAAAACTGGAAATCATTCAACGCCTGATCCACTGGCTCTATCCAATAATACCCCTTACCCATTGCAGTTTGTATTTAATTATCTATATTTGCGGTGTAGTAACTCATAATGTTTTAAGTGATTTTCAACCAAAGGGGAAGGGTGTCCGTGAGGATGCCTTTTTTCATTCCCGCCCACCCTTCCTATGAACAAAAGATCTACCTCGAACAAATGTAACCATAATAAGGCTACGATCAAAAAGAAACCCTATCGGTATTCTATTGCCGACAGGGTTCTCCAACGTTGTATCAAACTAAATCATATCACTCCATTTGATTGTGTCACCGACGAAGCACCGCACCGCCAGATACCTTACGAACGCCGTCCCTTCCGGGGCGTCAGGGTCTTCCAGATAAGCCAAGACAGCCTTGACTATTTTCTGGTCGCAATCCAATACCTTAGGAAAGTAATCGCTATAGAACATAGCGAACAGATATTGGATATCTCCCCAAGTGGCGTTATCAGGTTTCTTAGCCCCGCATTTATCGAACATCTGCTTAGCGTCCTCCATCGTCCATCTTCTCTTGGACCCGTCGGCATTAAGCATCTTGTCAGCGGCTTCCCTAGCCAGCTCCTTGGAAAAGTGATATCCATGAGTGTCTATATACCGCTTATAATCCGGGTCATCGGCGTCTGCTCCTCAGTAGTAACGACTCCTGCGTCCCCTGCGCATATACGGCTCGGTACCATCGAACTCGTCACGGATGCCACGCTCACCGAACCATCCCCTGCGATACATCTCGTCCTCACGTTCATGGAGTCTCTCGCGTTTCTCAAGCTCACGCTCGTCACGTTCCAGCTCCCTCTCGCGTCTTTCAAGATCACGCTCACGGCGTTCTAGCTCATCCATTCTGCCGTCATGCTCCTTGCCATAGTGGTCGTATATTCCACCACCATAACCCATGTAAGTCCCATCCGAACGCCTGCTACGTCCACGGCCGCCTCTACGATCGTAGATCTCGTCATTGTAGTCCTCATCGTGACCGCCGCCTAAATCTATAACTCTCATTTTAACCTAATTTTTTAATTAACAACTCTTTTAGCTCATCGAAAGAGGATCCCATCCTATCGACTTTCTCCTCAAGATTCTTGATCTTCCGGTCTTGATCCTTAGTCTGCTTAAAAGCCGGATTGATTTCCTCAAGGATCGAATCACAAGCCTCTAGCGTCCTCCTATGCTTATCGATACTATCGAGAATATCGGAGCTGGTTCTCTTAGCGGCGTTAAGCTGGTTCATGATCGGATCGACCGAGCAGGCCAGAGTTATATTATTGGACATAGCGACATCCCTGCTCTCCGGTACGACATAGGTCATGGAAGACCCGTTTATCTCCACGGTAAGGTCTATCACCCTATCCTGTAGTTGCTGATATTGCCCCATCTGACCCATCTGGGGTTGCTGGAACCTAGGCTCGGACACGTTAACCACATTCCCCATCCTGAACACCGGAACATCGGACGTATCCAGCGTATATACTTGAAATCCTTTCTTTAAGTCTCTAAACATATCTCGATTTTTAAGCGGGAGGGAATACCCTCCCATTAGACATCCAATCTAACCTATTCCTCATCAACAGTCGTCTCCGACGCCGAGGCGGAAGTTGTAGGCACACAGCAATCCATGAGCCTCAATACACCCCTTACCTTATTGAAATAAACAAGGCGTTCGGTGTTGTTAACCATAGCCGCTCCGGTCACAGCCACGTTGATCGGGTTCACCACAGCCACGCCGGTTACCGGGCAGCATGTGTCATCACCTACCGTGGATACGGTGCTATTCGCTGGGACAGCTATCTGTACTGGCAATGTCTCGCCTGTTGTCGGAACCACCTGCCGGATTTTCAGCAGCAGAAGGCCCTCGCATGGCAAGGACAGCCATATCCTTGGGTTGATGCCGAAGATGGTGTTGGTAGTAGTCACTACCACGTTCTTCGTGACCAACTCATAAAGAGACCCTATTTTAGAAACACAAGCCATAATAGCCTCCTTCCTTTATAGAGTTAAATAGCGGCGTTTCCGTTGTTGCAGCATCCATTGTTGCACCCACATCCGTAATTACCTCCATAAAATGCTTGACCCCATCCATAAGTCTGGTAAGGAGAGCATGAAGGATAAGCCGGCACAGGGGTAGGTCTCAACTGGTTGATCAAATTCTGAGTCTGTTGCTGAGTCAACGCGGAGGCTTGGTAAGCCGACCTTTCATCACGCAACTGATTGATCGTATTCTGCATCTCACGCATTTCCAATTGACAGAATTTATCATTAATCAAGGTTGTTTGAGCATCAATCTTAGCGCTCAAGATATTGAACCGACTCGTGGCTTGCTCACGATTGTTCGTCAATCCTTGATTAATAGTGTTTTGTAACGTGTTAGTCTGATTCAATGTCTCAAGACGATTCTCATAACCTTGATTGTTGATCATCTGCTGAGTCTGGCAAGTGCTTTGGTTGATCAAAGAACTCAAATTGCAGCAGCAAGAGCTAATTTGATTACCGATCTCACAACCTTGTTGCTGTACGGCGTTAATAACAGCCTGAGAGGTCATACCTACCTGACCAGCCACCTTATCGATAGCGCCTTGTACGTTACAGATAGCGCTTTGCAATTGAGTGGTAGTACAGTTCAAGGCGTTAGCGATCTGATCGATAGCGCTTCTATTACCTTGGATGGCCTGCATCAACAACTCACGACCATAGTCGTTATTCAATTGAGCGGGAAGACCATTAGCGCAACACTCATTACCATTGCCAAAACCATTGCCAAAGCCACGGCCGCCCCATAACCAGAACAGGACGATGATCCACAACCACCAACCGTTAGCCCCGCCGAAACCGTCTTGGTTGTTACGACCGTTCATCAAAGCCGCTACCAAGTTCGGATCCATCTTATTTCCGCCTATTAAATTGGCGAACATCCCCGGAATCATAGATAATAAACCGTTAGTGGCGCTTCCACTACCGGAACCCATACCGTCTAACAAAACGATTTTGTCTCCACTTGTACCCATGTCTATTTATTTTTGAATTAATAATAACCCCACCTGATGGCGGGCGTTACAAAGTTCAAAAATTAACAGCCCTAAAATCGTGATATGTGTCATCATCAAAGTACTTAATGTCTTGTAAATGGGATTAATAAGAACCGATACAAGACAAAAAAATCCGGAACGTATCACTACGACCCGGATTCATGCAAATCCATAAATTCAATGTTTCAATGCTCGAAAGAAAACGTCTCACGACGCCAAAGAGAGATTAACTACACGAAAAATCTCGCATCAACTTATTTGTATTAGCAGTGTATTCATTAACTATCTTACTGGATGAGGGATTATCCTCTATCCTTGACAGGCGGTTATCGTCACTCCTTACCGTAACGTCACCCATCCTTCGTACCATATTTTCTTGATATGATGATGGATCGGAGTATATAAGATTATCAACGAACCTGTATATCGCACCATCAACCGTCTCACCTACCTTCTCATATAAGCCGGATTGGAATGACACGAAATCATCATACCTCTCACGAGCCAAGAACGAACCGTCCGGTCTCGCCTCGACGCCGCCGTTGACCTCCCGGAGCAGGCCCGGATTCCTTTGGTACAGATACCTGTAAAACCCGACATCCATCATCCTATCCTGACCATCCAGATAGAAAAGGTTTCTCATGCTACTGTCACCGGACTCGATAGCCACGTCAAACAGAAGATTCCTTACCTGACCTTCCGGCAACGACATCTCCATGCTTTTTAACGTACCTCTGTCATGGTGGTTCAAAGATACATTATAAAATCCATTAAAATCAAGGAAACGTAAGACATTATTATATAAATCCGATTTTTTTAACCTTTCCTTGATCTGGATCTTCCTCAACGAGGTACAGGATTTGATAAAATCCCGATCCTTTCCCTGCCTAGCCTCGTATCTCCTGAACTCTCGATCAATATCGACATCATCCATCTCAGGAGTCACGGGATGTTGGTATATTAATCTGGTAAGGATCATGTTCTCGGTATTCGAGGATGAGATGTTGGACATAACTAGCTTCTTTATGTTATCCTTGACCACACCAATATCAGAACGGGAAGCCCCGGCGGGAACCACGCCAGCCGGCAAGTACGAGGGCCGCTCTATCCCGATATCGGCCAACATCTCATAGGCCTGATCGGTGTCGGTTATCGGGGCCGTGTTATGGTACGTATTCCTACCCATATACAACATGCTCCTATCATACATATCGGAAGGGGATGTATTCCCGGACCTTACATACACCATCCTATCCCCAGTAGAATAAGTATCCTGAACCTCGTATATCGGATTCCCTTTTCCTGTTATCCTATCAAGATCGGAGATAAAGCTATCGTATACCGAATTGCCGGCCTGTATGGAAGACAACATGACGTCCAGCGACGCCATAAGATCACGGATATCCTCAGGTCTGGATATAACCATCTCATCGCTGATCGCCTCGCTTATATCCACGCCCATGTCGGCAAGATCCATGGCTATGTCATGCAGACGTCCGGCAACATCCTTGATGTCCTTAAAATCATCCATATCGATTATCTCCCCAACCTTATCCCTTAGACCCTTCATATCCTTAGGCATACTGATATACGGTGTGGTACTATTGAAGTACGAGTCGGTAATCGTATTTCCGTCCTGACTCCGAACCTCCATACGGGTCATATTACGATACGTGTCATACATCCGATCTGCGTAATCCTGATCCTCCTGATACCGGAGTGCCAAGGAAGGGTAGGGGATGGAGGTGAAAGCCTGATCGAACTCCCGGCGGTCGCTGATACCGCCTACCGCCCTCATGATCGTATCCCTTACCTCTATTGGATTCAAGACCTTTCTCTTCCCTAACGAGTCATATGTATCCTCATATATCATATAATCATCACCAAGACCTGACTCGGAGGATAGGAAATACATATCCTTCTCATTAAGATCCCCGTCAGACATAAAATCGACAATCCTCCTCATCATATCCCTTACCCGCTCATACGCTGATCTGTTGGTCATGATATTATCAATCTCATCAGCGTCATACATCCCGGACCTATCAAGATTGTATCTATTGAGGAATATATCACCGCCGGAGAGGAAATTGGATATGATCATATCATTAAGATCATTGATATTATCAACCCCCAAGGAAGTAAGGGTGTTATTGATATCCTTAACCTCATCGGCCATGAAATTACCGACGAAATAGTTCTTCCGCTTGATAAAGGACATGACATCATCATACCTAGGTTCCCCATTACTATCCAGATCATATTCTGATGGCATGGACATCCAGTCGCCAAAGAAGGACACGAAGTCGGGGGAGTAGGCCGTACCCCAGACCGATAAGGCCTGCTTCTGGTCGCCCAACACCTCCATCGCCCTTTGGTATAATCCGGATGGTTGGTCGTTCGGGGCAAGGACATTATCTATCCCACCCTCCTTATTTTTTATAACATAACAAGATCGTCCCATTACTAAATCGTTTTGACACAAAGATATAAAATCCCGCCTACTCTCACGAGCGGACGGGATACCAAAATAACAACATAATAACAAACCTTATGTTTCTCCGAAAAGTGCAAATCTTTTTGCCGATCCTCACGAACAGGCAAAAACTCAATCCTAAATTATAAAAAATGGAGTTTATCGTTTAGCGAAAATATCTTTATCTGATCTACTCAGAACCCTGCCTTTCAATTCCAAGAACCTAGGCATCCATTCTTTAGATATCTTAGACACAATCCACTGAAATCCCTTAGGAGTCACATAGACAGTATTAGTGCCGTAGAACTCGTCATCATTACGATATCTATAACGAGCATAACCGCTGTCTATCATCCTTTGGGAAAGCAACCACCTCTTACCGGTCTTAGCGAAGAACTTCTTATCCTCAAGCAATATTCGAAGATTCTTCTCCGCTATATCATATCCATGAGCCTCTAGCTTTTCCCGAACCTCTCTGATCAACATATCTGTCTCTTGGGCTATTTCGGCTGTCTTAGCAAATTCAACCATAGGAGCCTGTTCTTTAATGATATTATCGGATATCCTTTTGGCTTCCTCTGCCGCTTTCTTCGCCTCAGCTAACGCACGCTTCTCCTTTTCCGATTTAAGCAAAGCCTCTAATGCCTCTATATAATCAGATGGAAGTTCATTCTTTGATGGCATATTGTTAGATGGCATAGAATAGGAACCTGTTTTCCTAATAAAAGGGAGAACCTCCGATGTTACCCATCTTTTGAATTTCTTAGCAAACTCCTTCTTAGATGACATAATTAAAGTATACATACCAGACTCATTAATAATCTTTATCTGGCTAACATATTGATTGTGAATAGGGGTGGAATCGTAGGCCTCCCTATCTTCTGACAATCTCAGCATTTTACAATCCTCGTCATCTACCAACCTTCTTACAGCATCCCTAGGATCTGCATACCCTAAACATTTAGCTACATCATTACCGACAAACCATGGTTCATGTTTCTCATCCAACAATACTCTCACATCCCCAAAATCAGGATTCTCAAATAATTTTAAATTATCATCCATAATATAAAACAACGAGAGCCACCAGCGTCCGTTACCCCACTGATAGCTCTCATTTATCGCCTACGCCTAAGCGATATTAATATCTTCTTCTGGTCTAGCAACGGATAGACACCGCAAATATAAGACCTTATTTTGAAACTACAAACAAACAAGATATATTTTTACAAAAAATGTAATCAGCCATATTCCTCTGTCATATATAAAGCGTAGCTATACCTATCCTCTATCATCTCCACCACCTTCTTGATATCAGATAAAGTTAGTTTCTTTATCTCCATATTCCTACTATCCATCCTGACAAAAGAGTTCTTGAACTCCTGCTCGGTTATGGCATCCAACCTAAATAGATTATATTTTATAAGTAACTGGGTTACGTCAAATATCAGGATATTAAGATCAATATCATCCTTCAACTCATCAAGAAGATCACGCATCATGGCTTTGATAGCATCAGTATCAAGTTCCAGCTTCTCGGCTTCCCTCATCAACTTCTTAATGATGCCATTGTACTCGATTATGATATTAGCGTTATCATCATCGGTAGGCAGAAGAATATCCATCGTACATTCTATACCAACCTTATCACTAAGCCTTTTATTGAACTCAGTCATATAATCAAAAGCCTGATCCCTGCTTAATGAGTATGTATGATCAAGCAACTGCTTTTGTCTGACCTTGACAAAATAGTTACTGGTGTATAACATCATCAAGACCTTCACTCGCTGGATGCGTAGGTCTTGCATAATTTTCCGGTGTAAAAAAGCGTCTAGTTGCATCTACTAAAAAAGTCCCCACCGAGGCCATCACACACCCGACAGGGACCAACTTTTAAATATCTTACTCGTCAGGTGATGGACTGACGCCGCAAAGATAAGTCAAGATATTTTATCTAGCAAGGATTTTCTGCCTCATTTTCTCCGGATACTACGTTACCGTCGGAAACCAAAGACTTGTCCTCGGCCGCCTTCGTAGGCGAGGCGAACTCCGATGGCAGATCCGGCAGGTTAGGGAACGAGACTTCCGTCTCCTCCTTGGATACCTTGTTCTCCTTGATACTCATCCTGAACTTAGGAGCTATGAAAGGATCGTTATTAAGATCAATGTTGATCGTAACGTCATTCATCAAAATATCCTCCTTAGTTCTGGAATCACCTATCCATCCTCTTACATCAGCGGTCATAGGCATCCTGCTAGCCGCTCCCTTGATAGCTTCAAGCCGTTTCTTGATAACATCCACGTCTCCCGCCAGCGGAATCATATATGTCTTATTATCCAACCCGGATCTGGCTATAGCGTTATTAAGATCCATTATATCATCAATACTTACGCCTCCGCCTAGACCCTCCGTAATCCTATCAGCCATCGATTCGATCATGGATGAAAATGACGATATATCCTGATTTTTCAATCTTACGGGGTACAGGTAATTTCTTCCATTTCCTGTCTTTATAGCTACGACCGGAATACGTGAATTTTTATAATCACCATACTTGTCCCTGACGATAGCCGTACAGAACGGGAATATATTATACTTAATATCATCCCTCATCGTAACCTCCCCATTCTCTATATATCCTACGCTCTCGACTTTACCAACCGTCTCGTTGGTAAAATCATTCTCGGATACCATCAACGTACCATTATCATCACTTACGCTAAAATTAGGTCTTCCCGGCAAAACACTGGTAACTGTACCTACAAACGGTATATCAATCTCGCCAGTAACAGATCCTATATTATCCCTATATAACTCAAAGGCCATACTCCTTAAATCAGCGTTACTCCCTTTTGAGTCTGGATCATTGGCTTTTAGCACCGAGACGAAATTGCCATCGCTATCCACGATCTTAATAACCATATTATCAACCAGCTCTCTGTAAGCCGACTTAGTCTCATCAGAATTAGGATCAACGGCGTTAAGACTATTGTATTTATCATACAGTCCCTTGGTGTATGGATCTGACATATCCATCTTAAACCTTACCATATCACCCTTGCGAAGGCTAGCCGCTGCTTCCTGATTCACCGACTCGTTGTTAGATCCAAACGTATCACCCGTATAATAAGGGACAATAGATCCATCCTGCCCCTTGCGATACACCATGAACCAGTTGGAGGTCGATAAGGCGGTCTGCCGCCCCAATATGACACCGGTAGCGTTCTCGAAAGCCTGAGCGTTATCCTCGCTAATCATCCATCTTGAGTGGTTATCTGACTCTATAACAGTAAATATGTCGGTTCCGTTGGTGAAATCCATCACCCTTCCATTATCAGTATCAGTGGCATCAGATCTTTTAAGCCCAAGACCGTCCATAAACCTGTCAAGTCTCATTCCGCCAACCTCATAATACATGACCCCACCGATCTCTCTCTTCTGGGCCATCAACACCACCGGGTTCTGGGCGGCGTTAACTTCCGTCCTGCCGGTGGATGTCCCGGGTTCGCTCTCTGTGAGGACATCACCCATAGGTATGGATTTATCGTAATCCTTGACAGCTATACTTCCATTATCATACAACCTCATCCATTCCACGAATTGAAGAAGAGGATCATCAGAATAGTTATTGATAATATCAATAGCCTCATTAAGCTTATCCTGATCAATCTCATTGCCATTGTCAGCCTCATTCATAAGATCATTATAAGTCTTTATAGCTTCTTTGATCTGATCCTGATCAAGACCATTGATATTCATATCTACAATATCATCAACAGCGTCCTTGATATTATCATAAATATTATCATGGATCTTCAATCTATCTATTATCGATCTAGCCTTATTGATCCTTGAAATAGGATTATCCCCAAACCCGTTAACTAGACTATCGACACGAGGCTTGTTATTATCATATATCTGTCTCTCCCTAGGAGATAAGACATCCTCATTACCGTTCCATATCTTTATAGCTATATTATTGATTCTATCGTCAGAAGGATTTATGATATCCTCATCATCAGGAACCCTCTCGACTATATTACCTTCATCGGTCTTAATCTCGTTCTCCATAGATCTGGCTATCATATGATTATATGTCTTGAACATAAATGCCTCATCCTCCCCTATAAGACCATCTTGGTAAGCCTTGTCTATAGCTTGGTCGTTGGCGTAAAGATCATTGGCATCAGGATTATCAGTATTCCTGAAATCATACTTGCTATCATCCTCCTCATAAGTCTTACCCCATACGTTCGATAATATCTTCATGAACCCGCGCTCCTGCGCCCGGATGAATCTTCTGTCACGCATACGACGAAGAGACTCGTTTATATTCTTATAAGCCACAAGATTATGACGATACTCGCTAAGCAACGCCATGGCCTCTTTATGATTATCGACCCCACGGGTAGACACGGCATTCTCAAAATCAACTATAGTCTCATAAGCCGCCATAAGATCTGAGGCGCTAATCTTAGAATCATTATCATTTAAAGATAACTTAGATATATCCACATCTGAATTAATCAACGTGCTTAACTTTCTCTCCAAGGCAATTCTTTCTTCCGTCAATTTAAGAAGCCTATCATTCTCCTCAGCCAACTTAGTCTTATCAGACTCAATTGCTTCCTTCGATGCGACCTTTTGTTGAGTATTTAAAATATCCCTCTCCATCTTCCGTATATCATTCGTCAGCTTCCGGAGTTTTTCGAGAGCCTTGCTTGAATCAGGATTAAGATGAGAGTATATATCAAGGGCATCACCTATACCCGTCTTATATATCCTGTTTAACTGATTGGTGATATCATTCAAATTATCCTTAGCCTCAATACCGTTATATACCATATTGGAGATATAGGCGTTAAAAGACCTGTTCGGGATACCCTCAGTAAGTGAGTCGGCGAATCTGTTGGCCATAATGAAATTATCCACCTTCTTATTAAACTCGTTGACAAGATCGGCTTTATACTCATTGACCTGCTCATCCGTCATATTCATATCGGACGCTATATCGCTATTAGGTATAGATTCGACTACCGTCCTGAAATTCTCCTTCGTATCATCCAGCATCCCCATCTCCGAATCATAACGAAGACGATTGAATACGGCGTCACTAAAATCCTTGTTTATAATCCTACCATCACTCTCGTACGATGTGTCTATGCCGGATAATTGAGCGTTAAGAGCCATACTGCCACGAATAGCACGGACAGCGGCGGTAGTCAAAGCGCCGGCATTGGTGTTGTAGGCCTCCACCATCCCCTTGTTACGGGACATGTCTTGGCTCCATTCCTTTATACCTCCAAAGGTCTTTCCACCCATAACCGATCCGATAATCATACCGATACCGATCTCCTTCCATCCCTGACTGGATCCATAAGTCTCCTTGAATCCGTTCTTTATAGCCTCCATATAGCCTATATTCTGCCGGATAGCCATAGGATTGTATCTTGATTCTACCCAATCCTCGGCGGACTTACTAGCCACTCCCTGAAGACCCTCCTCATACAGACCCTCGGATACCGGACGTTTAATGATATTGAACGTATTCCCGGCTACCTTCTGCCATTTCTTTGGTGTTATGGCTCTTAACATACCGTTATCCATCCTCTCAGCCCCTACGCCAAATATATTGCGTTTTATGAACTTATCCACGCCAAGATCCATACCAAACATATCACCGAACATAGCTATGTTAGACAATGTAAGAATACCGATATTAGCGGCAAATATAGTATTGGCGGCATCGACGTTGTCATTTCTGAACCTCATAAGCTCCTCATACGAGGCTTCTCTACCATAGGCATTTCTGTAAGCCTGCTTGAAGTTTTCCTCAGACTCCATCAACCCACTCCTTGACTCTACCGAAGCCTCCCAAAGCGTTGACGTGCCAATAAAGGTTAGGTTGTCCAAACCCTTGCCTATGCCTCGTCCTATGCGGGCGGCCCTCAGCATGGAGTTAAACCCGCTCTTCGTGGCGGAAGCAGCCCTACCTAATCCAGCGACAGTCGCTCCTATCCTAGCCCCCATACGGGCGGCATTCATAAGACCAGCGCCAGCGAAAGCATAAGACGACAAGATAGCCCCAGCCGTAAATGCAGCCCCCGACAAAAGATCATTTGTCCAGAAATTGGTTGTAAACATACTTTTAAAAAATCCGGCGTCTCGCTCCTCCTTACTGTAATAATGATTAAGCGTATAATCACCACGCTTATCCATATCATCCAACCATCTGGCAAAACTGTTATCATACATAGCTGATAACGTCCCTTTTGTAACAAGCTCCTTTAATCCATAAACAGACTGACCTACTCCACCTATTCCATACAAAGCAGACTTATAAATAAACTTACCTAATCCTCTATAAGTTTTCTCCCAACCACTTTGACTTCTCGATAGACGATCGTCATTATCTATATTATTGATATAATTCTCATATTTAGGAATCCACTCACCTGTTGATAATCTATATCTTGAATCACGAAGATTGATCCTGCTTCCAGTTATATCATAATTACCCTTAGGTATACCCACCTCATTTATCATCTGGAAGAGCGAGTTTCTGGCCTTTACATCATCATGATAAGATGTCTCTACAGATTTTTTTATACCCTCAACCAATGACGGTATGCTTCTACTTCCTTCCCTGGATAAAACATCATTATCCATATCCGATGAACTACTCATCCCGACAGGAATAGGGATAGAAGAAATATTGTCCCCAGAAAGCATGGGGGATGGAACGGATGGAGCCGGGACATAATATCCCTGATCCCTCATCACATTCCCCATATCATTATTATTGTTGCTGTCCATTTTTACCATCTATTTTATCTACGGTCTCTTTATCCAATACCGAAAGAAGATTGCTAAGGTCAGAATGCTGTTCATTAATATCCCTACCCTTTACAATAACATCCTTATTAATAGCCTCAACCACGGCTTGAGTAAGATACATCTGAGGACACATATTTATGATTTTCATGATATTATCAGCATAATCAGTGTTATACTCTAATACCTTAAGCGGTGTCCCGGTCTTTGCTTGACCATGGAAATAAATACCAACCTCAACCCCTCCGGGGAATCCCTTAGCTTTGACATCATACGACTTGTAATTCCTCAAAACCGTATTAATTATCCTAATAGCCCTCTTATTAAGCTCAGATGTAGCTAGATCATTACTCTGAATATCATACTTATCAACCATCCTAGAAGCCTCCTCCGCCGCATTCTCGACAGTAGCGAAAGCGCCAAGCGAATTAGCCTGCGCCCATTTCTGGTAAGGTCTATTGGTTGTAGCAGAAAAAGACACAGGAATGATCTTGGATTCATAATCTTCCGATCTCACATTTCTTTCCCTTTCATACAAACTATACCCCATACTATCTAATTCTTCTTTAGTAACTTGAACCGTAGCGATATTCTTTCCACCAGCCATAGCTACCAAATCAAATGTATTAGGATTATCTGTAGGACGAGCATACAATATATAATTATTAAGTCTACTATCTTTATCTTTATTCAAGAAACCGGCTCTCGCCAAAAGCAGACTCTCTAATTTAGCATGTATACGCCTATCCTCTTTAGAAGCGTTGGTAGAATTGGAAAATGACCATGATCTTGGAGCAAACTCATCATATCTTCTTTCATAGACTGTTTTAGAATCCTGAACAGCCTTAGCTATATTACGACCTACATTGGAAGAAGACCATTCCCTTCTAAGCGTAGGGCCATCAGCTCTAGACATATTCTTACCTATGATCTTGATCATTTTATCCCTATTAGTCATATTGGCATCATCACTATTCATTATTGGATTATCTACACGACTATAAGTTTTGGCTATATTATCTATATCATCCAAAGTGAAATTTTCTCCCGAATATCTATTTAACAGATTTATATAAGATCTCATCAACTCCGTATTAGCTATAGACCTATCCGTGTAGTTGATGTTTTCGCTTATCAATCCAACTATAGAAGAAACTTTCAAAGCGTCTTCCGGAGAATACTCCCTTCCTCCAATAACCGCTCCATTCTTACCAACATCCCTTGCGTTAACCATACCATTATCAGTATATGTATCAATACCACCAGTAACATAGTTTTGATCTTTGATAGCATCATTAAGGATATTCTTCGTAGCGACATCAAAAGCATTCGTAAGATAATCAACTTCCTCGTCCATTATCTTACTATATTTCTTCCTATTATCATTCGCCGCCATAAGGGCCTCATACCTACCTACCTTTTCTGGTGATGATAACACAGAACTAGACCCGCCACCGTTATTGGTAATCCATGCCATAATATTCTCACTATTAACACCACCTGGATATATAGAGGGATTGTTTTGTATATCGTTCTCTATACCTCGTAAATCAACAGGGTTTAAAGACGATATTAAATCCTTCTCTCCTGTTGATATATTGTTTTCATTCTGAATATACTGATTGTCAAATATATTTTCAGGAGTGACATTAGGCTGAACTTTTTCTAGCTCAATCATAACACCTGAAGAAGCGCCGGGACTGTTACCACCTTCTTTAGTCATTATCTCCCTAAGCTTAAGATTCTGATCTATTTCCTTGGATTTTTGTCTCCATGAGAACTCCCGCTCCTTGAAATCAAGATCTCTTACTTTAAAATAATAATCATCCGCACTATAACTTTCTGATGAATTATTGTATGACCATCTAGCAGATACACCATCAAGAAACTCGTTACGGACAATAAACTCCCCTGCCCTAGCGGGATTCATGTTGTTGCCAATAAAGGATGTAGCTTCCTCCACTAACGCACGGCGCTGCTCCCGAACCTCCTGCAACGAAGCCTCGATAGCCGCCTTAGCGGAAGGGCTGGCCTCCGCCCCTTTGAGCTTGGCTAAAAGAACGCTCTCTTCAGCGTCAAACCCAGAAACATATTTATTAACAAACTGTTCAGTAGTCATACCACTAAACATGCTAGGATTGGTCATGGCTAAATACTGTCCCTCTATCTGCATCTGAGCTTTAGCATTCTGAGATATAGACCTAGCCGCTATTGATCTAATTTGAGATTGACTCATCTCATCAACAGTAATATCCCTCATCCTCCCTGTAGGTTTACCATCCACTATTTCAGGAACAGAAAACTTCTTTCCTTTATTAAGACTAACGAAATCTTTCATCATCTTATTCATTTCCTCATTATAATCCGTATAAGGAGTATAATGAATAGGATTCATCCTTGTCCCAACCTGACCGTCATTAACCCATTCATAAAATGGCAACAAAGCGACAGCCTCATTTATAGCGCTATATTGCTTTGGATTATTGAGTTTCATATCCTCGATCTTCTGCGAGAAAGATCTATACTCCCTAGTACCGGCAATAGCATTCAACACACGGGTATCCAGAGCTTCTCCAAGGCGAGCCTGTATGCTTCTGGCTATACCGTCGGAAGCCAAATTAGATTTACGATACACGTTATTCACATCCTGTATCAGCCCATTTAACCTGTTCTGAAGATATTCCCTGTCCTGAGGTTTTATAATGTCAGAATTGATAATATAATCAGCATACTCGTTTATAGCCTGCCGATTGGTATCTATCTTCTGCTGCATGTACCCCATCCCCTGCATCATGACATCCATGTTGTAGGGCGATACATACTTGCCGTAATTCCTTAATATACTATATTGTGAAGCCATCCTTTATCCTTTCTTGCCTTTAGTTACTTCCTGAGCAGGATATAATATCCTATAACTCAATATATCTCCTTGAAGATCAGCGATCAACTGCCCATTAGGACCGATCTTGGCATCCCCGAATATAGACCTTAATGTATTCATGGTCGTAGCCGTATTCCACTTCTGCTGGATCTCGTCATTTACGCTATCGAAATACCTAGCCCAGTTCTCGTCATTTATAGCCAATCCCTGCAATATCCGTTGCTGGTAAGCTTGACGTTGGGCTATATTCTTATCATACGTATCAGCCCAAGTACGGGCGTTTACATTATCAGCCCAAGCCCTTTGAGCCACGTTCCCTTGTTCTACCTCATTAATGTATCTACCTATATTGGAACTCATGATAGCCTGTAAGTTGGATGATAAAGCCCCTCTCTGGGAATCCGGGACATTACCCATCTGATCCAATTGTGATTGGAAAGCACGATTGGTCTCAACCATATACTGATCAGCCGATCTCAACACCGGATCCACGGTAGGAGCGTAATGCCTTTCCAGACCTTCCGTTGTCACGGCTCCCGGGGTCATCCTAAATACCTCGGGGAAGTCAAGACCGCCACTCACTATATTCCTGCCTCCATTGCCGCTGTTCGACTTACCGGCATTTGTATTGGTCTTAGGGAGTGTATTGGGATCAATCAGCTCAGGCATATCCAACTTAACATCAGGATCCTCCACATCACCTATATCCATAGGACCGGGAGCCACCTTATGAGGGTCAAGTATAAAATCAAGACCTTCCATTCCTTTCATGGATCTCAATGCCTGCATCTTAAGCATATCCTCCCCAAGTATCTTATTAACGACATCCTTGTTCTTGTCAGAGAATAGTTGGCTAAAATGGGTGATACCAGCATCGTTAAGAGCCTTATGCTGTTCCTCTGTAACAACGTCTAGACCGATCATAGGGCGAGATGTGGTAAACAAGCCTAATTTATTATCTCTCATCCTATCATGATATGCGGCTTTCTTGTCTTCCGGGTAATTACCTTGACTATCCTCACCGCCAAAGGAAACGAGCGTCGTGTAATCCCGAAGCGCCTCGGCGTTGGCGATGATCGGGTTCTCCGCCGTAGCCAAGCCCATCCAGCTACTTGTCTGACCGTAGATAGCGTCTTGCAATGCCCTAGCCCTAGCGCCCTCTGAAGCTCCCATATAAGCATCGTAAGCGACCGGATTGAATGTCTTATAATAATTCAACCTTTCATCCGTATTAATACCTCCATAAGAGCCATCGTTCCCTTGGCGCTGATAACCGAAATAGTTAGGATCATTGTTGAACCTATTCTCGATCGGACGGAAAGTTAATTTACGACCGAACAAAGACGTGCCTCCTATCTCCATCTTCTGACGAATACCAGCCACTTTCTTAAGCAACTCTTTCTTAGCCTCAGCTATATCCTCCTCCGTAAGACCGTATTCTTTCATGGATCTGGATATGATGTTATCTATTTCACCACCCTTAGCGAAATACGTATCCTCATCCTTCTTCATCTTCCGGTCTTCCTGCTCCTTGTATATGACATTAGCGAAGTCCGTAAATCTTCCCTCTAAGCCATTAACGGTATCGTTGCTATCATTTATAGCCTTTGACAATACGGAGGCGTTTAAACGCCTTGTATTCTCATCATCTATCTTATCGTTTTTCTTCAACTTATCCAAAGCCTTCTTCTGGTCATCGTAAGCCGATTTAAGACCGATCTTAGCCTTATACCTATCCATTAACGTGGCGTACGTATCCTTAGGCGTAGCCTTAATCCCATACGTATCCCTGATGTATTTGGCGAAATCCGGCTCTATGGTTGTGTCGTCGGTAATAACCTTCGTCCCCTGCTCCAAGGAAACGGGGGTTCCACCATCGGCGTGCTTCTGCCCCATAGCCTCCATCGGCGCCTCTCCGGGCTGCGTCACGTACTCACCCTTCTCGACCTCTACGTTGGCTTGATCTTCCATCGACTTAGGTAACGGATACAGGTACTCACCGGTAAGGCTTCCGCTATCGAACCTATTATTAGGCCCTAGATAAACACCCCCACCATCCTTGTACTGCATCTGGGATTGCCTTCTTTGTCTGGCCTCACGCTCCTGAGCTAACCTGATATTGGTACGAGTACCTTTCTCTGACGCTATCCCAGAAACCACGTTACGAGCCAACCCCATGATACCGCTAATTCCTGAGGCTATGGTGGTTATCGTATTAGCTGTTTTAGCCCCGGTGGATAAATCTCCATATCCCTCGCTTCTCATACGCCCTATACCACGACCCATCTGAGTGAATCTAGACCCTATATCATCAGCGCCATAGTAGGGGATGGTGGTAAAATCAAAAACATCCGTCTCGCCTGAACCGGTCTTAGACTTATCAACATCGTTAACAGTTATGTTATTAAGCGTAATACCATTGTCCTGATAATTCTCAGCTATACGTTGCAAACTACCCTTGAAGCTAGCCGGAAACACATTATCCTGATCAAAAGCATTAGCATATTTAGTCCTCAACTGATCTGGAGTATCCAAAGAATATATCCCTAGCGGATTGACCGGCGCGGGTAATCCTTGGTTGGTATTCACCAAAGGTTCTATACCTAACCCTTGTATACCGTCCATATTACCAAGCATATACGACCCGACTTCCCCGGCCTCTTGATATTTAGGTATCTTCCTCTTGATTACGTATTTGCTCATGTCTAATTAATTTCGTTCTGACACAAAGATAATTTAAAAAAACAGAGACTCATCATTTCACAACGATGAGTCTCTCAGCAAATGCTATTATTATGTACAGAATTAAATTCTTTTTATGAATAATGATCCTATAGCCTTAACCAAATCATAGAAACCGGCAGAACTGAGACCTACAGCCACTCCATATAATAGAGCCTCCCACCATTCACTCCCTATAAGCAATGGAGACACCTTTAGAAACCACGCTAATATACAAACCAGCATACCTATGACTACGGCGGATAGGACTTTAGCCCACTTATGGGTGTCAATATACGGCACAACCTTGGCTAGTTGGGTAGCTGACATCGTAACAAAAGCCATGATACCGGTAAAGGTAGTTAGATCAATGGTGATAGTCCCTTCTGATGGGATTACCTCTTGCGCCATCAAAACGAACGGCGTCAATAACATAGCAAATAAAAATAACAATCTTTTCATATCTAAAACGTTTAATTACTTCGCAAATATAACACTAAACTGATTAAATATATAAATATTTATTGGAATATAGATATACGACAATATCCAGAACCTATATGTCCCTTTCCTAAATCATATAATCCACCCAAAGGATTAGGCATTTTTTCTAATTCCCCTTTCACATCTGTCCATACGAACCCGTTCCCATCTATCATTTTAGTGTTAGTAAATACATATTTATCATATTTCACGCATCCCGAATGACCGGATATATACGAGGACCCTCCACCACCAGTTTGAATAGCGTTCGACGATATCCCGCCGCTTGGTCCTCCATAAAAGCCTCCTCCTCCACCAGAGGAATACGAACCGCCATCAAAACCACATCCTCCTCCCACTCCTAATAGACCCCCATTTCCGTTAGTTAAATTATTGCCGGAGTTAGATCCTCCCGCCACTTGGGATGCAGGAGTTCCCTTGGCATAGCCCCCCAGATACGCCTTCAACCCTCCCGCTGATCCTCCATGCCCAATAAAATAATACTCACATCCTCCACCGCCTCCCCCGGCTACCATAATACGGGTCTTTAAAGAATCTACGTTTAGAGGATCGCTATTGTTGGACAACCTCAAATCTGTAGCTCCGCCCCCGGCTCCCTCATAGATATACCTTCCAGAACTCTCATTAGTCATTGAATGCCCTGAACCTCCTCCATTATAATTATATTTTACAACATTACTCGTCTGCTTAAGTCCACCATTTCCACAATACACATAAATGATATCACCACCAACTAACTTGATAAATCCAGCCACATATCCACCATACCCAGGGTCATTAGAACTGGTAAACCTATCTTCGCTATCATTGTAACCATAATTACCTTGACCACCCCAGCACTCAACATAATAATACGCCGACTTTGGAGCTACAAATGTATGGTAATTATTACTATTATAAGTGTATGTATACAATACATCCAAGCTTTTGGGACCTATCATTACACGTCTTCTCATAACATACCTCCCCTTAGATATTTTACTAACAATGCTATAACCATCCTCCTATCATCAGCCATAGCATCTACCCATCTATTCTCCCATCCTAAACTACTAGGGGGGGGGGGTAAAACAAGTCCCCTTAAATAACATATCAAATAAAAACAACAACTTATTCATAACAAATTATTTATCATTAAAATACTAACTATTATTTCTGCTCACACCTTTTATGTTAAGGCTTAACCCCGGTATCATATTAAGAACCAACTGCCTTTTTGCCTGTTCCCTACGCATACGCTCGGCCTCCGCTATCTGCGCCTCCGATTGAGAATCATTCTTAATATTATTGGCGATGTCCTCTATAGCTTTCTTGTTAGCGCCGGATTGAGCTAGCATCTTATATAACAGGTCTTGACCTTCCTTCTCCCACCAGCTATCCATGGAAGAGCGGGAAGCCAAAGAAGGATCGGCAGGGGCTACCGTCTCAGGTACGGGCTGCTGACCTCCGTCCCCCGTGCCCGAATCCCGCTGTCCGAACTCGTATCTCATTGGCTCGTTCTCCGGGACACCATACCTATTAGCGAACATATCAGCGAACTCAAATCTCTTCTCATTTCTTAAGGTCGATCCAAGGGGTCTTCCGTATCCTTGATTCCATGCTACGGTAGCGTCCTTATAATTCGTGGCGTTATCAAAATCAGCTTTCGAATACATATAGTAATTATATATATTGCCTTGAGCGTCCTTGTCAAAAAACTTTCCTTGATTGATGTAATTCCAACCTAACCCCGGGACCTTGCCTTGATACTCATCCACGAGATAATCCAACTGCTGTGTCAATGTCGGTTTCTTCCCATACCTGCGCTGTAGCTCCTTCTTCCTCGGTCCAAGCCATTGTTGGATGCCAAAATCACCGGCGACTCCTAGGGCTTCGGTGTCCCCTCCGGACTCGGCGGCGATGTTCGACAGGATACCGATAGCTTGCGTTTGTGGTATTCCCTTCTTATCGGTCAGATAATCCCATATCTCATCATACACAACCATCTTATTATCCTCTGATCTGTCAGGATCAATTACATATTTACCATCTCCATAAGCCCTACCTGTGCTTACGGCCCCTCCCTTATCTTTCTTCTCCTTATCATCATCCATCAACATCTTACCAACTATAGCCGCCGGCAAAATAGCAGGAACATTTTTAATGGCTTTTTTTATTTTATCCGATGATTCTTTCAATACCTTTCCCGTAGCTCCAAACATGTTCTTGGAATAATCTTCAGCATAATTGCTACCTATACCACTCACAAGGTTGTACACATCAATCTCATCCATACTATCGATATACTTATCAAGGTCATCAATAGATGGAGTCCTTCCATATGTATTATAAAATTTATTCCACAAGCGAAATCTAGCTTGAGTATTAAAAGCTATTTTCTCTGATATCTCATTACTTGATGAGTTTGGGTCAGCCCTATAAGCGTCTTTTAATAATGACTTATCATTTTCGGATAAATAAATCTTATTATAATTATTACTTGAATCATATTTATGCCTAAACTCATGAGATAGGTTAGATAAACTCTCATCGCTCCTAGTAACAACCTTATTGTATTTACTAGTATAAAACCCTTTAGCATTACTATTATCCAAAGCGGAGGATACCTCATATCTAAAATCATCGAAATCAGAATCCGCCGATACCCTTAGATTGTAAGCTTCTTCCAACCGTTTCCCATTATCATCAAGCATAGAATCTATCTTATCCTTAATATGCTTGTTAGACACATCATTTATATTTTGGAGATCAACACCATTATCAATCATCAAATCCACAGCCGCCTTATAAGAATCAGGGAGATTGTTATAATTCCTTGAAATTCTATCATGAACATCCTTGTTAAAAAAATCCCTAACCAAAGGTTCATCATGAACATATTTATCCACAAGATCATTATCTACAAGAAAATCATACAATTTACGTTTATCTTCTGGCAGAGGAATCTTCTTTACTTTATTAGCGAAAGAAAAAAATTCACCTAATACCGGGAATAGCCCTAAAGCTGATAATGTCATTCCTAAACCATCCCCAGCCTTCGATGACTCCACAAAATCTCTCACATCCATAACATCCCCGATAATAGGGATACCTCCAGCTATAATATCGGTAATGTCAACTCCATCATTTATCTTCTTACCATATTCAGTATTAAGATTTATGCCACTAGATCCAATGGAGGTGTTATCCCTTGAAGCCACATATCCACCCCCTTGTTTCTTATCCATCTTCTCTCCCCATAGCCCATATTTCTCCATGGGCCATATACCGTCTATGGCATCCACATAACCAACGGGATACTCCCCGTCCAGACGCCGGTTTCGCCGCTCGTCCGCCGGGTACAGGGCGTTGGCCAACGGCTGCGTGATATGACCCAACCCCTTATCCTTGGAACTCGACATAGCATCCACCACAGTCCGATATACAGGTCTTAATTTCTCAGGTAGATATAATCCCGCCTCATCAACCAGCTCACCTATCTTCTTATTTATGCCCCTGAGGCTGAAATTATAATTACCCATGCCATTATTCAACGGGGACAACGTACCTCTTATCCCATTCATACCTTTAACTGCGGCTCCTCCGCTAAGGATATCAAACTCCGGGGATACGTTTCTCAAAGGACTATCATCCATACCCCTGAAATACATAGGACGCTCGCCTCTTACGACACGATCAAGATCTTCCTTATACAAATCCTTTATCCATGAAGGGATTTCCTCCTTCTTATCTTTCTTAGCCATAAATCATGTTTTTCACAAAGATAGGCATAATAGCATGTAGATTAAAACAGTAAGCGGATATATGATTCATATCATCTACCCGCCTATACCATCAATGCATATGATAAGCCGCTAAGGCTTTCTTAGCCGAATCCCTCGACTTGTACTTGGCCGGCCATAATTTACCGGTCTTGTTGCTAACCACTCGCCAATTACTCCCTACTTTCTTAATGCATCCTGACTTCGGGCATTCGCCCTTCTTCTTACCGCTAGCTTTCCCTGTTGCCATAACATCAAATATTTAAATTACAATAGTACTTACCTCATAAGTATCATAATTAATTTTTATCTTACTTATTTTTGAAGAATTCGGATCAAAAAATACCAAATAAGCGGCATCATAAATATAACTTGCTATGATATCTGAATTAAAAGCCGTCGTAAAACCGGAATCAGATATCACCCGGGAAAGATACATATGATCATTATTTAGAATATAACTTTTTATATCATCATATTTTGATTTGGTTATAGATGATACTATATCAATAGTACCAGGTTGTAATAGATAACTTGATATGTCTATACCTCTTATATCCTGATATAACCCATTATCCATCAATGCTTTATTCCCAGTCCCTTTCAACTTAAGATGAAGCTGATTATCAAAATTTATATTATCTTCTGTATTCCCAAAAGACCTTACAATAACTATCTCAGTGTCATCTGATGATGCTATATTTAAAGAAGAATTAATATATTCAACATTCAAATTAGGGTAAACAGATATAGATATATCTGAAAATCCCATATTAAGGGAATTATTTGAAGCGCTGATATAAATAGTGATACAATCATTCCTTTGATCATTAAAAACCATCAAATCATTAATATTCACGCCACCTAACGCTTCCACAAAAGAATTGTTAGGTCTTATCATCCTGACATTGGACGTAGAACTACCATCAAACAACGACTTTATAGTATTATATTGAGATTGAGGCAAAGTAGTAGATTGATCTCCTACAAGCTGTAAGATGATAGCTAAAAAAGCATCCTCATCATCACTTTTAGCTACTGCGTCCTTCCACGTACCATCACCACAAAGGAACCTACCCTCATCCCCCTTAGCAGGAGCCGGCACCAATCCCGCAGCGCCAGCCCCGGACGCCGTGGCGCCAACCATATCCTTGACCTTATCAAATCTACTGTCTATTTGATTACCATCGTACTTACCAATAAAATCTTCCATATCGTTTTAATATACAAGGGAGAGGCGGCAAAATACCCCCCCCCTATATGTTAATAAATCAATAAACTTTCTCATCGCTGCTAAACCAACGTACTATCATCTTGAACCGGCTCTCAATGTCATTCACGAACCTAGCCAAGAACCAATCGCCACGAAGACGATCCCGCCACCTCCGATGATAATCGACAGCCCTAGGGTCGATCTTCCGGTCAATGTCATTCACATCCTTGATCCATACCGGGAGGTTATTAGTATCGTCTTTGACCTCGTTAAAATAGTCATTTATATTTATCTTCTGATCAACCTCCGTCACCAGTATCTCACGGCTATCGTCATTGGTTATAGGATACCTTAACCGCTGGCTCATATCGTTCTTGTCGGCGATAACCATCCGAAGCTCACCGCTGTTGTTGGTATCGTTATAAAACCATGCCTTATTGAATCCGGTAGTCCTAAGAATTTGGTAATTAACCTCATCCTGATACCTTCTGGCATCCATCCTATATTGGTAGTTCGTGAGGATCTTATTCACATACTGCTCACGTACCGGTACCTCTATAACGAACGGATATAGCTTACCGTAAAATACTTGATACGATTGGTTGGTCAAACCATGAGACCATAAACCTATCTCCTGACTTTCACTTGAGTAGTTCTTTCCAGACTGGAAATAATGCTGGTGCTCGATATAATAATCAGGGGTGTAGGATAAATATGATTTCCACTCACCCTTCAGGCAGTTATACCCAACGGTGAACGAGACGTCCGTGAAATGGCTGGTGTCCTGCAACTCCACCGCCTGCCCGTTCCTGTAGAACCGGCCGCCACGGAATTGGTACTCGCTCGGATTCCCTACCGGTATATAATCTTTCTTGGTTATCAGAACCCTCTTAAACCTATTATCCCAACCCATGGACAACCCTATACCAAAAAACTTGTTATCAATATCATAATAAGACAACTCAGCGTCCGTATCAGCGTTATATATCCGGCTACGGATGATCTTCATCTGAAGATGCTCCTTAAACCAGTTTCTAAGCCCCGGTGTGACCTCCGTAAGATTCCTACCATTAGAATCTACCTTAAACACCTGACCACGCCTTAAATCGACCCAAAAATGCCCAAACTCGCAACTGATCATATCCCGACTCTGGGCCCCGGAATATCCTAACGTCGTATTATTATACTCAATGCCACGAGAGGCGAAAAGCCCACCTGTCCCTAGCTCGCTATTCTCCGGGGATATTCTTTCTGCCAGCACGTCTATAGCGTTATATAGTCCTACCTGATTCTCGAAGCGAGCTAGTATTTGATCCGACTCTATTCCCTTCATGCTTATAAGCTTTCCGAACGAGGTCTTGAACTCATGGTAATCCATAGGCTTGTACGACAGCCAAGGATCGGTCATGCCGTTCTCCGACACGTCGGCGGTGCTCCATATGACGCCGTTGGGTCTTTGGTAAGCGCAGTCCCAAAAATTGCTATCATACGTCTCTGGTAATGACCTTCCGCCTAGCGTAAAACGATTCTTATACACAGGACTTATCTTAAACACATTATCCCTTGATATAGGGACATTACGCTCCTGAGTCCATGATATATAATCCCCTACCTCCGGATAGAACCCCTCGTAAGGCTCAGGCCCGGCTATACGGAAATTGCAATTGATCTCAGACTCCACAAGAAACTGAGGTATGCCATAGAAGTATAGGAAGAAACGACCGCTAAGATACAT